TGCCAGTTCGCCAAGACATTACTGTTCTCCCAGCAGACGATCCAAAGAGACTTAGACTCGGATGGGTTGTTTACGAAGAGCTCGGTTTTGCTCTCATCAATGACTATGCAGTTTCAAGAATTACCGTTAGCTAATTCTAAACTAGTCATGAAAAAGAGGAGTAGAAATACTCCTCTTTTTTTATTTAAATAATGGTAAAATTATTATATGACCAAAGAAGAATTGCTTAAATTAGTAGAAGAGTATATCAAGAATGAACCAAATAAGAGTTGGAGACCAGGAAAAGATCATGTACATTATGCTGGGCCTTACTTTGATCATACTGAAATTGTTAGATCAGTATCAACTCTTCTAGATGGTTGGTTAGTTCTTGGTGCTGAAGCCTATAAAGCTGAAAAGAAATTAGCTTCTTTATTTGGCAAAAACCATGCTTTATTGACAAACTCTGGTAGCAGTTCAAATCTTCTTATGATGTCAGCAATTAAGTCAAAAAGATACTTAAATTTGCCTGAAGGAACCAAAGTACTAACTCCTATTGCTGGATTTCCCACTACAATCAATCCCATATTTCAGTGTGGTTTTAAGCCAGTCTTTGTAGATATTTCATTAGATGGATTGAACTTGAACTTAGACGATGTTGAAGCCACATTGCAGGCTGACCCAGAGATCAAGATAATTACATTTGCTCATGTACTTGGTAATCCTCCTGACATGTATAGGCTATTAGATATCATCGACCATTATGGGTTGATTTTGTTAGAAGATTGCTGTGATGCTCTTGGATCGTCATTTGATGGTAATCCCTTAGGCAGCTTTGGCGCAATGGCTTCTTGCTCTTTTTATCCTGCTCATCACATTACTTGTGGTGAGGGTGGATTAGTTGTTTGTAATGATGAAAATCTTGAAAAAGTAATTCGTTCTTTTCGTGATTGGGGGCGTGGCTGTTTCTGTATTGGTAAACAAAATATTACAGAATGTGGAGCTTGTAATAAAAGATTTTCTGAATGGTTGCCAAGTATCCCAGGTGAAGTTTTTGATCACAAGTATGTGTATGAGGAAATTGGTTATAATTTAAAACCAATCGAAGTTCAAGCTAGTATGTTGTTGGCTCAAATTGATAAACTTAATGAAATTAAGAAACTTCGCCAAAGAAATCATAAGTTGCTTTTTGATATTTTTAGCAAGTATGAAGAATACTTTGTTCTTCCAGTAGCACAAAAAAATTCAGATGTTAATTGGTTTGCATTTCCTATTACTATAAAAGATAACGCACCATTTAAGAGAAGTGATTTATGTCAATATTTAGAATCTAAAAAAATTCAAACTAGACCATATTTTGCTGGAAATATTCTTATGCAACCAGCTTATAGTCATTTGGTTGGTGATATGGATCTTGGTGATTTTCCTGTAGCTAAAAAGGTAACCACTGATACTTTCTTTTTAGGTACATCTCCAGTAATTACACCGGAACAAATTTATTATATAAGTGATGTTTTGGATAGTTTTTTTGACAAATAAAAATAAAATCAATTAGAACTGAATTTAAAGGCCAATAAATAGAGATCTTCATTGACCTCTATTTATTGGCCTTAATAGCTCAAATATTTCTTGTTCAGTATCAAGTAGTAATGTATTTTCATCATTTAGATTCCAAAACTTATATCTAAATCCACCCATTAAGCCCGCCAAGACCTTCGTTTTATGTTTGTTTTCTTCATTTAATGTACAGAAAAAAGGACCACTTCCTTTTCCTAAAATAAGTTTACATTTTCTGGAAATACTAGAAAGTTCTATTAAAGATTTTTTGCTACAATCATGTACATTATTTGCAGAAAAATTAATTGGTCCAACAGTATAAAAATTAATTCTTGGAAACATCAAGCCCAATTTATACATATCATACTGAAAATTAGTTTGTCCGCTAACTGGTTGACTATTTTCTACATAAACTGCATTTGCTTTTACATTTACATCAACTATAGGTAACTCAATATACCCAAATTCTGAATTATCAAGAAATAAATTTATATTATTATTTGCGCATTGTTGATTGAATGTTTTGATTTGATCCTGCCAAATGTGCTTTAAATTATAAAGACCACCCCAAAGATGAATTAGAGTATCTTCTGGTTTAATGAATGGTTTAATTTTCCTCAAAAAATAATCCGGTCTTGTTCTCATTACGAGGTTTCTGTAATTACCGTCGGCTTCAATAATTTGTATAGGCAAATGTCTTACTAAATAAGATTGACTTTTGAAACATGCAAATTTGATATTTACATTAGGAAATTGTTTTATTATTGCTTCCATTAAAGGTATAGCAGTCAGAGTGTCGCCATTTGATTGATTTATCCATAATAACAAATTCATTATATTTCTATTTTCCCTTTCAAAATATCCCATAACATAATCCAATCACTGATCTTTGCCTTTAAAGGATCCTTGAAGGCTGCTGGTTGATTCTTTTCGAAAAAATAATGTCCTGACCATGCAAAAGGATATACTACAAAAGGAGTCAATAAAAGAAACCAGTAATATCCGAAATTAAGACATCCTGCAATCCAAAGTAATGTCATAATTTGACCCAACACATGCAATCTTCTACAAATTTTATTTTGATGCAAAGTCAAGTACATTGCATAATATTCTTTCATATTCATTTGATAAATAACCTCAATAAATGCCTATTAGTATATGAATCTTCAATTTTACTAAAGAATACATCAGAATCTTGAGCATGTACGTAGCTTTCATCTCTATAATAATTATTATTTTTAAATAGACCAAATCTAATAAACATTAGCATTCTTTTACCTTCCTTTAAAGGTGCTCCATGATGCCAAGCAAATGTATCTGCTAAAACTGCAGTTCCTGCTTTTCCTGTTATAACAACTTTTTCAGAAAGATCATCTGAACCATTTTGTGTTCTTGGATAAAAAATATGAGGTCCATTGTTTTCATCAATATCAGTCAAGAAAACAAAAAAAGCTAAAAACTTATAATCGTCCCCGTCTCTGTGTATTTTTTGAGTGTGAAAAACTTCACCTGTGAATTTACTCCACCACATACTTAGCATATGTACAGAGGGCAAGCAACCTATATATGATTGCGCCAATGAAACTAACACAGGGTCAGTCATAATTTTGATAATTAACTCGTTTTTAAGTAATACATCTGTATTATAAGCTAAAATATTCCAATCTATATCGTCAGAAAAAATTTTAGTTTCTTTATTGTAAGCTCTATTAGGAACATGGAAATTATATCCAGCTTTATCTTTAGTGTATTCTAAAATACTATTTACTTGCTCTTGGCTCAAAAAATTTTCAAAAATGACATATCCTTGATCTTTAAGAAGTGCTTCATGTTCTGGGTTATGTTTTGATTCAATCTTCGGAACATGTTCATTAATAATGTCTTTTATTTTTGTATGAAATTCATTTCTTTTGTCAATGTTTTTATAACAATCTATGTCAGAGATATCATGAAGATTTAATCTTTCACGAATAATTGTATCTATATCTATCATATAGTACACACACCTTTCTTTTGCACAACTTTAGTAGCACATTCTTGAGCAAAAACAATTGAATTAAAAATATCATTAGATCTTGCAAACTCTACAGCTAATCCTGAAATAAAAGTATCTCCAGCGCCAGATAAGTCTTTAATATTAACTTTTTCAACTGGAAATATATTTCCATCAAATTCACAACCTTTATCAGACTTTGTTATTATAAGTTTTTTATTAATATTTAACTTTTCTATAGTATGTAATGTTCTTTCATATTCAGTTTCATTTATTTTAATATATGAAACATTCTTGCACCATTCATCTAAAATTTTTTTAGTGTCTAGAAAAACATTTTTATTATTTCTTCCAATGAAAGAAATATCATCCTCTTCAAGAAAACCTTTACAATAATCACTTATAATTATTGCATCGTATGCTACATCTAAATAATGATTATTTTTTATTTTACTAATTACTTCTCTACTGATTCTTGTTGATTTGTCGTTTGTATCAATTCTTAGAAGAAGACTATTTGTCCGATAATCAACATATCTTGTTTTGTAAATTTCTTCTTCTTGACAGATTAGTGTAGCATTTGCTCCTATTGCAACAATATTGCGATGCACATTTAAAGCCATTCCACCACTACTTTGAGAATGGCTTGGATTAAAAACGGGTACTGGGCCTTCTGGAGCCAATCTATAAACATTTCCATAAGTGAAAATATCAGTGCAAGAATCTCCAATAACTAATATATTTATATTTTTAAATTGACTTTTCATAGAAATTAACTATTCAAAACCTCTAGTAATTTGATAATTTTTTCTTTTTCAAGACCAGGATAGTTTCCAACATACCAAGAGAAATTATGAATGTGTTCAATATTAGGATAATTTGTAAAATCGTTATAAATAGCCTTAAAAAATGGCTGTCTCATTTGATTTCCACCACCAGACAATCCTCTTCTAAATTCAATTCCATTTTCAGATAGTTTATTTTCCAGAGCATTTCGTTTTTCAAAATTAGGCTCTTTAAGTATTACTATAAAAGCGTAATTGCAATTACCCTCAGTATTAATTGCTATATGATATTTTTCAGGATTTAAGTTTGATATGAATAAGTCAAAATTTTCTCTTCTTTCATTATTTTTTTGATCTAACTTAGTCAACTGAGAAATTCCAATTACAGCATTAATTTCAGTGCTTCTAAAATTATGAGCCGGTCTTAGAAAAATAAAATCTGGATTAAGGTCAGGATTATCTTGAGCAATAGAAATTTTCATTGTTTCACTTGTCATTTCTCTAGTCATTCCATGCGACCTAAGAGCACGACAAACTTGATAAAATTCCCAATTATTTGTAGAGATCATACCGCCTTCAATAGTTGACATATGGTGAGCAAAATAAAAACTAAAATTACTTGCAAATCCAAAATTTCCAACTTTGCAATCTTGAAAAGTTGTACCATGAGATTCACAAACATCTTCTATTAAAAGAATGTTGTTCTCTTCACATATCCTTAAAAGATCATTGGTAAGACCATTGATTCCTAGAACGTGAGTAAGAAATATGGCTTTTGTTTCTGGGGTGATAGCAGCTATTAATTTCTCTATATCAAAGGAAAGATTTGTAAAATTTACATCAACAAATACTAGTTTATGTCCAGCAAAAAGTACTGAAGAAATATCTGAAATCCAGGTAAGTGGTGGAAGAATAATTTCCCCTTCACCAATTAAATGAGCTATAGCTAGCATTGTCAATTCATTTGCTGATGCTCCAGAATTGACAAATAAATTATACTTTGTACCTAGCCATTTTCCCCAAGCAGACTCAAATTCAGCAACTTTCGGTCCATTTGTAAGCTTGGGAATTTGATCTTGAGATAAAAAATCAATAACTGAATTAATATCTTCTTTGTCAATATTATTGTTCATTAATGGTAAATAAAACATTTTACACCCTAATAAATTATACCCTAGTTTCGTTTTTAATATTCAATAAAAAATCAACGATACTTTTAGCAGTTGGAGGTAGAACATCAACTCTGTTATAGAAGCCTGCTGTTTTATCTTCCAGGCCCAAGCATCTAACAATTTTACTAGAAGATACTGATAATTGATTAGCAATATGTGATTGGCAACCGCTTTCGTAATCATCATCTAATACTAAGCCTCCAAATTTTGAATTACTTAGACTCTTTATAGCTTTGTCGGATACTTTAAGTGGTTTCAACCACATCAAATTACATATGTTAATCTTGATACTATATTCTTTACATAATTGAACTAGTTTGTCCATTTCAAATCTGGTTATTGAAATTGGGAAAATTGTAAAATCTGGAGTCTCGTTTTCAAAAACATCACATAAATTAGATGTATTATCATAGCTTTTTCTATGTTCAGATATATAGTATGGCTCATCATCGTTCATAAAATGATCATAACATTCTAAATATTCTGATGGAGACATGGGACTTGCAATTTTAATTCCGGGCATTCTATAAACCAAGGAATGATGAGATGAACCAGCAACAGGCCCAATTCCGCCTTCCATAGCAATAGATCTCACAAAAACTGGACAAGGCCTTTTCCATATTGATTTAGATTTTGCGGCATAATTAACAATTGACACGCAGTTATACCACTGAAAACCTTGATATCTAACTACATAAATAGGTCTATCTCCAGCTAAAGCTGCACCAACAACAATTGCACCACCAGCAACATCTGCCATAGAAAGTTCAACCATGCCATCATGTTCATAAAGCTCTGGTAAAGTTCCACCAACCCAGCCTACAGCAGTTAAGCATTGACCATATGCTTTGCCTTTTTTGCTAACTAAATGGTCTTTTACTATTGATTTTATAGTGTCTCTAAGCGTGATTGCCATAATGCCTCAACTTTATTTTTGTTGTTTTCATCGATAAATGATGTATCAAACTGCAAGGTTTCTTTTATCCATTCAAGCCTATCAAAATAATCCCCATCAATTCCAGCACCAGAATGCCAAAATTTTCTGATAGTTCTCACATTCAACAATAAAGGAGTATTAAAAACATTTTTGAGATGATTGAAAATTTCTGTAGGACTATCTTCAATGTCATAAGCTTCAACCTTATATGCTTGTGCAAGCTCATGCATATTCCAGTTTCTTCTAATCTTCTTTTCTGTAAGAATTGACAAATTATTATCTTCAACAACAAATAGAATTGGTAGATTTTTAGTTGAAGCCCACCCTATGGCTGCACCAACATAATCTTCTTCCGCAGATGCATCTCCCATAAAAACAATAGTTGGTTGTTTTGTTTGATAGCAATGTCCAACAGCAATAGGTACCTGAGAACCCATTAAACCATCATGACCAAATATATTTTTTTCTAAAGATTGTATAGAAGCAGAACCTCCCATACCAAATGCACAGCCGGAATCTAACCCAAGTAATTCATCAATTAGCTTTTCAGGTGGCGCTTCAAAAGCCAAGTATGTTGAATGTCCTCTATGTTGAATAAAAATATTTGGCTTAATATTTTTATCTTCTAAATAAGTTGAAATTGAACAAGGAGTACTTTCTTGACCAGCTGATAAATACACTGGGATTTTGATAGTTTTATCTTGCACTTTTTTATAAACATATTGTTCAAAATGCCTGCAAAAAGAAATTTTTTCAAAAACTTTCTCTAAATAGTTATTCATATTAATCTAAATTTTCAAATAAAATTACAAATGTGTTTTCTTTTATTTTATTAAACACTGTTTCAATTTTTTGTAATATTTCAATCTTGACTATATCTCCGGGACAAACTATAAGTACTTCGTAATCAGTAATTATACCACCAGTTAAAAACATAACATTTTTCTGCGGCTCTAACCAAGTCAAATCAGTAATTTTTTTAACATTCAAAATACTTAGATTGCAATTAGAAAATAAAAGTTTTTGATTCTCATAAAGTGAAAGATTTTCCAACCAAAGACAATTATCTTGTTTCGGATTTTCATAAGATGAATCTTCATAAGGCAAACCCTTTCTACCGTATGAATCTTCTAATCTAACTAAATCTAGTTTATCATTTGGGGTTTCTATTTCGAAAAGTTTTGTTCCATTTTCTGAAATAGATGTTGTTGAATGAAACATCCCTTTTCTAATCATAATTTTGTCAAGTTTGTTTAAGACATTTTCGTTATTAAAAAAATCTACTTGTGCTTTTCCATCCAAAATTATCAATCCTGTAGTTTTTTTTGGATGAGAGTGCAAAGATGTTTTATGATTTGGAGCAATATATAAAAACCAAAGAGCTACATTAGTATCTTGATATACAAGATACTCGTAGCCCCAAGGTTTCTTAATTATATTATTATTATGAGATTCTATTTGCATGAACTTCAAATGCTGTTTTAAGCCATAAGCCCATAAAGTCATAATGTGGGCAGGAAATTATATTATCATCGACTACAACAGGACTTCTATCATATGTAGCTCCTGCATTTTCGATATCAATATCAATTGAATAATATCCTGACATAATTCTGCCATTTAAAATCTTAGCAGAAATTAACAATTGAGCACCATTACAGATACAAAAGATGGTTTTTCTTTTTTCGTTCCATTGTCTAATGAATTCTAAAACACCTTTTTCTTGTCGAACCTTTTCAAGCGCTTTTACACCACCAGGTACAACTAAAATTTCATATTCATTAAGGTATTTTTCGATGTTTTCTAAATTTTCGAATTCAGAAGTTTCTCGAGTACAAGGCATATGAGTTCCTAAACTGCCCCAAATTTTTCCTACCTTGTTTGCCATAATATCAACTTCAAATCCATGTTCTTTTAGAGAATAATATGGATAAATCAATTCATGGTCTTGATACTTTTCCCAAGTAATAACAAGTGCTTTTTTCATCTTTTAATCTTCATCCTTATAGTGAGGTGAATCGTATCTTTCTAAGAGTAATCTTTTTGCAGTCCAGCCTGGCCAAAATGGGTCACCATTCTTGATGTAATCGAGATAAATTTTTCTTCTCCATTTTGTTTCGTGAACATTTTTATTTGCCTTATGAACAATGTGTGCATGTATACATAAAACATCACCTCTGTTATAAGTCAAGTTTACAATTGGGTAACCTTCTGGTACTTCGCAGTTATTTCCAATAGGTGCAAATTGGTAAAGTCTTCCTTCTTCATCGTACTTAAAATTTGGTTTAGGATCATTAGGAAGGTCACCTAATTTATGAGAACCAGGTACTACTGTAAGCGAACCATTTGATTCATCTGCGTCGTCTAGAACTACGGCTAAATTTAAATATGAATTGAATGGAGCCTTAACTGAATAATTGTCCTGATGCCAAACAGACCCATGCTCAAGAGGATTGTTTGGTTTGCAGAAAAAGAAGCCACTTCCGCAAGGAATCATTTTATGATCCATTAACGAATCCCCAATATCACACATTGTTTTACCAGCAATTAGTTTTCTAAACTTGCCTGTACGATGAAAATGAAGATAGTTTGTGTAAAATCCATTAGACTTTTCTTCTGCCTCATCTAATAGTTCAAGACAATATTTATTTGAAAACACATTTTTCAAATGAAGAAAACCATTTTCATGAAATTCGTCTATTTGTTCTTTAGTCAAAGAGTATCCATTTTGTTCCATAATTTATACCACTCAATAGTTTTTAAAATTCCAGCATCTAAAGTAAATTTGGGTGACCAACCAAGAATGTTTTTCGCCTTTGTGCAATCCAAACATATAGATGTTGAAATAGATTGTTTGGATAAGTCATTCCTTGCTTTCAAGGGAATTATACCTTGCTTGATAATTTTGTCAACTAAGTCTTTTATACTTATGAATTGACCCAAGCCCACATTAAAAATATCAAAAAAACTTTTTTGATTACATATTGCGCAATCTATGAAACTTAAAAAATCTTCAACATAAAGTAAATCTCTCTTTTCTTCACCTGCGCCCCAAACATTAACATATCCATCTGTAGAATTGAAAACTTTAGCAACTGTCGCTCCGAAAACGTGAGACTTTTCTAAATCAAATTTATCGTAAGGACCATAGATGTTTGAATGTCTAATTACTGTATGTTTTGTTTTGCCAAACCTTGAATAAAATTCACACATATTCTCTAAATAAACTTTAGTATGACCAGCTCCAAAATAGGTAGATTTTATTTCGTCAGCAGGATTAAAATCAGTTTCTTTAATAAGATTTTCTGAGCTTTGATACATAATTGTACAGCTAGGAAAAATAAAATGCTTAACTTCTTGCTCAAATGATTCTCTCAATAGTAAAGAATTCATAATAGCATTGTCAGTAACGTGAATATATGGTTTTGATAGAATATCCTTTGCTCCTGATGTTGTTGCAGCAAATTGTAAGACTATATCCACTCCTTCAATAGCTTTTTTTACGTCATCAGAATTTCTTAAATCACAATGTATCCACTCAACATTTTGGTATTCTATGATTGCTGGTCTTCTAAAGTGCACTGCCTTGATATCATACTGATTTTTTTTGGAATAATATTCAAGAATATTTCTACCTAAAAAACCTGTTGCTCCGCAAATTAACATTTTTTGTTTCATTAAATTCTTCCATCCAAAATTAATTCAGTTTGATCAGAAAGATAAGCATCGTAAATTGAATTTACTACAAAGTCTATATCAAGCGCATTTGTTCTTTCTGGAGATGTTTGTATATTCGATGGATACACATCTAGCACTTTAGCTTTGCTGTTTATTTTGAAACTATTATAAAATCCTCTTAGTCCCCATTTCGTAGCTGAATACATAGTCCTATTTTTCTTAATTTCTAAACCAACAATTGAATTAATATTAATAATATTTTTCAATACTGGTAATAAATCTAAAGTTAAGATTATTGGAGCTTTCAAATTAACGTCTATCATTTCATTAATCTGATTTAAAGAATAATCATCAAATTTTAAATCGGGACAAACAACTGCGGCATTGTTTATCAATATAGTGACACCGAAGTTTTTAGCTTCTTTCGATAAAGACAAAACTTCATTTTGTTCACTTAAATCAAAATGAAGTTTTCCATTGTGTCGTAAAACTTGATGACCTTCTTTTTCAAACTTTTTAGCTAAATAATTTCCTAGACCAGATGAGCATCCAGTAATTAAGACTTTGGGTTTTGACTCCATTTATTTTAAGATTCCATAATTTTTCTTGATGATATTTTTATTATTGACATACCAATCAATAGTGTTATTAATACCTTCAACTATGGATATTTCTGCTTTATATCCATAAGATTTTGCTCTTGACATGTCAAAAAGTCTTATAGGATCTCCAGACGGCTTATCTTTATCCCAAACTAATTCTTTTCCAAAATAGTTAGCTATAGTTTCGGCAATAATTTTGATTGTTACGCCTTCACCAGATCCTAAGTTGATAGGTTCAGTTAATTTATTTTCTGCTGCAAAAATCATTCCTCTAGCAACATCATGAGAATAAATAAAGTCTCTTATCTGTGAACCATCTCCCCATACTTCTAACTTTTCATTTTCGTCAGCTTTTCTAATTAATGAGGGTACTACCATAGCTGAATTTAAGTCAAAATTATCATAGGGACCATAAACATTTGCTGGCCTTACAATTGAACATTTGCTGAAACCATTTTGAACTTCATATGCCTTGATTTGCATTTCACCCATTCTTTTGGCCCAACCACCAAACCAGTCATTTTTAGAAGGCATAGTATTCAACACATCATCTTCTTGAAGAATAGGTGCGGGTTGGTAAACTCCAATAGAGCTAGTATATAAATACCAGTCTACATTTGCTTTCATTGCTGCTTCTAACATATTGGTGTTAAATTGCATCATTGGGCCCATAATATTAGCAGGCTGTTCCATGCAAGCTTTTGGCGAAGCTTTAATACCAACTAAATTGAATATAAAATTCATACCTTGACAAATTCTTCTACAATCTGAAAATTCTTTTAAATCAACTTTTAAAAATGTTATTTCATTTGGCATATTCACAGGTTCATTCAAGTCAGCAACAAATACATTTGCACCTTTTTCTAATAAAATGAGTACAAGTTGCCGACCAATCATGCCAGAACCTCCTGTAATTAAAACATTCTTTCCTTTGAACATGTTACGACTCAGCCCATTTGAAGATATTTTGCCACCAGTGCATAGGAGTGTAATTGTCATGAAAATGTTGATTCATAGCTTTTGCCATTTCAATTCTTTTCTCAGGATTTGAAAGATAATATCTAACTTTATCTACGCAGTTCGATTCATTCATTGAATCATAATGAACACCTTCTTCAAACCAATATCTGTTTCTAAATTTATAAGCTTCAGGATGAGTAGACAACATAAAACTACCACAAATTGCACAATCAAATGGTCTACCTTTTCTTGTTTTATTGTTTGGACCAAATACTGATTGAGTGTAAGCTAAAGATATTTTTGTCCTTTTAAACATGTGAGTGTAATCTTCAAGAGTCAAAACTTGGGCTGGATAAATATTTTTATTAATACTTCCAGAATAAGTTACTGGAATGTTTGCTTTTTGAAATATTTCAAAAAATCTAGCTCTTTCTGGTATATAAAACATTCCGTTAAATCCAACATCTAAATCTCTTTCAATCTCGAAGATATTTTCAAGATCTAATTTTCGAGTGTCCATTGCACCATAGACACCATAAATATTGGGCATAATTTCATCTTTGCCAAAATCTCCAACTAGGACATTACAATATTGCGCAGCTTCTGCAATCGGAATTGGCCAACAATGTTCGCCCCAAATTCTTGGCTTTTTAATCATTGTCCTGAAGTTTATATACATATCTGTACTTGTTGCAATAAAATTATCCCAAGAACAAATAAATAGTTTTTTTCCTAATTTTTTGATTGTATCCATTTCAACAGCAAAATCAAGCTCTTCACTTACTATACATATATCAAAATCTTTTTTGAAAATTTCTTGATTCATTTCTTTAGAAGTGCGAATTAACCCAGGAGCATGCCCAAAGTGAATTACATCAATTGTGTAATCAGGATTGTCTTCCCCAAATGCAGAGTAAAAAGAACCTCTTATTTTTTCTTGCTGGCTTTCGGATTTTAAATCATGCTCGTAGTATGGTTTGTAAACATATAAAACTTTCATAGTTGCTCCTAAAGATTGGTAAAATCTTTATTTTTAAAATTATAAATCATTGCATAAGCTTTGAGAAGTTCTTCAATTCCAGTGTCTAAAGAATAATCACAAAACCATCCTGTTTTTTCAAGCTTTTCATTAGAAACAACATAGTTTCTTTTGTCAAAATCTTGCTTAAATTGTTCCTCAATAATTACTAAATTTGGAACATACTCCTTGATCTTTTGAGCAAGCTGAAGTTTGGACATATTGGCAGACGTAAGCCCAACATTGTATGCATTATTGTTACATCGATTATAATTTTCAATCAGATGAACAAAAGCTTTAGCAACATCTCTTACGTGCACATAGTTTCGCAAGAAATGAGATTCAAATAAAACTAGAAACTCATCAGTGAATGCTCGGTAAACAAAATCATTTACAAGCAAATCCATTCTTTGTCTATATGAGACTCCAAATACTGTTGCTAATCTTAAAGAAATACCATTACCCCATTCTAAAACACGATTTTCTGCATCACATTTTGTTTTTGCGTAAAGAGAAAGAGGATTGAATGGACTTTCTTCTGTGATGATTGTTTCAGAACTTCCATATTGAGAGTTTGTATTAGGGACTAACAATTTTTGACTTGGTTGAATTATTTCAACAATGTCTTTAATTTGTTGATAATTTACAGCTACTGTCAAATCTGGATCTTTTTTGCAAGCTGGCATACCTACAATTGCAGCTAATGGGATGATAATGTCATGAGTTTCTACCAGGCTTATAAGAAGTTTGGTGTCACGTACATCACCAACAACAAGCTTGAAGTTCTTTTTATGACAGAATTGTGTCAAAGAAAGTTGTTTGTAAACAAGACTATCTAAAACAGTTACTGCATAGCCTTTTGAGAGCAAAACTTCAGTCAAAACTGAACCTAAATATCCAGCTCCACCAGTAATTAAGACTTTTTCCATTACCAGCTGATCTCCCAATCCTTAAAATCAGCGGCAAGACAGTCAATTTTATAATCTTTTCTACCACCACAAGCTTCTTGAATTTTGTTTTTTGCAGTATTTCTAATGCCATTTAATCCGTGTGTTAATTCAAGATTGTTGCCGTCTTTGACACCTTTACGATAATTTGTTTCATTGTGCCAGATATGTAAATTCATTTGAGACAAAACAACAATTGCTCGAATTACTTCTGCATCTAAGACAACATTATTTTCGTCTATATGTGCTTGAATGTCGTGAATAATTGCACTTATTTCTTCTGAATATTCTGATTTATGATCAACAATAAAAACTTCTTTAAGTTGGACAATAGACAATCTATCAATAAGTTCAGATAAAGTTGGTAAATACTTTCTATTCATGAGAACATTATACCAACAATAAATGTATAATTTTTTTATGAAAAAAACTATTATTTTTTGTAATTCTCATGGGTATGGTGACATTTTACACTCAAGACAAGGTGTTAGATGGGTAGTTAATAAACTAGGTGATAATTTTAATTATTTTTATTTACATACTAAGGACAAAGATACTTGTTTTATTCATGAAAAAGTTACTGTAATTGCATTACCTCATTTTATGTATGGTTGTACTGCATTGAAATTAAAAAATAATCTTAAGTCTGAATTCTTTGATGATGCTCTTTGGATAGATGTTTGGGCAGCAAGTTATGAAAAGATGAGAGAGATTGAAACTGGTGGGTACAAGCTTCCTGACGAAAATGGAAATTATCATTCTGGGTGTAAAGAAATTCAAGATTCAACTATTTGGCAATCAAAACTTTATCAAGAAAAAATCAACAATATAAATAGTTTTTTGATTGAGAATTTCTCTACAAAGCAGTTAGAGGTTCCAGATCATAAAGAATTTGTATGTAAATGGAATTCCAATCCAAGATACAAATTTTTTGCAGATAAATTAATAAATGATACAAGTCATTACGATATGAGAGTCATGATCTGCAATGGTAATACAACCTCTGGACAAAGAAGAAATTATATTTACGAAGATATTTTGTCTGACTACATAAAAGATAATCCAAATATTTGCTTCCTCTTAACTTCAAAAATTAATGAAATAAAAACAAACAATGTCTATTATATTGATGATTATTTTCCAATTCCAAACTTGGATGAAATTGAATATTTACATAAATTCTGCGATGTTATAGTTACTAGTCAGTCTGGTCCTGGGTGCTTATCTTTTACAGATGCTGTTGTTTATGATGAAAACAAAACTTTAATTTTATTTTGCGTTGATACAATTGATTGGTACTTTGCAGACGGAACTTGTGAATATATTCGCACACAAAATTTTGAAGACTGGAATGTACTAAATCTTATCAAAAACACCATAGAGCGTAAATTGAATAAATGAAATTAGCTTATATTACAGGTTGTTTAGGTTTTATTGGCAGACAAGTAACTCAACTTTTGCTTGATAAGGGATACTATGTTTATGGCATAGACAATTGTACTTATGCCTCTGACGTTAGTGTTTTAGAAAAATGGATGCTTAATCCAAAATTCAAATTTGAAAATAAAAATATTTGCAACATTGATAGATTGGTGGATTGTGACTATTTTATCAATATAGCTGCAGAAACTCATGTAGATAATTCTATAAGAGACAGTAAAGTTTTTGTTGATTCAAATATTTATGGTGTTCACAACATTCTTGAATTACTTAAGACATACAAAAAAGAAGGATATGTAGTACCAACCCTAATTCACTTCAGCACAGATGAAGTTTATGGTGATATTGCAGATGGTGAGCATTTTGAAACAGACATCTTGAAGCCTAGTAATCCTTACTCTGCCACAAAAGCTGCTGCAGATCAACTTATTATTGCTTGGTCTAGAACATACGACATACCTTTCAATATCATAAGACCTACAAATAATTATGGCGAAGGACAATATGTTGAAAAGTTGATTCCAAAATCTTGCAAATTTATAGGACTTGAAAGAAAGATACCATTACATAACCAAGGTACTCCAGTAAGAAATTGGCTTCATGCAAAAGACACTGCTCTGGCTGTGTTGAAGATTATTGAGGCTGGTAAGCAGAACGAAATTTACAATGTCGCTGGTGGGTTTGAGCAATCAAATGTAGACACAGTAAGAAAAGTTTTGAACGCATACTTTGGAAAAGAAGTGGATAATTACCAAGACTTTATTAATTTTGGAATTGAAAGACCTGGACAAGATGTCAGATATGCTTTAAATGACGACAAGATTAGAGGTTTAGGCTGGACTCCTCAGTGTGTTTTTGACGATGAAATCAAAAAGATAGTCGAATATTATAAAACACATTTCATTTGGTAAAATATATTTATGAATAATAGAGAATTTGAGTGTGTTAGAATTCTGACAGATCTAGTAGAAAACTACGGATTGGTTGGCGTTAAGACAAGTTTTGAAGACGAAGGAGCTGCATTTAATGAAGTTCTTAGACTTAAAGAAATTTGTAATCAAGCAAAAACAAAAGTAACCTTAAAGATAGGTGGACCAGAAGCTATAAGAGATATCAAAGACTCTATGATCATTGGAGTAAAGGGTTTGGTAGCCCCGATGGTTGAGTCTGAATTTGGTTTAACTAAATTTGTTCAAGCTGTTAATAATAATTTACCTTCCGAAGTTGTAAGTTCGTTGCAGCTTAATGTGAATATTGAGACTATTTCTGCAGTTTTAGCTATTGACAAAATTCTTTCAAACCAAAACGCATCTGCTTTGTATGGAGTTACTGTCGGAAGAGTAGATTTAGTTTCTTCAATGGGAGCAGATAGAAGTCACGTAAATTCTGAAGAAGTTTACAATATGGCTCATGATGTTTTTGAAAGAACTAAAAAGCTTGGTGCTAAAGCTTGTATTGGTGGTGCTGTTTCAATTGATTCATTAGACTTTTTAAAGAAATTACACTCTGAAAAACTTCTTGATAAGTTTGAAACAAGATATGCAATATTTGATCCTTCAATTACACTAAAGAATTTATCCAGAGCACTATTCAAGGCTCAAATGTTTGAATACGAATGGCTTACAAACAAGATGGAATATTATCAATCTCAAGCCAATCAAGATGAATCAAGAGTTAAAATGATTCAAGCTCGTATAAATAAATCAGCTTCTGAATTATGAGAATACTTATCACTGGTGGGTCAAGAGGCATAGGCAGTGATATTTGTGAAATTTTCAAAAAATATGGTCATGAAGTTATTGCTCCAACTCGTGAAGAACTTGATTTATCTCAACCCTTTTCTTTTATTCCAGACAAAATTGATATTTTAATAAATAACGCTGGTATTAACATAATAGATTCTATATTTGAAGGTGAGAATTATGAAGAAATGATGACAGTAAATTATTTCTCACCTTTAAGATTATTTAAACTTTGCTTACCTCATATGAAGAAACAAAATTATGGCAGGGTTGTAAATATTGGAAGTGTATGGGTAGATTATGCAAAACCTGGAAGATCCTCATATAGTGCTAGCAAAAATGCCTTACACTCTCTTACAAAAGCTATAACTGCTGAATATGGCACTTATAATATTTTGGCAAACACTGTGTCTCCTGGATTTTTTATCACGGATATGACTTTTCAAAATAACACAGAAGAAGATTTGAAAGATTTAAGAAGCAAAATTCCAGTTGGTAGATTGGGATATACAAATGAAGTTGCAGATTTAGTATATTACTTGAGTGTAAACAATTCATATATATCTGGTCAAAATATAGTTATAGATGGTGGTTATTCATGTACAGCCAAATAGATGTCAAATCAAAAATCAAAGATTATTCTGTAAATTTTGTAAGCTTGAGCGAAATATATAAACTCATTGGTGAAGATTATCATCTTGCAGTAGTTGACAAAAATGTTGCTCACTGTTTTCCTGAATTTGGATTAGGTGATCTCATAGTTATAGACACAAATGAAGACTTAAAATCATGGCGTGGTTTAGAAAAAATATTTGATAAATTTGCTGCAAAAAAAGTCAATACGCAAACTAAACTTGTAGTTATTGGTGGTGGAGTTTTACAAGATGCAGTGGGTTTTTGTGCTTCTGTTTATTGTAGAGGTATTGAATATTATTTAGTTCCAACAACATTGCTTTCTCAAATCGATAGCTGTGTTGGCGGTAAAACTTCTATCAATTATGGGTCAAGAAAAAATATTCTTGGTACATTTTATCCTCCTTGTGAAATTCTTATTTGTGAAGAATGGCTTGATGGTTTAAGTAAAGAAAACTTTTGTAGTGGTTTAGGCGAATTGTTGAAGTTTGATATCTTGAGAAATAAAATTCAAGAATCAAATGTCATTGATTTGATTACTGAAAATAAAAATGTTTTGTATCACATTCATAAAAGTCTTAATTATAAAATTTCAGTTTTAGAGATTGATGAATTTGATAAAAAAGAGCGTAAATTCCTGAACTTTGGTCATACATTTGGTCATGCTTTAGAAATTACCTCAAAGTACAAGTTATCGCATGGATATGCAGTGGCAATTGGATGTCTTGTAGCCTTGAGGTTAAGTGAACTATCTTATAACTATAATTACAAAGATTATTCTGCAACATTAAATATTGTCAAAAAACTTCTAGAAAATACAGTATCTGTTAATCAAGAATGGTTTGATTATGAGAGCCTTATGGAATGTGTCAAGTCAGATAAGAAAAATACTGGCTGTGTTAACATGGTGCTAATCAAAGATAATCAACCAGTAATTCAAAAAATTGAAGATTATTCTATAATAAAAACAGCACTGGAAAATGTTTATGAAACTATCAGATTATGTAATTAAATTTCTTCACGATAACTATGATGTAGATACAATCTTTACACTTTCAGGAGGTGGTTGTATACATTTAGTTGATTCACTTGGAAAATCTGAAGACGTAAATTACATAGCAACTCATCATGAACAAGGAGCATCAATTGCTGCAGAGGGTTACGCTAGAAAGAAGAATAAACTAGGGGCTTGCTTAGTAACTTCTGGTCCTGGTGGTACAAATGCCCTCACAGGAACTCTATGCAGTTATTTGGATTCAGTTCCTGTGATAGTCATTAGTGGACAAGTAAACACTCCAATGACTACAAATTACACTAAATTGAGTCTTAGGCAATTAGGTGATCAAGAATTTGATATTGTAAAAACTGCAAAGACAATGACAAAATTTGCTGTTCAAGTAAACAATCCAGAAGAAATTCGCTATTATCTAGAAAAAGCGTGTTATTTTGCACTTAATAAAAGACCTGGACCTGTGTGGGTTGATATTCCCCTAGATGTACAGTCTGCTCAAATTGAACCATCAAAATTGAAACCTTTTGTGCCAAGTATTATTGAGATGACGCAATCTACAGTAGATTATATTTCTATAGTGAACTCTTGGAATAAAGCAAAGAAACCATTACTAATTGTTGGGAATGGTGTAAGAATTTCAGGAGCTGTTGAAAATTTATTTGAGCTTCTAGATAAGACCAATATACCTGTCATTACTGCAGTTAATGGGAACGATATTGTCAATGAATCTTACCCCTACTATTATGGGAGATTTGGTACTCATGCTCAGATATGCGCTAATAAGCTTATTAATGAAGCTGATTTTATAATTTCTATTGGTTCAAGACTTTATGTACGTCAAATAGGTTACAATTTTGATGATTTTGGCAAAAACGCATACAAAATTGCAGTAGATATTGACTCAAACGAATTAGAAAAACCTACACTTAGACTTGATATGAAAGTTTGCGAAGATGCAAAAAAATTCATAAATAATTTGAATAAAGTTTTCATCAATAAAGCTTCAGCAGATTGGATATCAGAATGTGAAGCTCTGAGGTCTCCAAAAGTATTAGCCAAACATCGTGAAAAAACTGATTATGTAAGTAATTACTTTTTGATTGAAAAATTATCAGAAATAACTCCCCCTACTTACGACATAGTAACAAGCGATGGATCTGCCAATGTTGTCACTATGCAGGTAGTGAAGCTAAAAGACAACCAGAGACTTATTACAAATACTGGTTGTGCCCCTATGGGTTATGGCCTTCCTTGTGCTATCGGAGTTGCTTCTACTGGGCAAAAAACATTATGTATTGAAGGTGATGGAAGTTTACATCTTAATATTCATGAACTTCAAACAATGATGCACAACAATTTGCCGATTAAAATTTTACTGCTAAATAATGAAGGTTATTTGTCGATCAAAGTAACACAAAAATCATTTTTCAAAGGTCATTATGTAGCTTCAGAAAAATCAAGTGGAGTTTCTTTTCCAAATTTTCAAAAAATATCTGATGCATATGGAATACCTTATTTTGCTATTAAAAATAATAGTGAAATTGAAAGTCGATTGACTGAGTTCTTTGAATATGATGGGCCTTGTCTTTGCGAAGTTTTCACAGATCCAAATGAAATTTTTGAACCTAGAGTTGTAGCAAAGATGGATGAAAATGGAAGATTTATTCCAGGCAGACTATCTGAAGCTCAGTGGAGCTAATATGAAAAAGTTATTAATTACTGGTAGTAATGGATACATTGCCCGAAATATAGCCAAGCAATTTTCTGACTATGATTTAACCTTAGCAAATAGATCCAACTTGAATTTAATAGATGCCAAATCTGTAAAAAAATTTTTTGAACATAGATTTTTTGATGCTGTAATTCACACAGCTACTTCTGGTGGAAGTAGACTCAAAGAAGATACTTCAGATGTTTTTTATGAAAACTGCATAATGCATCAAAATATATTAGATAATGCTTGCTCATTTGATAAATATATTTCATTTGGATCAGGAGCAGAATTAGACAGAAGATACGGAATTGATCCTTCTGTTGAATTGAAAAGTGCTTTTCCAATTGATCCTTATGGGATGAGTAAAAACTTTATTGCCAAGTCTGGAATATTGTATCCAAATTTTCATAATATAAGAATATTTAATGTTTTCAATGAAGATGAACTTTCTTCTAGAATGATAAAAGCAAGTATTGTTAATTACATAAATAAAAAACCAATTGTAATTCATCAAGATAAATGGATGGATTTTTTCTATATGGATGATTTATGTGAAGTTATAAAATTTGTTATTGAATCAAATACTTCACAAAAAATTATTAACTGTTCTTACCAAGAAAAATACAAGCTTAGTACAATTGCGGAAATTATAAATGAATTGTCCGACCATAAAGTTGATATTGTTGTCAATAGCAGCTCTTTTGGATTAAATTATTACGGTGATTATAATTTGCATTTATTTGATATAGATTTGCTTGGATTACATTTGGGTATAAAAAATACATATAATAAATTAAGGGATGAATTAAATTGAAAAATTTACTGGTCAACTTTTCTGTCGGAGATAAATGCATTGATTCTTTAGAAGGTGATATTTTCTTGAACTCACTTTCAAAATTTAAAACATTTGAAAAGGCAGTATTTGTAAGTAATGTCAGTCCTCAGAACATTAAGAAGCTAGAAAGATACTTCGATATCATCATTCCTAATAATGAGAATTTATATACAAGTTATTTAGCTTTGTATAATTGGCTTTCAGAACATGTTGATGAATATAAATACGTTATGCATTCTGACTTGAGAGATGTAGTTATACAAACAGATCCTTTTCAATTTTTTGAATCTCATCCTGATATAAATATGTTTTATTCATTGGAAGGCATGAAGATAAAAGAAAATGACTGTAATTTATGGTGGGAACAATCTTTGAGAACAATGCTCAGGTCTCACAATGATTCTTATGAAGATGAATGGGTGATTAATGGGGGAATATTTGGAGGCAAAATTGAACATATGATCAATCACTGTTTGATGATGTTTTCAAATACAAATAGAAAATCACAATTCTTGGTTATGGATCAACAATTTTTGGGATACTTAAGCCAATATCTCAAGAATAATCCTAAGAATATGTTATGTCATCCTTACAATGATACTTTTGCATGTACTGGAGAAGCTATAAAGCGTGATAATGTAGAAGTTTTCTTTGATGGTAAGCAAGTCACCAATAAAGATGGTGTTCCTTACTGCATATTTCATCAATGGGATAGAACAGAATTAGCAAATCATTTTCTTGCTAAAGAATCAAACACGTTGAGATTCTCTCTCTAAGTCTATATCCAAATTAGCAGCTGATTCTGGCTTGACTTCATTTTTGGTAGCCAGAACAAGTTGAATAGTTTCAAATTCTTTCATGCTTAAGTTTGCAAATTCATCTTTACTCATGGAAACTAATCCTCTTGTCATATAATCAATTTCTACGATTAGAGGGGGAAGAGGATAAGTTTCTGTATCATTTGGATTGTAATATTTTTTTGCAGCTATGTAATAAAAATTAGCTTCATCTGCATTTAAGTAAAGATAGTTTTGATATTCCACCCATAATTTTTCAATTACTGTGTGGTTCATTGTATGAATCAAAGATGTTTCAAATTCTGGGATATATTCTATGTTTGTACTAGAATCATAAGCACGTAGAATAGCGAGACTTAAGATTTCTCTTTTTTCGAATTCTGAATTTTGATAAACTATATTGTCTTTTTTTCTAAAAGATTTTGCGTCTATCAGCAAGCCTTCTTTCCAGGTTATTTCTCTTACAATAAATTTTACTGAATCAATATTTATAATATGTACTTTATCTGATTTAATTTTTTCGTAATATTCAATAAATTCTTTCATTATAAAAACTCTGAAACTCTAGTGTTCCCTAAACCATTGAACGAAGTAATTTCTGTAAGCCTAACACTAAAGTTATACTCAATAAAATATCCACCACCAGGACTTATCGTTATAACAGGTTGTTGCCAGTCAACATTTTTCATTGTGTAGTAAAAAACACTTCCAAAATAAAGAGTTAAAGATGAAGCATTAGTCGTGATAAAACTATAATTTTGTGGGCTAAATAATTTTATTGATCCCTTGACTGTTCTACTGCCAAGAGATGCAAATCTTGGTCCAACAACATCTGTAAATTCTGTAAGACTGTTATCAAAAGAATATCCAGGATAAGTAAAAGAGAAATCTATATTTTGATCTATTGATAGAGACATGCTTACAATTTTATAAATTGGCATTTTCTGTGAACTATACGAATTTTGCACAGCTTTGGCAAAATCATCGAACTTTAAATATAAACCTTGATAAAAGGCACAATCTGATAAATTTATAGCCCTATATTTATTTAGAAAATTATTTGATTCTACAGTAATATTTTGATTATCTGATGTATTCAATGTTTTCATTTTTATATAGTTTTGTAATAATTGAGGTCGTGTAGTCGAAACTCCAGTTGGTGATATTAGAGATCTGCCTCCTGAAACTGAACAACTAATTTCTACATCTCCCAAATTTTCCATACCATCAACACTAATTGTGAATGAATTTACAAATGCTGGGCCAAAAGATCTGTGAGTAGGTATAGAAGAACAAAATAATAATGGATATAAAGGTATAAAAGAAGCTCTGTAAAGTATTATTTCTGCTGGATACTGCTGGTTGACATTTGTTGATAAAATTGGGTTAAAAGAAAAATTGCCAGAATATTGATAATTTCCAAAAGTAGGATGATTTAAAACAGATAATCCAGAAAAATTTCTTACTGGTTGGTAAATATTTTGTCCAGCATTATCAGTAAAATTTGAACAATACAAAGGTTTGTAATCTGATGAAAATTTCTTAGTTACGTATATGCCAAAACTATCATTTTTAGCATATAGGCTCAATAGATAAAGATCCCAAACATAAGATCTAGAACCTGTAATATTTTTTGCAACTCTATATCCACCAAAGTATTTAAACTGTTGAAAATAAGGCTGTGCCAATCTGAAAGGTGCCAGTTCAACAACATAAATGTTATGCCCTGAAGCTGGATAAATTCCATTGATGACATTGTTTACAATATCTGGCATTTATTTTCCGCCTGTCAACTCCAACCATTTTTTTGATAATGATTTCACTAATTCGTATCTCATCATACTAACATTATGTGGGTCTGGATAAAAGGTTTCTTCATTATCACCATCTTTGATTCTGATGACTGAGAAAAAATTACTTATAATACTTTTGCACAAGACAGAAGTTCTTAGAAGAGGATTACCTGTGACTGAATTTATAATCGTAGCTTCTTCTATAATATTTGACATATCTGCAAAATTTCTTCCTTTTACATCACAAGAAATTTCACATTTTCCATTAGGATCTATTTTGTAACATACAACCTCATTATTGTCATCTCTGATGACATTGCAATTTAATACAAGATTAAATCTTTTACCAGCATCTACAAAAATACTCATTAATAACTTCCTGTTGATTTTAAGATAGGATCAAATGTGTAATTTTGAGTTGCCACAGTAAAATTAACTTTATTTTTTTGATACTCTACTCTAGAGTGTTGTTGTGATTCTGTGGACCAAACAACTTCTGGCAACTCTAATTTAATTGGTCCCATATCAAAAGTTATACCATCATTATTTATGCTACTTGGACCTGATAAAAATTCGACCATAGCCCAAGGTTTCATAGGACCAGTGTATGTAATTGATCCAGATATTTTTCTTCCCTCTGAGTAATATCCAAATGGCAAAGAATTTTTGAAAAAGTTTTGTTTACTGTCGCTGCCTTTTGAATTAAGAGTAAAAACAGGTTTTAAATTATTTTCTATAGATATTGACATTTCAGTAACATAAATGCTGTCAAGTTGAGTTTGTTGAAATCCTCTAAACAATTTAGAATTTAATACTCCGCCTAATCCAAACAAGCCATATTCTGGAGCACTCTTATAGACTCTGACATTATATCCATTCAATATATAACTTGGTTTTTTCTTAAAATAATTTTCAACTATAGAAGTAAAATTATTAAACATTTGTACTTGGTAAGTTCTGTCAACATTCAAAACTTTCAAATCTATGTATGCTACAATTTGTTCTCCAGGAACAAAATTGATAGCAAATTTTTCAACCAAACAACCACTCAGTAATCCTTGTTTCAATGTAAATAACGAAAAAGATGCATCTCTTCCCGTAGATTGTGGATATGCAGAAATAAATGATGTGTCTCTGTTAAAAGATGTATTAATACCAGCACCAATTGTCAAAAGACTGTTTGCTTTATTTATTGAAGTTATTTCAACTAGATCGTAATATGAATTATTATCTGATTTTATCTTTGCTTGAAATGGTAGATTTAGTCCCATAAATTCTGCAATGTTATCAATATATAATGATGTCGTTCCTGCTCCTATAACAGAAGAATTATCACTTGTAAATCTGCCAATAAATGATGTTGGAGAACCTTGAAATGCTTGTATACAATAATCAAAAAAAGCAGCTAATGAAAAGTCTAAGTATCCCCAACTATCAACTTTAAATGGATATGTAAAACTAACATTGTACTCTTTTGGTCCAAGTTGAAAGGTATTTGGATTTGCTCCTTCGCCTGCATATCTTTGACCAGCTTCAGATTCTTGAGCTCCCATAATATTGAAATTATCTATCGAAAACAAATAATTTGAATTTATATTATTGAATGACAAATTGAAATCTGGATCTTCTGCATACTCTCTAGACAAAGCAAAAATGTCATAGTATCCAGTTTCAAAAGCTGGAGCATAAAGTTGAGATCTAAAATTGTTGTATGCTTCTCTATATAAGTATTGCGATGGAAAACTTTCAGAACTTCCAATGCTAGGAACTATAACAGTTTGATCTACGCCAAAAGCTTTTACTTGTGGTTTGAGTGAACTTGAAGGAGTACTTTTTCTCATCTCAAAACCTAAGGTGCGGTTTCAACAGTTATAAGATCATAAATATCCCATAATATTGGACCATTATTTATTCTAGTCAAGTTTTCACCTGGAGTTACATAAGCATCAATAACTCTGTCAAAGACTTGTAAATCGTTTCCTAAAGTAAACCTTTGATTTCTAAGTGTTCCTTTTGGAATTGTAGTTGTCAAGGTAGTAGGAATGCCATTATCACCATTTTTTGCTATAACTGTGACAATTAAGTCATTCTTGATTGTTTGATCATCAGTAGTTGCAATACCAGTTGTAGAGCCATTGAAAACTACGTTTGATATTGTCAAATCCTCAACATTTGGAACATAAACAGATAATTGCCTTGGCTCTAAAGCAATTCTGTTGGTAAGTTTGATTCCTCTTTTAAGAACTTCTCCAGGTATGTTTCCATCATCCAAATAGCCTCTAAACTTATAGTATGCTGTACCACCTGAGCCTGTCCAAGAAGTTCCATTATTTACAGAGGTAAGTCCTTGTCCTGAACCACCTAATATGACTCTTGTGTACAAACTAGTTGACCCCAAGGCTGTTGTAAAATCTGATGGTTTGTCTATCACTAACCAATAAGATGTTCCTTGATCTAAATTTACACCAGAATTGAATTTAACTGTATATTCATTAGTGCCTTGAGTTATGTCAGAATTTCTCAATACTGATTCACTTGAAATCATTCCATTTGGCGTGGGAGTTGTACCTGTAGCTGAATAAATTGATAATGATAATCCAGTTGTTCCGTACCCTGTAGATTGTCCACCAGCTGTGTAGTTCAACTTGAAAGTAACTCCACCTACAAAACAATCTTCTATTGGAGTTATCTTAAAAGCTGTTTTTCCATTTCTCAATAAAAGATCAGTATCATCTTCTACACTCAGGATTGTATTGTAAGCTGGATATTGAATTTCATCAGTATTTGTTAGCTTTCTTTCTATCAAATCACTACTCAATTGCGGCTTTTTATAAACGTTATAGAACAGTGGATTCGTAATTCCTGCTCCTGACCAACTTAATTCAACTAAATAATTATTTGAAGTGTAATTTGAAGAAATTAAGTTACTATATACTGGAATGCTTTCAACATATTCATCAGTAGAAATATTATATACTATAGTCACTCCGTAAATTTGAGTTCCTGAAGATAAAGATGAAATATAATTTGAGCAAGGAATAACCAAATTTGTTAGTCCTGTTGCTGCAGCAGTGTTATCACTGCCAATAGCTGCATTATAAGTAATCAAATCTCCTCTAAAAACAGCAAAAGTATGTTGAAGATCTGATCCTATTGTTTCATAGTAAGCTTTTGAAAAATTGTATGGTAATTCAAATCTCTCCAATCCACTAAAAGATGTTCCTTTAGAATAAAATTCTGTTTTTCTGAAAGGTTGTGTTGCCAACAACTCTCTATTTGATAAGCTTGAATTGGAGGAGATTGTTGTCAAGTATCTGTAGACAGACGATACAGTATTTCTCACATAGTCGTTATATTTAAAGCTTTGTAAAGCATTGTTTGCTTCAATACAACTTTGAATTATCAAGCTCTTATCTGAAGATTCTCCCAATATTTGATATGTAGATATGTCTGTGGGCATATCTACTACTGTTCTAGTCAATCCAGTTCCAGAATCTACTACTAGTGGATTTTCTGGATTTTTGACCATAACTTTACCTATTGGAATCCAACTTTGCGGTAATGGTGGGAAGTAATCAAAAGTGGATACATTTTCATTAGATTCTAGAACAGGAAAACCTGTAATGAACTTGACTCTTGGTTGAAATAAAAATGTTACAGGGTTATCCAAGTAGTAAGTTGCTGGCAAAGTTCCAAAAGAAGATCCGTTGTAATAAGATGGATCAACAATCAGTCCCAGTAAATCATCAGTAACTTTTGAAAAAGTAATTAAGTAGTTTCCAACAAAAGCTTGAAGTGGAAATCCTAAATTAATAGCAATTGAAGTGTCTTTTACATATAGAATATTTGTACCTGATAAACAAGTTGTACTTACAGTAGTTGTCCATGTTTGGGATGCTTTTTGAACTTCTGCAATAGGTAAACCAAGAGTGACTCCATATTTATAACTTGAACCAAAACCTCCTGAAGAATAGTTAGTAGACCATTCTTTTTTCAGAGGAATTTTTTGCGGTTGAAGATTGAATACTGATCCGTTGTATGCAACCTGTCCACTTCTAACTGTTACATAATATGGATCATAAGCTATATCATAAGTTACATCACAACCTAATGGAGCTGTTTCTAGTATTCCAAAATATGGATATCCAGAATTTGCCATAGATAATAAATTATTTATTTCAAATATAGAAGATCCAGGGATATTTACATCTCCAATGCCATAATTCAAGGCATCGTAAATATTCCCAACAGTTTTTGTAAGTTCGAGTACTATTTCTTCTACTTTTGATGAAATTGCCATTATATTGTTATACTCAGCTCAGTTGATAAATAAGATAAAAGTCTACTTGGTAAAACTTGATATGAAGCTTGCCAAAAAGACTTAAAATCTGGCTCCCAACTAGAGCTTCCAACCCAATTTGAAATTATTTCATTGGTTAAATTTTTTTGCGTATTATATTGTTCTGAAATTGAAGCATAATTTCTTATGATTGAAGATGTAACAATCTTTGAAATATTTTCTTCTGTGTATCCAAAGTATCCTCTTGGGAATCTTTGATCAATGAGTTTGAAAAATACTCTTGAGTTTTTAATAGTGCCATCATAAAAAGAAACATCAGCAATAAATTTATAAATTTCTAATTGATAAGTTTTATTTGCAGTAAATGATAATTCTTTAGATGTTCTAATAATTTCTTCTGCAGTGTCAATATCTATATCTTTGCTTATAATTAAGGGACTACCATTTGGATCGCTTGATGGACGTGCAATACTAAAAACTAATTCTTCACCATTATTTTCGTCTGATGTCAAAAATATTTTTCCAAAAATATAACTATCAGACATTGTATCAATATTGCCTAGAATTTGCTGAATTGTATATCCCTGCTCATTACCACTAGGCAATTCTATATTAGATGCTGATAGTGATGTTTTTACAAGTCCTTTTCCAAAGCTCAAAACATCTAAGACCATATTTTTATTTTGAGATTTTATAGCTGACAATCCATATAAAAGTTGCAAATTTCTTTCTATTGAGTTTGTAGACAATGCGTTTTCTTGAGATGAAAGTGCCATGTCTACAGTTGATGCAGTTTGATCTAAAGCTAGAACTAAGTTATTCATTGTGATTGCTGACGCATAATTCATTCCCATTATTTGCTCCTAATCACAATTTTGTCAGTTATAGGAAAACCATTATATTGATCATCTATCTCTTCTAATGTTTTTCCTACTGCTAAGTATGTTATCTTCTGAATTTTATTACTATCAATCAAAACAGGATATGCAGAATAATCTTGATAAAAAGATGTATCTATATTTTGCCAAATAGACGTTCCTGTTTTTTTCCATTCAAGTTTTAAGCTGTGTTCGTTTTGATAATTATTAAATTGAAGTTCAAATAATATTGGTTGCGAACTTCCTGTTGCTACATATGATGTAGTAAATATGTTATTAGTAATATTTTTCCAATTACTTATGTAAGGTCTTTCTTCATTATTTATAAACAACTTAACCCCACCATTTGTTGTTATCTTGAAATCAAAAGTAGAACCTATGGAAGATAAAGCAGTAAAATCTCCAATAATAAAACCATTGAAATAATTAGTTTGACCCAATCCTGAGAAATTACTGATATCTAGTTTTTGATGAGCTGACGCCAAGTCGCTCATATCATTTTTATCAAGTTCAAGGTAATTCCAGGTTGACTTTTTATACCATTGAGTAATCCAAGTTGGGGTTTTTTCAAGTTTTATATATTTTGTTGTCAAATGATTATCAACGTAATATTTGAAATACATATGAATGTCATTGGCTCTATTTATAAGTCTATTTACATTGTCGCCAAAATAGAATGTATTTGCACTTCCTGATAAATTACTACTCAAATATACTTGATATAAACTAGTATTTCTATCATAAACTAAACTTGTGACTGCTGTACCACTTGCTATAACTGATGAAGTAACAGCTATACCAACCATAACTATTGGATCATAATTTTCTTGAGGAATATAAAGTAAATTTGTTCCGATTGTTCCTGTTGCGCCAATTGATGTTAAATTTGCCTTGAAAGATCTTGGATATATATAAAGTTGTGATGGAGTAAATAGTGTTTGATTATTTACTGTCCAATATTCGTCTAAATAGTAATCCGTATTGTTGGCTCTTGTTTTATTTGGTTGTGGCATTATCAAAGATGAGCCAAAATAATCTCTATTGAAACTTGCATAAATTTCATCATCTTGATCGAAAAATACTACATATGGTGTCCCTGTAGCTATTGTCCAAGAATTACCATCATAAAATGCCATATTGGTACTTGATGGAGTTGATGTTTCTTGTATTTGAAGTCGTAAGTCATACTTCACAACATAATATTGATTATCACTTGTTCCAGCATTGCCAGCAAGAGTTAAAGCTGTTGAAGAACCAATTGAAGAAATTTCATACCAAGTAGAAATATTATTTTCTATTGTGCTGCCAAAACCAATAGATGCATATTTCTGATATTTATTAAAATTAGCTGCTGTATTATTTGCTGGATTATAAAGACCACTTACAGCAGTTCCGCTTACGCTTACCAATCCTTGTGTTTTGACATCATAACTTGGAGGATTTGTATTTGATTCAAAGACTATCCAATATGTTCTATCTTTTGTCAACTCGTAATTTACATAAAAATAAATATCATTTAAAATGTTTTCAATTGATGAATAGTAAATTTTTGATCCTGTTATTAATTTAGAGTTTGGTAAGTTATTATAATTATCCCAAATACTGCACTCTAAGTAGGCTTCATTATTTAACCACTTGGCTAAACTTTGAAGCCTTATCTTGAGAGACTTGATATATTGATAATCATTTGGAGTAATTTTAAAAGCAAATCTATTGTAATTAACACTCTTGTAATTACCTATAGTTGTTTGATTGATATTTGAGGCATCTGAAATTGTTAATTGTTGTTTATATATATTTTCTAAACTATTGATAGAAGAATCTGATGTTGAATAACCAGCAATAGAAACTACAAAAGAATCAGATCTTAGGTCAAATAAATTCTGAGCAGTGTAAGTTTTAAGTTGCTTTTCATTACCCACAACTTCATCATAATTAGATATCCAATGATTTGATCTATTGTAAGCATAGTTTGACACTGTCATTCCAATTTCTTTTATTGATGAAAAAGTGTTTGGAAATTGGTTTAAGTTTGGTGAATAAAAAGATTTTGTTAATTCATATTCACTTACTTGTTCTTGTATTTCTGTTTGTGATATAGATGGATTTGTAGATTTTAACGTATTTATAAAATCAGTTTTTGTTTGTTTTGTTTTATCTTCTGGCTGTACAAGTTTGGTCAAAATAGTTCTGCTTTCTCCCATTTGCATATTGGGAATAATTGCAGCAGACCCATATAATCTATATTCGTCAATAGAATTGAACGTTCCAGGGGCATTTACGTCTGATTCAGCTTTTGTTCCCTGCTTGTAATAACCTGAAACAGTCAAGTTTTTCTTTTGTCTGTTTAAATATTCATCATCAGTAATTAGGAATTTTGATGAATTTAGTTTGATATTTTTGATAAATTTATCACTTTTATTATTTAAAAATAATATAGTAAATGAATAGTCTTTGGCGAGTTTGGTGCCTGTTGTTTCCTGATCTAATAAATCTGGGACATTTGTAATTTCTTGATAAAATTCAAACTCACAATCTATATCAAAATTGAAATCCTTAATTTGCAAGCCATTTTGATCATACTTAAAAACAATAGATGTTGGAGGAATAGAAAGCCATGAAACCATAGCATTTGCTCCATTTTCATCAGCTTCTATATTTATTGGCTCTGTTTCTAGAGGACTGTTCTTAATTCCATAAGTTTGGTTGTTGACTAAACTTTTGTAATTTTCTTCTAAAGTAAGATATGTATCAGAAATAATTGACAAAACTTGTCCATAAAGAATTTTATTGTCAGAACTGTAGACATAATCACCTTCAGTAATTTCTGAATTGAACTTTGTCAAGTTGCCTATTATCACATTACTTCCTGCAGATATGGAAATTTTGCCTAATCCAATGGTAGTTTGAAAATTAGATTTTAATGATGGTGATATTGGATATTTTAATAAGTTGTGTAATAGTTTGCTTTTCTTAAAACTATTATTTTTAAAATCAGCATAACTGCTTGTTCCATAAGATCTAAAATTGGTAAAAGGAGCAACTAAATCTGATGAAACTTTATCATAAATATTTTTATAATCTTCTGCTCTAGTAAGATTTGTAAGGGAGATAACATCTTGTAGTGTTTCTGTAATCAAATCACTATCACCAATTGGAGGCACAGCAAAATTATCTGCAGTTCTTTCAATATAAATTATTGATGAATTATTGAGATTATATGTTGTTGAAGTTTTATTTTTAATTGTCCCTGCTGTTTTCAATGATGGATAAGACAAAATCATTTTTGCTACAACATCATAATCACTATCAATACTCGGATAGTTTGTAAAATCTTTCCAATCAACAGGAACTGATTCTTGAGGCATAGCTTTTCCAAAAAATAAATAAAAGTCTATATCTCCATTTTCGTATTGATTGCCAGAAATTATATTTTTTGAAGCTAAAATTACTGGCAAATACTGATTAGCACCTAAGCTAACATAGTTTGACAGAGAATTTGTATCACCATAAGCTGAAAAGGTTTGTGGATAAAGATATCTGTATGGCTCTGTGACTTCTACATAATCTCCATCAAAATATTTTTGATTTGTTTTATTTTTTGAAAATAAATAAACGTTAGTATCGTTGACACCAGTTTTATCAAAAGTTATATAATTTTTAATATCTTTTTGAAAATATGTTTTTCTTGGAAAAACATTCCAAGATGAAATGAAATTACTAGAGTTAAATGTAAGGGCTGTACCTGAAGAATACACAGGGTAAGAGTTTAAGAAATTTGTATCATGAGTATCCCAGTAAAATGCTAAGTGATACCAATAATTTTCAGTCCATGTGGTGGGAAGTTTAATTTTTACTAGGTAATGATCTTTATTTCTGCCAATTGTTGATCCAGTAGATGAAACTTCACTTATATTGTAAGCAAGGTAAGTTAAGGCTAGTCCTGCCATACTACCAGCCAAATTAAATGTTGATCCAATACCTTCTGTCTTTAGAAAAGTATGTGAAGCTATACCTAAGTCTTTTGGAGTATTTGTGTATGGATTTATAAATTGTAATCCTTCAAAATAAGTTTTTGGTATTATTAAGTGTGCTTCATTATTTGAAGAGCTACCAGTATTTTTTAAAGAAATCCATCTTGATGAGTTGAAAAGGTTTACCCTTTGATATAAAGAACCATCCCAGCGAACAGGATAATCATAATCTTGTCTATCAGAACCATCACCAGGTTCTGAATTGATATTGTAAATAATATAGTTTGTATTTGCTAATCCTGCTGAGTTATAAGTAGGGATGTAATATTGCCATGCATTGTAATCCCACACTCCCCATCCTTCTGTGGCAGGCGGATTGTAATATTGAGGAGTCCAACCACCAGTATTTCCAAAACTAGCAATCTTATTATCAACTATGTATTTGCCACCTTGAAAACCAAAAGAAATGTTTTCCTCTGTGTCAAAAGTTTGATATGGTTTTGTGGTTAATCCTTGAGGAGTTTTACCAGCCAAGTCATAATCATGAAATATTGTTGATCCTCTAAACTTGATGACTATTCTTTCATAGTCTAAATAATATCCACGATTCGAACTTAAGTCTCCAACCAAATCTTCATAAGCATATTTTGCTTTTCCAATTTGATTAATTATAAATTCAAGACCTTTTTTTGATACTAGACTCATTGTGTTTAATAGGCTGTTGTAGGAACATTATCTGGACCAAAATAAATTTGTCTTACAAGTTCTTTCGCAGTGATTGTAATATTTCCGCTTCTAAAAAGTTGTTTACCAGTTGCATCATCAGAAGACTTATTATCGTTGCAAATTACATCATAAAGCATTCGTATAGGTTCAACGCTATCTGCTTGCATCCTTAAGATGTTATTTCTAGCTTTTGTAGGTAAATTTGCTACAGTAGTTCCAACTCCTACATCGTTATACATTCTGATAAAAGCTTCTGCTGATTTGCCTGAATCAGGAAGTGCTGGTGCTGCAACTGAAGCTGGGTGAGTTTCTGACCACAATGTATTAAATTCATTTGTAACTGTTGTTACATAAGAACTTAGGATTGGGTTATGGTCTGCTACAAAGTGAGCTGGAGTTAATGTAAATTTTTCACAAATAGGACACATATCTACAACCCAAATTCTTCTATGTTTTCTTAATATAGAAAGGATTATTCTTGTAGCTTCTTGAGTTACTCTCTCAGTTGTTTCGATATTGTCAGCACCAACATTTACTTCGATGCTCACATTATGTTCAAATTCTTGAAGCCCAAAGGATATATCTTTTAATGGAGAACTTGCACCTTTAAAAATAACTGAAATTGCATTTGGTCTTACTGCAGCTTCACCTATATAAAATCCTGAAACTGGACGATCAAATATTACTGCTTCGCCTTTGGCATTTTTTGGCAATTCGTAAAATAATATGCCCCTCAAAGTATCATAAACTCTTTCAAGCATTTATTTCACCTATTGATTTTGACCCTTTGATCTTTTGCCTTCTGTAGGATTGCTGACAACACCCCTTAAAGTAGATCTTACAAATCTATCTCCACGAGTATTTCTTTGACCAAATAATCTGATTTCACCATTTTGAATTCTTACAATTTCATTTTGTGCAAAATCAAATCTTGATTTTTGCGCTTCAGAGTATTGAGGATCAGCACCCTGTAATGCTTGCATATAGTACATTTGTGCAGACAGAATTGCGCAAATAACTGGCACAGGGTGTGGATATGAAACGTCTCCACCAATATTGACTTGCTTCAATGGAACATCATACATAGTTGCCAAATTTGCATCAATTTCTGCAGAAGCTTGTTGAATGAAGAAATCTAAATCAATATTTGATGCTGATTCTGGAGTAGGATTTCTAAAGTTTGGAATTGGATTGTCACCTTCTGTAACTACATTTGGTGGAAGGTATTGTTTGACATCATTAGTTGTGCAATAAGAACGTGGCATTATACTACTCCTGTGTTCGGCTTTAAATATTTGGGAGTATAATCAATACCTTGATCTCCCTGTATCAATCCCATTTCTTGAGCTGTTTTTCTTGGTAAAAGAGAAAAAACATTTGAATCATCTAAATCTGCTGCTGAAGTTGATCCAGAATTTACAAATCTAGGAAAATCAATATCGATATCTCTATATCCACCAGATTTAGCATTAAAAATTTCTACTCCATCAGGAGCAAACTTGCTGCCTTGAAGTTTGCTTAAGACTTGTCCCAATTTTGAATTAACATTTGTGGCTAATACAAAACCATTGTTGTCATGCACGTATCCACAAGCTTTGTCTATTGATAAATTTGCTGGTACGGGTTTTGCCAAATTGTAAATATATAATTCTTCTTTACCAGTACAAATGTATGTCTGACCAGGAACAACATTGATATCCATTTGTTGTTCAATTGCCATTTGTTTTGCTCTCAGGCCTACCGCTGGACTTCTAGGAGACAATATTCCCACAATGTCTAAGCCATTAATTATAGCTGAAGTAAGAATTGATTTGATTGTTGAGTTTAAGTAATCTTCATTTGAAAATGCTTTTTCTTCATCAATAAAGATACATAAATCTATTCTTAAGACATTTTTACGTAAGGCAGTGCATTCTTTTGCTATATGATACCAAGAGCGTTCCATAATAAAGAAAATACTAGGTATCGAAGTCCTTTACCTATCTTTTATTCCCACAATCAGGGCAAAACTTCTCCATTGCTAAAAACTGAAAACCACATTCTATACAGAACTTAGCTAATTGAGCAGTGCCGCATTTCAAACAAAATTTAGCATCAATTGGCAAAGCATATAAGCATTTTTCATTTGCACAATTTTTCATTTGACGCTTTTCAATTTGCTTACGTTCAGTAGTGCCATCCATCTCGTCAAGTTCAGAAATCAAATCTGCAATATTGACTGTATTTGGAACTATTGAACTTTTTTCTTCCACTTGAGCTTCCAACACTTGTTCTTCACGCTCAGAAGTCTTCAATATAGGTTGATTTTCTGCCCATTTTTGAAATTTTGGACTATCAAAAAGACTTTGCTTTGGTTCAGCGCTTAATGCCCCAGATTCATCGATTTTGAGTTCAATTTCTTGATCAGACATTTCCATTTCATCTCCAAGCACTGTATGCCCAAACTTATTTACTTTAGGCTTGGGCAAATCTTCTCGATGAGGGTTTGTAAATGATGCTCTGAGAGCCTTGATCTGATCTTCGTCCATGAAATAATTTTACAGTCTATTGCTTCTTTTTGTCGTCTCTTCTTTCGTATTTGAAGCTAACTACCTCAAAAGAATTTGATTCAGGAGCATCTCCAGCTGCAAAATCTCTTGTGTTTCCTGAATGATCTTCGACTGCTTGAAGAATTTTAGACATAAGCTGTGTATCTGGAATTGGTCCATTGTGCTTTGCTTTGATTTCTACGGCAAAACTATGCACTGTTCCATCGTCTCCAACTACAGACACGTTTGGTCTTGGTCTAGCGAAAGATTCTATTTTTGGACTTACATCTCTGTTTAGTGATCCTTCATCCATCAAAGAATCACTTTCACCCATATCAAAGACTGCATTATTAATCTTGTCGCTCAATTCTGGGTTTACTTGTGCTACTCTTGTCTTGATGTCGTCCAATACCTTTATCACTCTGTTCATCATTTCCACCCTTTATCTTTCTGTTTTTTTACACCCATTAATAATGGGAATTAAGATTTAATATTAAAGATTATATTAAAAGATATTTTAATTAAGAAATTTATTAATTAAAATTTTAAATTAAATATTTGCTACATTAAGCAAATAAACAAATTACCCTCCAGTACCAATATTCCAGATATATCTGAAAAATCTACTTCTTCCTCCTGGCATATTAAACTCTGGTACAACAACGGCTCTTATTCCTGGGTATGTAGCAATTGGTAATTTTTCTAACATCTTTTCAAAATCTTCTTTGTACATAGTAGCTGATTGCCTTATATCATCTGTAATCCTTGCATCTGGATCTTCAATAAGTAATCTTCTTTGCCTGTTCGTAAGACTTGTAAGCAGACTTCTCAATATATAATATGCTGCTCCATAGACTAAAGCTGGGTCATAAAAATAAGGTGCTGCTGATACTGTTCTGTATTTACTTGCACCAGGTTGTGAATTTATTGCTTGTAATGCCATGTAAAGACTAGAATTCATATGGTCATTTGTAATCATTTTTATGCTGTATGAAACTAACACATTGTCATAGCTATGAATTTCTACAGGATCGCCATTTGCGTCAATAAAATAGATATTTCCCATAAAGTCATATTTGACTCTCAAACCATCTGGATAATTGTTTCCATTAGTGTATTGAGATTCATAACCATCTCTATTTTTGATAATAGGATCAAATGTTGTATTGATAGTTGAATAAATTGGAACTGTTTCTGACAATTGAATCATTGGATCTCTATCGCCTTGGTTTGATGGCCCACTAATTCTAACTTCTGGTTTTGGTACTGAATTCCAAAAAGGAAAGGCTACAGATCCAACACTTCTACTTCTTCTAAAAATTACTTCTTCATCATAGATAGGAATGTTCAAAAGGTGCTCTAATTCATATCTTAAAGAGCTTTTTACGAGTAATTCATCTCCTAGCATTGGTGAAGATGTAGAGAGTACATTTCCGTTAGAATCTACTTCTTGGATTCTGTAATAATCTGAAGGAGAACCATTAGTGTCAACCCCTTCGTTTGTGGGATAATCTACTGTTGCTATTGTAGTGTATGTGCCTTCAAAGTTTGAACTTTTTTGAATCTTGTAAAAGGCAACATTTTCTGCACCAGTTCTTTCCCATTCAATGAATATTCCAGGATATGATGGTTGTGTGTTGTAGTAAACTAACGTACTATTTGTAAATGATTGAGCCGAAAAATCGTTTGCCATAATTTCTCCAAAAAAAATAAAGGCCATCCGACTGGATAGCCTTTATTCAGTCTAGATTAAATTTTCTAAACTCTTCTGATTGAGCCCTCTTCTCCATCTGCCATATCTGCTTCTAAATCAATAGCATCTGCAATTGAATCGTAGCCGTCATCTTCTGGAGTGTCAAGATAATTGAAGTCTGCTCCAGCTACTCTTCTATCTCGATTGTAGTTTGTCATCTCAACTTCTCTTACTGTAGATCCTCTAACTGCATCTCCAGGAGGTTCAGCAACAAATGCACGTCCTCTGGTTTCTACTCCAGATACTGAACTATTAGCATCCAAGTTTTTTTGTTGTGCTAAGAGGTGATTGATGATAGCAGGGTTTTTCTGAACTCTTTCAGCGAACTCTTCGACTGATAAATCATCTCCTTGAAGTTGAGCTTGGGTTTGCGCAATATCAAGTGCCATAGCATAAGAAAGAGAGTCATTGGCATATCCTGCAGTGGTCACAGAATTTTCTTTATTTGCATATGCTTTTTCTGCATCAATGCTTTCAGCTTCAATAGTTTTTCCATCTACATCAACAGTTCTAAGATTATTGTTATTCTGTTGTTTGAGTAATTCTTTCTTACCCTTAATAGCTGCTTTTTCTTCAATATTATCAAATTGTTCAGGAGAAATTTTCTTCAATAATCCCAATCTAATTGAATTTCTTAGATCTTTTGAAGCTTTTACTACTTTTGGGTCTTCCCAAGTAAGGTCAATAGCTTGCAATGGTCCAAAATTTAATCTAATATCACTTACATAGTGTGGACCAAGAGTAACATTCTGCACTATAAATGATTCTGGCTCTTGATTTACGCTCTCATTCATTTTTTCAATCCTTTTTGTTTATTGGTAATGATGTTATACCGTCCAAACCTTCTTTTCCCGTCCAATTCTCATTTGATTTAGATTCTCTCGAATTGGGATCATAAGAAGCTTTTCTTATTGATTTTTGTTCCTTGACAAAATCACTCATTTGCTTTCTTTTGACTGATGTGCCAAACTGTTTTTCTTTAGCAGTCAATCCTTCTTGAACAGAAAAAGTGTTAAAAAGTCTTTTTGCTTCTCCTTTGCCACAAGGACAAGGAATTACAGGTTGGTAATCATTAAAGGAAAGAGAAATTGTGAATGTTTTAGGTTCAGTTTCACATTCGCACAAGTATTCGTATCTAGGCATATTTGCTTATAAATTGTTCAGAGTTTAAAGGTATTTGTACAATACTTTTTGAAATCTTATTAAAGGAGTCTCTAAAAATGAGTTCAGAAATTACAAACGCAGGAACCACACATCATATGTATTGTGTAAAGTGCAGAACTATGGTTATGGTTACAGCACCAAAGAAAATTGTAATGAAAAGTAGTAGACATGCACTTCAAGGTAAATGTCCTCACTGTTCAACATCTACATTCAAAATTACAAAAGCAGAATAAACTTTATGAAATTTGTATTCAATGATAGCATAACAGCTTCTATTACAACTGAAAATATTGACAATAATAATATTAATATTGTTACAAGTGGAATGATTCTTGAAAAAAGAATGGTTACTGCTGGAACATATAATACGGTTGATGACATTTTAAAAGCTTTGGCCAAAGCCGCAAATGAAGCTGATAAAAAATCTATCATGAATCATCCTGAAGTCAAAACTATACTTAGTGATCCTGAAAAGATGTTTGAATTTACTAAGAAAATTTCAACACCATCATCAGGATCAAGTTCTTCTAGTTCTGGAAATGATCCAGCTAGCATGATTACTGATTACTTGACTGGAGGAGCCGAAAGAGTTGGTGAAGGAGCTGAAGCTTATGCGCCATTTCTTTCTCAAAAGGATCAGATAATTGCAAGATTAAAACCTCATATGTCTGACAAAGATATAGGAGAAGTTTTTTACAGATTTCTTGATGAATTAAAACTTCCTTTCACAGAAACTATTGGAATCTTAGAATTTTGTATCCAGCAATCAAGATCTTGTTATGCAAAAGTAAAAGATTTAATAAATTTTTACTTAGCTCATTATGGTCAAAAACTTCAAGGCGCCAATACAAAGAGAATTATTGAGTTAGCTTGTGAATATCAAAAATTAAATCCCACTGTAGATATTTTTTCCGTCTTAGGAGATGCTGTAGCTGGTAAACAACCAAAAGTTAATCTTGGTTATTTATCAAAAGATCCAGATTCACAATTAGTTTTCAATAACTTAATTATGCTTTCACAAGCAAGCCTTCCTGATCAAGATGAAGAAATAAGAAGACGATTCCAGAAAAGCAGAGATGCTCTAAGAAATGCACAAGAAAAAGTCAACATGCAAAGAGCTATCTATGACATGATGAAAACTGAAGAAATGAATCTTCAGTTAGAAAAAATGCTTATAAATTTTATTGGTCCTGGTTTCAAATTACTACTGAGCAATCCTTTGTATAGAGCTCTTAAAGACATGTTCTATGATTTAAAAGCTGGTGGTATATTATTAAATCAACTCAATTCAATTTTTGGCGCAGAATCTAATCCTACTAATCCAAGAATTACTTATCCAGAACAACAAATTGAAAGAGAGAACGTATTTCCTACTCAAAATGAGGGAAGACAACCCTTTTCTAATGAGCAATATAGATTTTTAAAATTAGCTAGTCCAGATATTACAAGACATATTTATGCGCAAACAGCTCCAGCTGCTGCAACAGCTCCAGCAGCAAATAAACCCACTCCCCAAGAACTTCAACTTGCTGGAAATTTTGTCAAGCAAATTTTAGATAGTATAGGTAAAACAGCAACTGATACACTTAATAGCATTACTAATGTTTTAAATAAACTTAAATTGAAAGGAATTATTACCAAGATAACAAATTTTTTCAATTCGTTGATAAATGGTATTAAAAAAATATACCAGTTAATTATTCAAGGAAAGTTGACAACTCAAGATTTAGAAAACGTATTCAGCAATATCATTGTTTCATTGTCTGGTCAGTCAAAAACTGCATATAATCAAGATATTTCATTGAAAAATGGAAATACAAATCAAAATTCTTTCAGTCTTGTGAAGAAATCTCAAAAAAGCCCACAGCAAGGTATTACTAGACCTGGCGGAGACGAATTAACAGCCAAGATAACTCAAGCTGTAAATATAATTGTTTCTGTAGGTACTGTAATAGCAACATTTATACTAGCACCAAGAGCAGCGGCTGTGTTAGCTGAATCTGATTGGGACAGCTTGATTAAATTGATAGGACCTGTAGTAATTGGCCTTAAAAATACATTGATACAAGTATTCTTAGAGCTTAACATAGTAGGTGGAAACGCTCCTCAGAGTTCTATGTTCTTTGACAACAATGGAAACCTTACAGACCAAGGTAAATTAATTTTATCTAATAATAGAGAGACAATGATTGCGCTGGGAATTTCAGATGCTGATGCTTCAGCTTTTGGTAGATTTGCAGTTCAAAGAACTTACTTCATGGAGCAGCTTCGTATTAAGGAAGATAATTTACAAGCTGCAGAATCTCAAGCAGTTCAAACAGGTAATCCAAGACAGCCTGAAACAACAGTTGGAGATTTGCCAGTAGACTTTCAAGCAAAACTCAAAGATTTCTTAAATTTCTGCACTCAAATTGAAAATCAGTTCAAAGCTAATGTTAACTTACTCAGAAATGCTTTGAAAAATACTAAGAATCTTGATCAGGCTCAACAAGCTCAAGCTAGCGGACTTTTATCTGCTTTGGAAAAAGATCTTATTGAAATTCAAGCAAAGAAAGCTGAGTGGTCGAGCATGAAAAATATTGCAGAACACATGATGAGAAAAAGACAACTTCTGCAAAAACTCAAACCTCTACAAACACAATTAAACACTTTGAAAAAATTAGGAATTCCTATGGCAAATATTATTGCTTCTCCAAATGGAATTTTAGCTCAAGTTAGTAAAATCAGGTCAGAAGAACAACAAGCTTTGGATAAACTTAGAAAAGAATATTATGAAAAAATGGATTTATTGAAAAATCCTGACAAAATTTCTCCTATGATGAAGCTTCCAACAAACACAGGATTGACAAAATTACCTACAAGCCCAAATCAAGTTAATACAGGATCACCCTTTGATAAATCTGATAAGTTAGATTCTGAAAAACCTGGAGATGCAAATGTTTAAGAAAGTATTAGCTCAAACAGAAATATACACTCCAAAATTGACAAAAGCTGATTTTGATAAAAATGAATCTAAAGTTCAGCAAGAAATTACACAAATAGAGAAAAAATATCCTACTTATAAGCAGATAGCTGTTGATGTTACATTTGATGGTAAAAGACAAAAACTTGACAAATTTCTAAAATTACTCAAAATAAAGCTATCAGACTTAAATGAAATTAAGAATATTAGAGGAGCTTATGACACTCCTCTGTTCGGCAATATTGGTGGAAAAAATGTTGAAGTGTCAACTGTAGACGCTCAAGAATCCTTGAAAAGAGAAGTTGCTTCTTTAGAAAAACAAATTCAACTTAGAGAACAAGCTTTAGCAGAACTTGATGACTATGTAGTATCTTTGTTAGTTGGAGAATCTGCTACATTGAATGCACACACTAGTGCTAAGTTTATCAAGATTGCAGAAGATGATATGGTCAAAGAAGCTGATGAAGAGATAGAAGATTACTATAATTCTCTTTATGATGATTCTGAAGGTAGTCCAGATTTTGGAACTGCTCTTGAACATCCAAAAGAAACAAGAAACGAATTGACTACTAAAATTCATCACCATAGATTCAAAAAGAAATAATCTCTTTTACAATTAATTTATGTCAGATATTGATTTTATCGAATATGATAAAATTTCAATTGCTTCAGATGCTTTCGTATCATCTGCAGAGTTAAATTGTTATTTTCAGTATTTACCTTCCACAAAAGCAACTTCTTTTAATATAAAGAAAGAGTTGCATACTGCTGGCACGACTGAAGACCCTGATGATTATAAAGTCCCAGATGTTTCTATCAAAATTTTGCCAAGAAAACTTTATAGAATTAATCCTTTTCACACAAACTACTCAGAAAATATTGAGTTAAATAAAGTAAATATTGATCCTGATATTATTTATCCAACCAAAATAAAAGAAAAAAGAGAAAAATTAATTGATTATAGTGCTTTAGGATTGAATGACGATCAAATTGAATTTATGATTGCTTTACAGAATTTAAAGTCATTAAAAACTGATGATACAATTAAGATATTAGATTTAGAACAGTTTGAATTTGTAGACGAAAAAGTTATGAATGGCTTTTTTCAGATATACCCTAGATTCATGGAAATGCTTACAACTGGAGTAAGCTCTGGAGGTCTTGGACAATTTTATGACGACACCGAAAGTTCAGAGTCTATAAATGCAAACGAAGCATTGATAAATGAAAGTTTGAAAAAACTCGGTTTAAATCCAAGCGAAGTTAAAGTAAAAAAAAAATTTGAAGTAAGACCAGGTAATTCAAACAAAGATTCTATCAACGAATATTTGCAAGATATTTCTTTTTCAAATAAAAATCCATCAAATAATGTTGTTGTTAATAATAATTCTACGACAAACATCAATCAATTAAATTTACAAAATTATAATAAAATACAATCACAAATAAGATCTTCAAACGTTACAAATAATGTTACATCTTTGAATAAAACTGATTTTAATTTTGTTGATAATAATAATAGAACTTTAAATCAAATAGTAAATAATGTAAATAAATTTTCTGATTCTAGTAAAATTGATTTTGATAATATTTATAAAAGTTTCTTAAAAGGTTTGAATTTGTCTCCAAATGTTGAAAATCAATTCTTCAAAATAATCAATCAACATAGCAAGAACTTAAGTTTTGAATTTAATAGAATTTTAAATATATCAGATAAAACGGTGTATGAAACCAACCTGAAAAATTTATCTACTTCTTACAATTTCTACAGACACATTGAAAATAGATATAGAGAATTTATTCAAAATCTAAATTTTTTCAACGACACTGTCCAAGAAATAAAACAAACAGAAATAAATTTACGAAACACTTATCAAAACATTCACAGACATAGTGTAACTCATAAAAATAATCATTACAAAAATATTCTTAATTTGACCAAAAATGTCAACTACGAATACACTGCAAATGATTATGAATTCCAATATGCAGTCTTGAAAACAATCAAGAATAGCAATCAGTATGTTGAAAGTAAAATCTCTAAGATAAAAAATGACTTGAATATAACTCAACAAAATTTATCTTTTGTCAACCATCGTGTAGTTCATATTCAAGAAAAAACAAACAATTATATAGCTCGTGAAATTAAAAACGTTCTTAATAACACAGATTATGTCGATGAATATTCAAACATTGTAATTAATAAAATAAGTAATATTTCCAACAATCAAACTGTAAGATCTTTATTGTCCCTAGTTTCTAATGAAGAAAAATTAAATAATTTATTTACAGTTCTTAGACAAAGCAACATCAACACAAATAATATCAAAAACTTGGTTGATGTAATAAATTTTTCAAAGAATAGTAATCTTGAAATATCCAAAGTATCAAGTTCAACTGTTGAAAATATAAAGAACTTAATTTCTTTATCAAAAAATATTATCGATATAAACAATACTGAAAATCAAATTGTAAATAATATAGATAATAAAATATCTTCAAAAAATTTACAAGAATTTAATTCTATTCTTAATTTATCAGAATCAAAATCGTTTACTCGAATAGCTCAGAGCTTTAAACAAGTTTCAAGCGTTTTAGAAAACTTAAACACCCTATCTGTAAATCCAAAGTTTTCATCAATTTATGTAGATCAGAAAAAAGTACAAGAAATAGAAAATGTTTCTAAAATAAATAAAACAATTAATAAATTAGATGTAAATTATATTGTGGAAAAGTTATCAAACTTCAATACTGAAAATTTAACTGAAAAAATAGATTTGATCAAGAATATTAATGTCATTCAAGAATTCAAAAAACAAGAAAATTTTGTAAGAAAAGTTACTAGATTGGCAAAATATAATGTAAATCAAATTTCAGAAAATATTGATGCTATATCTAGCTTTGAAACAAACTTTAGTAAAACAGAATTCAACTCAGAAATTGAAAAATTAAAAAATCTTATAAATGCGACCAAAGATATCAAGCAAACTACTGTTGATAATCTAAGCAAAATAAACATATCTAAACTAGATAATATCAAAGTCTCTCAATTTAATTTGGTAAGCAATAATCTTGAAAAATTATCTCAGCTTACAAATGTATCCAACTTATCCCAAGAAAACATTGATGTAATTAAGCAAATTACTTTATTGAATAACGTCAACGAAAGTAAAATAAATCAAGTTTCCAATTTGATAAATCTTACAAATTCCAAAGAAATTCAAAATCTTAAAATTTCAAATATAAATGAAATTTCAAATGTTGTTCAAAAAATTTCTAAATTTGACAATAAAGAATTATTGAATGTTATCAATTTGACAAAGATAGCGCAAGAAAGAAAAGTATACAATAGAATTTCAAACATAATTAAGAATGTTGAAATTTTGGATTCAGTAAATGTTACTCAAGAAACTGCTACTAATATTAGTAAGATTTCTAATACTAATAATATCAATCAAATTACTAAAGATTTGAATTTAATCTCTCAAAATTATAAAGAATTCAAGACAAGCATTCAACAAATAAATAAAGTATCTCAAGTTAAGAATATAGATCAAATAGTTAAAAATTTGAATTATGTAAACAATGTATTTCAAGAAAATAATTATGAAAATCGTTTAAGTAAAATTGATCAAAAAGACTTTATTACAGCTATTAATTTGAGTAAAAATTATATTCAATCATTTAATAAATTTGAAAGCAAAATAAGCAACATTTCGCAAAGACAAAGAATTAGAGAAACCTTACAAGATATTAACATTACAAATTCTGTTCAAAACAATTCAGTAGTTCAAATTACGAATAAGACTCAAAAGGTCCAGATGCAAGAATTTATTCAGAGTTTAAACCTGTTAGAGACTGAGCAAAATACAAATATTCTCAATCGTTATAGTTTTGAAAGTAATAAGAAAAATATTTCAAATTTATTTACTGAATTGAATTTGACTCAGCAAATAAAACAAGAAAAAAGAACTGAAAAAGAATTTGCTCGTATTTCAAAACGCATCGATAAAATGAGTAAAGAAACTATCAAAGTACAGGGAAATTCTTACAAAGTTGAACAAAATTTCTTTGACATGATGAATTTTTATAATGATCAGAAAATTTCTAAGACAAGTAAAGATAGAAAAGTTAATAATTTCTTTCAACTCTTAGATGTATTAAATGTTCAAAAAACAACAAACGAAAGAAAAGTCACTCAGAAAATACATAAAATCGAGCAGATTCAAAATCGTATCATAAATAATACATCACAAATAAAAATAGATGTCTATAAAGAGAAAAAAGAAAACTATTACAAAATAGATAACAGGCAGACATTTACTTCCAATAATTATCATTCAGAAAAAGAAGAACAGAAAAAAACTGAAAAAATAGTTGAAAACAAAGTAGAAGAGTTGTTTGTCAAGAAAATTGAAAATGTAACAAATAATTTAGTATCCAATGTCATTACGAAAAATGAATTCAATACTATCAAAAAAGAAATAATTCAAGAAATTTTTAACATAGAAGCAAAGACAGAAGAGAAGATCAAAGAGCTGCGTAAGGAAACCCAGCAGACTGTACAAACTATGTTAGATAGATTCCTAAGAAGTTAAATGGCAACTTATAAAACAAATAGATCGAGAACTACAAGTTTTATTGGAAAGTTCAAATTCAATTACGAAATTGTGCTTGGGGTAATTCCTGGAACTGAGTTTAATTTCAATGAAAGAAAACAAGATTTTGCCACTAGTGCTGCTGTAAATTTTTCTCATGATGCTTTTACATTCAATGGAGCTGTTCTTAATAACCCTCCTGTAGAGGCAGCTTTTAGATATCCTGGTGGTGGAGCTGACATCAATCAGGGATTGGTGGTTTATGATGAAGTTGCCAAAAAAGTATATATTCTTTTTTCATTCACTTTAGAAAAACGAAATGAATTTCAATCAACAACAAGAATGTCAGGACCATTTGTTCTAGAAGTAGTTGACTTCAATTATGAACAATCTCCTAGAGAAGGAAATTTTAAGATTGTTTCTGGATCTGTTGAAGGTACTGTTTTTTACGGTGCGCCTTTAGACGAATATGTAAGTATAGAAGAATTTTTTCCATCTGAAATTAAGACAGAGCCTTCAAGGACAGGTTGTGGCAATGATGAATTTGTAGTTCAAAAAGAATTTGACAAAAATACTGTCAGACAATTTCCTAGATACACGACACTTAATTGGTTCGAACTTATAAGACCTAGTTCATCGGGAACCATGGGAATCAAGTTGACTGCAGTAAATAGTAAAGGTCAAGTTAATGAGTTTTCTAAGTCAGTTCCAATTTCATTTGGTCTTTCTAGAAGAATGAACTACACTGCTGGAAAAGTTTTAAACGCATGGGCTAGGAACTTATCAAATAGTGGCTATATAGCAACATATGGCTTAGCATCAGATGCCAAGAGTCAAATTACAGCTAAAACTGATACTGTTTCAGTTGATCTAAGCAACTTTTCTGTTAATACAGTTTATGATCAATATTATAATAATATTTCAAATGCATACATAAATTATTCGGGAGAACCAACTAGAACTGTTACTTTTGATGCTGAAGTTTATGATTGGAAAACAAATCATACAGACCCATTGACAGCTTATCTTGTTGGGTTTGGAAGTACTAGTTGGCCACAGCAGTACAAGAGAATAAAATATAATAAAGCACAATTTGAAACAGTTGAAACAAATTCAGGTAAGATTTCAAGTTCTCAAACTTATGATAGAATTGGATTGGCCTTAGTTGAAGCAAATACATATATACTAGGAAGACCAACACAAAGGGATTCAAAATCTATAACTTTTGACAATACTCAAAAGTGGATTTTTGGAATGTTGGATGGAGCAAAATCAAAAGAAATTTTTGACGATCTTGATTCTCCGACTGATCATATGGATTATCCAACTAAGTACATTCTGGGAGCAGATGGATGCGAAGATGTAAATTTTTTAAATCAAGAATTAACTATTTCTGAATTAGAGCTACCTAGTAGTTCCTTTTCAATTCCCATACCATTGAGAGGTTGGAAGTTCCCTGCCTTAACTTTATTTCAGCAAAAAGAATATTTGATTCCTGGCACATCAAATATAAGAAGTTTTCTAGGCGATGGAAATGAGCCTAATTATTATGGCAATCAAAACTTATCAGGTTATAGATACTTAAATTTACAACTTAAATCTAAGAATAACGATCAACAATCTGGCATATTTACTATAGAAGAAATTTCCAAAGGCCCAACAACTTTACAAAATACTACATTAACTAACAAAAAAACTTGGAGTATTAAAACTAATTCATCTACATTCCAAAACTTATATATCGATCTTTGCAATCCTGATAACAAAATCGATAATGTAGATAATCAAGATTCTCCTTATCCTAGACTTAATGCTTACACTACTTCCAAACCATTAAGTGTAAGCTCGTTTGGTCTATTGTCTGCTGAAAATAAACCTAGTGATGATTTCATAATTACTAAACCAAAAAGCGGCATTGAATCAAAAACTTGGATAAACGAAGTTGTCAAGAAGCAAATCCAAAACTCAGGAATAATTTATTTATCAGATAGTAAATCAACCAATATTGATTACTTTGAAGTAAATACATCTGCATTTCCAAGTTCAGGTGGTACTAATATAATTTATGGAAGACCAAGAGTATTTAATGGAAAAATTAAACTAGCTTCTCCATTTAATGCTCTTGATGGTTTTACTTACGATGATAATGGTAATAGAAAAGATATAATTCCTGATTACTTTAGGACATTAGACCTTTACATTCCAAAAAATGACTTAACAGCAGGTAAGTCTATAGATGAATTATTATTGAGAAATCAAAAAGGCGAATATACTGAAGAGTTTGAAGTTTATGATTTTGATCCTGGATTCCCTGATGAAACAGATATTTTGGGCAAAACAGTTGCACAATATACTGATGGAGATTTGAATATTTTTACAAATCCAATTCAATTTTTAAAACAAAACAACAATCCATATGATGGTGTTATTATTGAAAATCCATCAACAAAGGTTAGAAAAACTTATAAGTTTAACGAATATTTCAGTTTGAATGACAATGGATTGAATTACATAACAATTATTTTACCAAGTAGTTTTGACAGAAATATTGTATTTCCTTCTGGAAGCAACATTAGGTTGGGATTCTTAGATAAAAAAACAGATGATGCTTTTAGATCATGTGTAATAAAAATAAAGAAAATTGACAAAATTCAACAAAATAAATTTAGAGCTACATTAGAATACGCCAAGATTGATAAGAATTCACCACCAAATTATGCTGGAATAGCTGTTTCAAATAACGGAGTTTACACTTTTTTCTCTCCTAATGCCCCTTTGGTTACAGTAGTTCCAACAAGGTTATTGGAATTTACTTTTCCTCTTGACACATCATTATTTACAAATATAGTTTCACGTGACCCAAATCAAAACGAAGTAAATGCTATAGATGATTATCCAGAAGATGAAGCTACTAATGGTCCATACTATGGAGTTTCAAGAATTGCTAAAATTGAATTAGATAATCCTCTCATTGAATTGGGCGAGACTAAATTAACAAGAACTAATTCTAAAGCTAATTTTGTAATTTCAGGAAACAATAATACATTTGAAGCTAAAACTAGATTCAATGCTTCTTCTAAAATTACAACTGAATATTTTACGAGAAGATTTTGGCAACAAAACACTGATGCTAGAGATGAAGAAGAGGGAGATATTGAATGGCAACATACACAGTCAGAAACTGTAGACTACTGGACACCATTTCCAAAATCTATTGCTGATTTTTGCAACGATGTTAACAAAATTGATCAATATGTTGCACCATCATGGCTGGATACAAATAACTCAGCTACCAATGTTATAAGACACCCAGGATGGATTGCAACAAAATCAAATAAATCTTATCCAGTTGACCCAATCACTGGTAATAGAATTTATACCAATAAACTGGATCCTGAGTATCTGAATCCAGATACTGGGTATGCTTCATGGATATTTGGTGGAGGCATATTAGCTTTACCAAATGGAAAAACTACAGGCAGTGGTACTACTTATCAAAAAGCAATTGATATAGATTTAAATCAACTTAGAATAATTCTCGCTCAAACAATATTCCATAGAATTAATGGTGATTTTCCTCCAGGTTTGCCTGATTTATTTGGCAATACATCTTTGAGAAATCAAGATGGATCAGCACAAGAATCAGTGTTGCATTTAAGAGGTGGATTGATAGCAAGAGCTCCTGGACATGGCCTTATTTTGCCACCAAGAAAAAGTTCTGTAGAAGATGTAAGAAAAGCTAACTTGATCGAAGTATTTTCACAACAAAATAAAGGATCTTCTGAATCAGATATTATTGGTTTTTACGAGACTGGTAGTGTTTACGGAAAAAATAGAAGAGACCATTTTATTGAACTCGAAAAATCTAAAAATTTTCCAACACCATCAGATTTTAGAAGTTCAGTGAGGAATTTATCTCAAGCTAAAAGAGAAAGAACATCTTTCAAGGGCGGTAAAACAAACATAGCAACAAATCTTACTGCATGCGAATCAGGATTTGAACAAGCTATAGTTATTGCTTACACAGTTCCAAGTACAAAAACTGGTGAAGAAAATCAAACTGCAGTGATTACAACTGATTCTTTTTTCACTACACAATACGAAAAATATCCTGTGGGTTTTAATGTAAATACAGGTATAGGAATTACTTTAAAAGGTGAATTCCCATTTCTCATTTCTTCAGAACTACATATAAATCAAACAAAAAGAATTCATACATTCTTGTTGACTGAAAGAAATTCAGTAAAGAATTCAACAAGCTCTCACGATTATGATTCTCTTATATCAGCAAATACTGACATGAGAAATCAAGCTTCTTGGCATCCATACATACAAGGAGAACCAAAAGTTGATGCAAATTTTTCAACATTATCAAAAGCATTTAAATCAACAAAACTAAATTCATATTTGATTACTGACCAAGCTGCACAGTTGTTCAATGTGGGTTATGCTGATCCTGGTGCAATTTTAGTTAGATCAATACCACTTAATATTACAAATATAACTGCGCCACTTACAGACAAGACAATTTTCATAGATGGAGTTGCACCAACATTTACTTCAGATTTTAGATTATTAGAACCAATAGCTTCTTCGGGTACTGCTCATTCATCTTTCCCAACAATTGTGCAACTTTCATCAAGAGAATACGCTGTTGCATATTCGATGAGTGCGACACCACGAAAAATAAATTTAAAAATAATTTCCAATTACCAAGCTCAAGATAGAAATACTCTTTTGGACTTAGACGTTTTATCTGGAAACACAATTAATTCTGATTACAATATTTATGGTCTTACATCAGATTACGATGAAAAACTGGGTCTTCATAGATCTGTTTTTTGGTGCAATGGAAATATTTATTATTTTGAGCATGCTATGCATTCAGTTGACATGAACTTGAAACGCAATGAAACGCTCCATTTGATAAAAGGAAGACTTGACGATCCATTGGTCTTGGAATTATCAAATAGAAAAAACATCATAACATACTATGATTCTTCTAGTGAATTTAATGCATCTGTCCCTAAGCACAAACCAGCCTTAATAAGTTGCAAAAAACAAGAATACAATGGAAAAGTTATAGTAGCTTACGATACTGGTAAATGTAACATAGAAGCTGTTTTATTGAATCCATATGCATCAATACTTGGCGTAAGAAAGTTTGATATTGAATGTATCAATACATCAGATTCCACAAATACAGATACAATCACAAATACAAAACCTATTGCTAATATTTCAGCAAATCCTACCAGTGGTCAATCAGCATTATTTGTAAGTTTCTTATCAACAAATTCTTACGATCCAAGTGGAAGCGCTTTGACTTATGTTTGGAATTTTGGCGACGATACTCAGTCAACTGAAGAAAATCCAACTCATACATTTATAAATAATACAACTGATCCTATACAATTTAAAGTATCTTTAGTTGTGACCAATGCAAATGGATTTAGCAGTGATCCAGCGACAGTAATTATTACAGTCAACCCAGCGCCAGTTAATAATTTATTGCCACAAGCAAAATTTTCAGGCACTCCAATTTCAGGTTCAGTTACTTTGAGTGTGACATTTACGGATCAATCTTCTCCAGCTAATGACGGATCGTTTATTCAACTTTATCAGTGGGATTTTGGTGATGATAATACTGCAATAAAATTCGATAATCAATCTTTTACTTATGATTACACAAGAGCTGGTAAATTTACACCTTCTTTGATTATAAGAGATAACCTACTAAGAATTTCAAGTAAGTTTATAGGACCCACTATTACAGTGGATGGTACCGTCAACAATCCACCATCTCCATCTTTTAATTGGGCTCAAACATCGTATAGTCCAAATTTAAAAGTAAAATTTACTGATACTTCAAGTGATGATGAAGGACCATTAGTTGCTTGGAGCTGGAATTTTGGAGATAACCAAACAGCTGACGTTCAAAACCCAGAACACATTTATGCAGATCCTGGCAAATACAGAGTGGTTCTTACTGTTACTGATTCTGGAGGACTTCAAGTCTCAGGAACAATTGAAATTACAGTTGCTCCTCCAGGAAATAATCCGCCCATTGCAAACTTTAATTTTTCTCAACAAAATAGAAAGTTGATTGTAGAATTTACTGATCTATCTTCTGATTCTGATGGGATAATATCTTTGTGGAGTTGGGATTTTGGTGATGGCTCTACAGATCTTGTTCAAAATCCTACACACGCATATTCTATAGCTGGTACATATCAAGTAACTTTGAAAGTAACTGATAGCGGCGGTAAATTTAGTTCTATCACAAAAAATGTAATAGTTGCTCCACTAATAAACTTACCTCCAATTATAAATAATATTTCTGGTTCACAAATTGGTTTCACACCTTTACAGGCAAAATTTACCGAAATATCTATAGACCCAGATGGTTTTATAACAAAATGGGATTGGAATTTTGGAGATGGACAAACTTTTTCGACGACAAATAGTTTGCTTAAAAACCCAACTCATACATACTTTCTACCTGGAACGTATACAATTAGATTAACTGTAAGTGATGATGGATTGGCTGACGGTACAGAAATTAAAACAGCTACATCTTCTATCGAAATTACAATTGTTTCACCTCCTGCAAACAAACCACCTATAGCTTTATTCAATGTTGATATCAATAATATTTTGGCACCAGCAGTGATAAACTTTACTGATCTTTCTTCTGATTTAGATGGAAAAATAGTTTCATGGCTATGGGAATTTGAAGCTAATTCGTCATTGTTTTTCAATATTCAAACCTATCAAAAAGTTGTTTCACATAGATTTACAAGATCTGGTATATATCCAGTTAAACTCACCGTTACAGATGACGGAAATCTTACAAATACTTATATATTTGAAGTAAATATTAAAAATAATTTACCTGTGGCTGAATTATCAGCTTTTCCTAATCCAACTTTGTCTCAAACACAAGTCAACTTTTTTGGTAATAATTCATATGATCTAGATGGGAGTATTACTAAATATAATTGGGACTTTGGAGATGGAAATAAAATTCTTCAAGGCAGTACAAGAGAAAGCCATGTTTACACTAAACCTGGTGTATATAATGCTTCTTTGACAGTAACAGACAATATCGGAGACACATCAACAGCTAATTTACAAATTACAATTACAAATAGAAATCCTGTTGCAGTCATTACTTATACGTCTCTAAGCGTTAAAGCTCCAGGCAGTTTAACTTTTAACGGTGATACATCTTATGATCCAGATGGAATCATAGTTTCATATAACTGGTCAACAACAAATGGACTTTCTGCAAACACACCAAACGCAACTTTTAATTTTACAGTAGAAGGTTCTTACACAATTTACCTAACTGTAACAGATGATTCAGGTGGCACTAATACAACCAGTGTTTTAGTAATTGTCACACCAGCTGATAATGTTTTGCCCATTGCTATTTTAAATGTTGATAAAAGTTCTGGAGTGATAAATGATACTTTTACTTTTGACACACTTGGATCGTATGATCCAGATGGAAATATTGTTTTATATCAAATAGATTTTGGTGATGGAACTTCAAAACAATTTGCAACTCCAGGCCCAATTTTACATTCTTACAATAGGGTTGGAACATTTACTGCAAAACTTACCTTGACGGATAATAGAGCTGGCCAAAGTTTAGAAACATTAAACTCTAAAAAAATTATAATTATAAATAATCAGCCTCCAGTATCATCTTTTTCATTTACTCCAAATAATGCTTTTACTTTTGATGTAATTAATTTTTCAGATAATTCTACAGATCCAGAAAATAATTTGGTCAGGTGGGATTGGGATTTTGGTGATGAAACAAGTTTTACAACAAGAGATCCTTTGCAAAAATCTCCGCAGAAATCTTACAATAAGGGTAAAAGAAATTACACAGCATCTTTAACCGTTTATGACAACATGGGATTATCAAACACATCATCTCAAGTTGTAAGCATTTTAAATAGAAAACCATTTGCAGTAATATCTACAAACACTGCCCCATCCAATAACACTATTTCTGGAATAGCTCCTTTTACTGTTGTTTTTGATTCAAACTCTTATGACTTGGATGGAACAGTAGTTGATTATGAATGGTATTTGAATGGTATTTCTAGCACACCTTTTATAACCAAAACTTTTACTTACACATTTACAACAGCAAGATTTATTCCATATGTTGTAACTTTACGTGTCAGAGATGATGATGGAGATTGGAGTGATGTTGCATCAATTGGTGTTAAGGTAAACCCAGAAAATATTCCACCCGTTTCAGTAATTAGAGCAAACCCAGAATCAAATACAAGACAAGCACCAGTGACAGTAAGTTTTTCAGGAGCTGGAAGTTACGATCCTGATAATATTGGTGGCGAACTTATTTATTCATGGGACTTTGGCAATGGTAGTAGATCAAGTCTTGTAAATACGGACACAGTTTATTCACAGCCAGGTACTTATAAAGTTTCATTAACTGTAACCGATAACTTGGGAGCTAGTAATACTGCAACACTAGATTACATTGTTAAAAATAATAAACCAATTGCAGTATTAGACACAACGCCACCAGGTATTACACAAGTTGAAATAAATACTCCAGTATTATTTACTTCAAATGGAAGTTATGATCCAGATAATAATCAATTTATAAATGGATATAAGTGGCTTGTAGATGGAGTGAATCAAAATTCAAACACACCAACATTATCTACATCATTTAGCTCAATTGGTTATCACACAGTAACTTTATCTGTTTTTGATAATTTGGGATTAGAATCAGATCCTGTGTCAAAAACTCTGTTTATCATCTCAAATCCACCACCGCCATTAGCAAATCAAAATCCAATTGCTATTTTGGGTAATGAGCCAGGAATAACTGGTTATATTGAATTGAAAGTTGGAGATACTTTTACCTTTGATGGAACCAGATCTTATGATCCTGAAGATACCAAAAATATAACCTTCGAATGGTCTATAAATGGTGTAAAGTCTGGATTTAATTCTACATTTGTAAATCAATTCAACATGGTTGGAATATTTACTGTTAGCCTTGTAGTATTTGACAGTCAAAAACTTGCATCAACCCCAGCAACAAATTTAGGTCAAAGATATACGGTAGATGTAAACGTTACTGTTCTACCTAATCCTTTAGCAAATAAACTATATTCTTCAGGTCAAGCATTATACGGAGCAATTGCAAGTGGAAGTAATACACCTGATAGATATGGATTTCAGTTGATAGATGATACAAAACAATACACAATCATTGAAGCTGGTCTTTACCATACTTTTGTGGTAGATATAGATGGAAAATTATACGCAAGTGGATCAAATAGCAACGGTCAGCTTGGATTTCCATCCAACATTTCACAGTTGAATTCACTTACTTTGGTTCCTTTGGCAGCAAAATACAAGGTAATCAAAGTATCTGCTGGAGATTTATGTTCGGCTATTATAGCTGAAGACACATCAATTAATAAAAGAGTTTTACTAGTTTGTGGCTCCAATGTAAACGGAATATTTGGTCAATCTTTACCTTTGACAAATATATTTTCATTTCAACCAATATTGGAAAAATCGAATACTAATAATGGATTTAGTTATGCTTCCAGTAACAGTCTGGCTGATGTATCTTGCAACTCTTATATACTTGCATTTATAGACAATAAACAAGTTTGGGTTAGTGGTAGATCTAGATATGTTAATAAATTAGGAATTTCTAATTTAGGATTCTATCCAGTCAATATAGATCCAAATCCTGATAAATATATTGGAAGTACAAATTATTTGAATCCTTTTAAAGTAGAAGTTGGATTTAATAACGGTTTGGGATTTGTTACTGGAATATCATTTGACATAGATAATCAAATAGTTTGGTTTAGTGGTTTGTCAAGTTTAAGAGGGTGGGGATATGCTTATGATATCTCAACATATGAGAACAATATAATTATTATAGCTTCTTCTCAAGATCCAGCAGAAGAAAGAAGTATTATTTCATATGGCTTCGCTACTAATGAAATACCTGTTTTCAATGTTGGATATCAGGTGGCATCTTATAGAAATCCTGGGCAATCATATATAAAAGTTTCAACAGGAGCACTTGGACTTTTGGCTTTATCTCAAGATAATTTTTATCCATATGGAGACAATTCTTTTGGAGCTTTGGGATTTGCACAAAGCTATACGAATTCTAGAAATGAAAATATTAAGAGTGGTGTACCAATAAATGTAATTCTGTCAAATGCTGGAGTTATAGGAGCATATGATATTGCAGCTGGTGGAAATCATTCAGTCATATTAGCATCTAATATCAAGCCATCTGGACAATCTTTTACAATTATTAGACCTGACGGGTATCCAATTATTACAAATCTTACTATTTATCCAATTACTCAAATAGTTGGGTAAAGGTATAACATCACTTTAAATTTTATAATTAATATATGAACCTTTCCCCAGATCCACGACAACTTAAAACAAATGTTACTTTAAGTATTTTGAATGCACCAGAAAGTGGATTTTTTTCTGGAGAATACTCAGCTTCTTCTGCGACAAAAGCTCAAGATAATCTAGCTGTATTAAACTACGACTTCAACCCTACGTACACTGATAGTGAAGGTAATTCTGAACCAAAATATAGCACTAGACTTAAAGTTTTGTCATCGCTGCAAAATGCTAGAATTCCAGAAGTAAATACATCTATAAGTGCATCATCTTGCACTTTTGCTTGGGGCTCAATTGCTCCTGACGAAGTTGATCCATTCTTAAACTTACTCAAAGGTCCTTCAAAAGAACTTTACGATCCTGTTTTTATTGGATCTCCCACTACTGGTACTGTTACAGCGCCTGTAGATCAAAGCACCCCTCAATTTCCAAAAATTCCATTTACAGGTGAAGGAAATACTCTGGTCACTTACAACATATGGAATACTGTCAATCCAGACTTATCCCCAGTTACAAAAGAGGCTTATAAATATATTGGTCCAGCAATCAAGGGTAAAAATACAGGAACACTCAGAACAATAAAAGATCCAACATATGGAGCTCAAGTAGAAGTAACTTCAATAAAAACAGTTACGCAAATAATGAGATATTTTCCAACTTCTTTTGATGCTGTATATCAAACAAATGCGGAAATTGTAAATCCAGATGGCAACAAAGAACCGATATTGGCTAGAGGAACTTTAGGCAACAATGGATTTCACATAAATTTTTCAATATCAAATTTTCAAGAATCAACATCTTCTATCACAGTACTTGTAGCTGGTGGGATACCAGATAAAAATAATGATTTTATATGTAGTATGGCCATTATTTTTGAATTAAATAAAAAACCTGTCATAAAAATTTATGATCCAGATACAAATCAGTTTTTGATACAAACTGATGTAATTGCTCCAGTACTAGATTCAACTACAATGTCATCCTATGATTTGTTTGTGCATTTCGCAGGACCAAACATGCTTATAGGTTTTAGTCCTGACATCACAAAATGGAACACTATTATAAATTTTAGTGGAAGAGAAGTTTATTTTAATCCAGCCACTTCAATAGTTATGACGATGAGCAATTGCAATCTCAAATTTAGATATTCAGCAATTATTTTTAATAATTACAATAATGATCAACCAGCGAATTCTAAAGAAAACTATATTGTTGCTGAGTTCAAGTATTCTGGGTCAAAAATTCCAGATGTAAAAGCGTTTGTCGATGTAGTAAAAAAACATTTTGAAAAATCAGCTTATATGATAAATGCATCTCCAAGGTCTACTGGATTTAATGAATCAAATCCAAAAGATAAAAACATTTCATATTTTAAGGACTTTAGATTAGACGCAAATCAATTTTCTGATATAGTTCCTATAAAATTTCCAAATTACACAAGCGCAGACAAAGACAAAAAAACAGTTTATTTAAAACTCATATATAATACAACAATTGAAGGTCCAGCATTTTTACAAATTGAAGTACCTCATCCTGGAATATTAGCTGCTGAAGGAGTAGCAAATTTAAATTCAGGCAATAAAGGAGAAACAGATTACAAGTTTGTTAATCCTGTACTAAATCAACTTTTTTATGAAGTTGGAAATGTTACTGGATGGGTTGATTCTTGGTCTGTTAGTTGTCAAGCAGTCTTATCAAATTTATCTAGAATTACAAAATCTGCAACAATAACCTTAAAAAACATAGATTCCGAAGAAGGATACAAATTTATCAACGCTATTGAAAACAATTTGTTGGTAGTAACAATAGATGCTGGTTATGTTCAAGGAAGCTTAAGCACTTATTTTCAAGGTTTTATTACAAATTCTTCATATTCCAGAAAAGGAAATGACAGCACTTTTACTCTTACATGTCAGGATTTAGCATCATTTATACTTGATAATATTTACTTTGATAAAAACATCTTGCTAGCTGGAATGAGACATGACTTAGCTATTGATTCTATTATGGCTAGTTCTGGCTTTTGGTCATATTATTTTAGAAATAACAATGATTCATTATCGGGTGGAGTAATAAGTGGAATTGATTTGAGATTAAATAGCAGCTCCACTAACAATCAAGATCTTATTAAGCTTAATCCATTAGATAAAATTTATGACAAACTTGGAAAACTTCTAGAAAGACTAAACAATCCATATTCTTTACCAACTTTTAGATGGGCAGAAAAGTATGGATTTATATTGGAATGTCGAAATAACTACATAGATAAAGATCTGAAATTTACAGGCTTAAATCCAGCTGGCACTCAATATCTTTTTCAAAGCAACGAATCAAATCCACAGAATTATTTGGCAAAGTTTCAAACTGATTTGCATGGATTGTTAGTTGATGAATATACTATTACTACTGATATCAAAAACCTAGCTGCAGGAGTCAGAGTATTTGGTACAGCTATAACAGGATTCTTAGCTGATGAAAGATACTCACCTGCTTCCGTTTCTTTGCAAGATGTTCCCATTGAGGCTCAACTTAGCTTGCTAAAATATCTAGCTAAAGCTCCTTTTGATGCAACACAAGCACCATATGTAGGCTTCAAAAAATATTTAATTTGGGCTACTCAAAGAAATGAAATTCCAGATCAACAAGTCTTGAAAAGAATTACTGATAGTGTTGAGCTAGTTTCCAAGACTCCAATAAGCGCAATATCTTTTTCATGCTATGTTACAAAGCCACTTACATTTCATGGAAAATTTATGATAAATGTTTTCCAAGGACAAAATGCAAACTTTACTGATCAATATGTGTATCAAAGTATAGATTATTCTTACGATAAAAATAACAACTTAATAACAGCAAATGTAAGAGGAACTAATATGCCAATTTCTTTAGGGGGAGTATAAAATGCCATTATTTCAATCTCTATCTTTTGTGATAAATGATCAGATAAGACAGAACACTATTAATATGCAACAAGGTTTGACGTTGAGGTCTAATGTAACTCAGGCCTTACAAGTTATTAACGTCAATAAAAATAATATAATAGAAGAGCAAGATGTTTTACGCTGGGGATATGCAAACTGGGGCGTTGAAAAAGTAACATCAGATTATAAGCCACAAGAAATTAAGTAATGGGAAATACACCAATTTATGGGTTTGGATATATTGAACCAAACCAAGATTTATCAGAAAACATTGATTTAGATGAGCTACGTTTTAAAGCTATTGAAAATCAAATGTACAACCTATATCAAATTTTCAAGAATGGAATTATTGAAGACGATCCATCTATCCCATCTTGGCGTATACAAACTTACTCAAATGAATTTAGATTAACAAAAATAACTATTACTTCAGGTAAAGGTTTTGTCTCTTATAAAGCTGGCAAAACATCATCTTCAAAAGATGTAACTCTGCCAACTATTCCAACAAACGTAGGAATTTCTAAAGTCTATGTTTATGCTTATGAAAATGCCAACACTGCTATAACAGGCGACGTTGATTTTGTTACTTCCCTAACTGAAATAAATGATAGTGTTAATTATATTTCGTTAGGATATTTAGAAATCAATGTTGCTTCCAATGCTATATCTTTGTTTGAAACTACAAGACAAGATATTACATTATTTTCATCTCTGTCATATTTAATAAAAAATCATAAACACATTGGTGGATCTGGCAACCCATCACCCATAGATTTAACTAGCGAAGTTAAAAATCAAATTACAAGCGAAAATATTTCTTCAGTAGACGCTTCAAAAATTACTTCAGGTGTACTCAACTCTGCAAGATTACCCACTATCAACCACTCATCATTAGAAGGTAAAGGCAATCTTACTCATGATCAACTAGAAACAGCTTTGTTGGCAGTTGTGAATAATGATGCAAATGATAAAATGTCTGATTTGTCAATTGCAAATAGATTGCAAATGTTAGTAGCTTTGAAAAAGACTGGTGGAGTTGGATTTACTTTTATTGACTCTACTCAGATAAATACTATCACATATGTTCCAGGCATTTATCCAAACACATCAACAAATGCTGCAACTGGAAATTCAGCAAATTTCAAACAAACTTCATCTGTGCCTAGTCAGTATACTTTGGCAACTATTTATGATACAGCGCCTTACAATTCAGGACTGGGTATAAGTGGAAGTGTAACATCAAGCAATTTTGTTGGTGATAAATCATTCGTTGTAAAAAATGATTTCTTGCAAGCCAAAACAGTAGCTTCTTCATTGGGATCATCCGTAAATTCATTTTATAGTAATGTGAATATTTCGGGATCTGCGACTACTGGTAGTTTCACTATAGACACACCATTAAACTACACAACTCTTTCTCAACCAGTATCAAGTATTTTTGATACTACTGGAAATTGGGATACTGGACTTGTATTTACAACAACATATGCTTCAAATAAAGTTAAAGTAGACACAAGTTTATTTGCATATACTTTATTTGATCAACCAAAATCATTTGACTATAATTCAAAAGTAGGTTTTGGCTTTTCAGCTGGATTGGGCGAAACTGGGGCAGCACTTGGAAAAATTTATATGTTCCTTGTTGTTGGCAATGGTAATACTGATCCAGGATTATTGTACGATCAACAAATAAATTTTGCACCAAATACTGGCACTGGTGCATCAACTATATATATCTCGCCAGTAACAAATACTAAGATTTTTGATGATACTACTTACGGATTTACTGGTTCAACTGCCACTTATTCATCTGTGAATTTATCAACATTTGGTGATAATAGTCTAAAGTCATCTGTTTTGGGATTTGGTTTTTATTTCTCCACTGATCAAGGTTGGAATGCTGAAAAGCAAATTAAATTTGAGCTTATTACTCCAACAGATTCTCAGATAAATCCATCAGGAAATAATGATTCTTTAGTATTAGCAAGAAGAAATGCAAACGATCAATCATCATCTGTCTTTACTTGGAACGATTTATACACTTACAAAAATGCTAATTTTTTATTGAGATTTGATTCAGGCGATATCAATACTCAATACAATCAAATTCAATATGATATAGATGTTCCTACAGGCACAAAATATACAATTCAAAGTAGATCTAACACAAGTTCAGATTTATTCTATAATTTTAAGACAGTATCCGAATCTGATGTTATTATAGCTACGCCTAACACCAATTCTAGTACTGGACGATATCTTGATGTATTATTTTCTTTGTATTCAAATGAATTCCAAAGTCTTGCACCTACAGTTAATAATCTCAAGATAAATTATTCAACTGTTGGCAGTGCCACTACTAGAGCATATGACAGAAACTTAACTGACACCTCAAATCAAAAATTTGGTTGGGTAAGTGATGTTTATTACAATAAAAATGCTGGGTATGGTGTTACAAATCCAGACGATACAAATTACCTAAAAATTTACGATACATCTAAAGTAGGTAATTGGGTGTATCTTAGAAATAATAATCTTATTTCTGCAGCTAGTAATGTTTTAGAAACAACAGTTGAAGACGGAATAGATGCTGGGACTTTAAGAAATTACTTAACTCCAAATCAAATATTCCTGAAATCAACAAATTATGGTTTGGACAATCCATCCGATTATCAATCTTTGCCAAATGGTGGAAATATAATTTGTGATACCAAAAACGATAGAATTATTTTGACAGATATTGATGGTAATTTTACAAAAGTAATTCAAGGCAACATAAGATTAAGATTATTGTCAAGAGATTTTGTAGCATTATCAGCTTCATTCAATCCAGATACAAGAAAAATATTTATTGCATTTTCTCAGAATATATCTTTTGTAGATTTGACAAAAATTTACATTAATTACGACAATATATCTGTGAGAGGGGATGACACTAGACTTTCAGGTGAATATTTTGATCCAATTTTTGACAATTCTTCAACTTATGTTTTTACTATAGATGACACTGTTGAAGGACGTGCATTATCTGTCGCACTTAAAAATTCGCTTACCAAAAAGATAAGACTTGATAAAGGCTGCTTCACAAACTCTGGATTTTCTATAAATACAAATACAATTTTATCAGCTACGATTCCAACATCAACAGTATCATCTGTAAACAGAACCGAACAATTTGTTGCGGGTATAAGTACATCAATAACAGGGACATCTTCTATTGCAGCTGGACTAGCAGTTTCTACAACTACTGTAAATACAGTAACGGACTATAATGGAGATGGAACTATATCTTCTTCTGTTATGTACGGACCAAATGCTCAATCTGATGACATAATTTTAGATTTGTGGCAAGGGCCCATTCATTTTGCAAATATTTACAATCCAGTGTCTGTTCAGTACGATGAAATAAATTCTTTGATAATATTAGCCCAACCTCATTCAAGATCAGTTCTATGCTATAAAAATGACACTGACTTAACATTACAATGGGCTATAAGTTCAGACATAGTTAATTACTATGATAATAAATTGGGGTCAGCTTACTTATTATCTAATGGAAATGTTTTATTGGGAAGCCCAGCAATAGACTCAAATGATACTGGAAAATTACAAGTATATAATGTTTCAAATGGATATATTGAAACAAAGCTTACTTTTAATAATGATGTAGTAAAAGCTTTGCCTGGACCAGCTTCAGATTTATCAAACTTTTATGCACTTACTGATGATGTAATAAATTATGGAGCAAATTCAAGATTGCACCTTGTAAATAACTCAGGCACTATTTTGTCTACTTGGGGGGATAACAACGAATTATTTCATCCTAAAGGTATGAGAATTATTGCAAATGACAACATCTTGGTATCGGAATAAAATATGAATATCCAAATAGATAATAACAAACCAATAATAAATATAATTGATGATGAAAATAATTTATCTTTTGAGTTTATTTCTGCAGACAAAAATTATTTAGTTAGTAAAAATGATTTAAGCGCCAGATTGTTGATGAAAAAACAAACTGTGGCTAACATTTTATTGTCAGAAAATATATTAGAAATTTCTTTTGAAAAAGTTATCTCTTATATTCAATTTATTTCTGTCAAGTTTAAGTTTGATTCAATTGTAGAAATTCACAATAATTATATTATTTTTTCAAGAGGCAACAAAGATTATGTAATTGATTTTCAAACTACCAAATATAGTTTTGAATCAAATGATACTCTTCTACTCATTCTTGATAAATCAGAACAAACTATCAAAGTTTCTGAATTAAGTTCTTTTGCAAATAATTTTCAATCGCAGAGTTTTAGATCTTTCACTGCAACTAATTCATTTCTCATTGATGATACTTGCAAAATGCCTGAATTTTCAATTGGAAGCTATGATGATCTTGCCTTTTCTACTCCAAGACCAGTAAGACAAGGAAACCCAGTTATATCAACTGTTCCAGCATTAATTGATACAAATTCTTTAACTGATGATATTGTCTATTACAATACTGGATTGGGGCCAACTTCAAAAACAATTTATTTCAAGATTGTTTGTAATACTGTTATTGAAAATACATTATCAACTGGCGACATATCTCCAAAATTACAGCTCAAGGTTTATCTTCCTAATGGGTTGGATACAGTCAAAGCTCCAGTTTATGTAGATATGTATTTTGTTTCTGCTGATACAACTAACGACATTTCGGTCTATTCTGCATCATTCACTTTCTACAAACAGGGAAGATTTAATAATATTGATTATGTAGATGGATTTATGTATTTCGACGTACATTGCCCTTTAACTGTACAAAAATCAATACCTTTCCAGTTTGATTTTCAACTTTTATAGGGTTCAAAACGGCTGGCAAAGAATATTTTAATATTCCCTGTTTAGCGGTGGTTACAAGTGCCATATAACGTTACAATAATTTTACCAAACAATCTTACAAGCGGATATCTACAATCTGAATTTATTAATCTAGGTCAGCCTTACACTAGTAATTCTTATTCCAAAGATCCTACGCTTGATAATAATAGAAATACTCTTACTTTTAGCTTTGAAGTAAGAGATAGTGGCACTCGTGAATTAACATATTTACGCAGAATCAAAACTCTTTATTTATCCAATGATCCAGAATTTGATCCTGTAGCAACTGTCGCAATCCAAACTTGGCCTTCAAACTCTTATGTATTCGATCCAACTTATGATTATGAATACACTCTCAACCCACTCTATTTCTTTGACAATACATTAAACCAAGGAACTATGGCTACCCCTACTGCGGGTGGAACTGGGTTGTTTAAGGTCTACAACTGGCCTTTAAGCGCATCTGGTGGTCTTTCTACTGTCTATATGAAAGCCATATTAGAAGGCCCAAATGGTACTGATATTGAGTATCCAATGGGTTATGGTATTTTTGATCAGATTAGATGGGAAGGCGAAATACCTGTAAATCCTGATTTTCCAGAGATACCAAGTGCTAAATCTGGTTATGTTGGAAAAAATACACTTCTTTCTTTTGTAAGTGGCAACCAAGTATCTGCTCAAACTGAAACAACTGGAATAGGCAGATATGTAGCTAGTGTTTATGAAATTTCAAACACTGGTGGAACTTATGATGCATACTCAGCGAAAAATACTACCAAAAGAACTCTTATACCATCAGCATCCATAGCATCAACAACACTCACTGCATATAGATACTTTGATGGAAACTACAATGCTTCGTCTTTATCATTAGGTGCAAATATTGGTCTTACTAGTGCAAGTTATGGCAAAGGTGTATTTTTCTACAGTAAAACCAAGCTTACACCATCAACAAGTAAGACAGACTATTACACACAAGCTGGATTTTCATTTACAACATCAGGAATTGCTGTAACATCACAAGCATTTTTAAAACTTTACTCTGCTCCTGATACTAGTGCAAATGGAAATGAAATTGTTTGTAGAGTAGATATTCCAAATAATGATAATCCAATAGCATATCTTTACACTAGAATTAATGGTTCAGATAGCGCAAATAAACAAATAACCACTCTGCCTCATAGTATTCTTCCATTGCTTCAATCTGGCGGTTTGATGGAAATGTATTACTCTTCTATGGGTACTACAAACTTATGCATGGTTGAAACATATTTCACACCATATTTAGATCAATCAGTAGTTTCAAGAAAGAGTTATTTGCTAGGTAATGCTATCTTGGCATCTTTTGGCAGTTCGTCAGTCGGAAGTGCTTTTGGCTATCAAATTTCACAAGCAACTGGGTCTACATTCTCTGGTGGGTTAGTTGTTGAAGAATTATTTTTAGCTCAAGGTAAGTCAAAGCTCTCTGCAGATATTGGCGACTGTACCAATGATGATATTTCACTTATCAATGCTCCAGTAACTGAAATTGAATATGGATGGAATGATGCTGTTAATGAAGAATTTATTGTTCTTACTGATGCTCCTTCTGATGTAACTTTCACTACAAACATCACTTCTATTTTATATGAAGTAGATAAACTTGATAGCACCAATTCATATTCTGTTCCTTTGCACTATGAACTTCAATTATATAAACCATCACTAAGCAACAGAAGCAGATTTGAATTTGCATTTAAGCACGGATCAGATGATGTTTACGTAGCATTCAGCTCAGTGTCTTCGTATAGGTCCCATACTCAAAATAGCTTGACAGTAAATTGGGATAGACCTTTCGGTGTAAGATGTGATGATGGATTTGCTTATACTGATGCTCCACTAAATGCTCCAACAATTTTAGTAAAGTTTAGCGGTGAAAAAAATGAAATTTCTGTTTCATATAGAAGCGAAGACAATAAATTAAGAAGACAAGTTTTAAGATCTTATCAACCACAAGCTGATGTCACAAAATTTGTTTTTGAAATTACTGAACAACTTCCAAATTCATTCACTGGTAGATTTAAGAATAAGACTTATACCGGCACTTATTTATTAGTCAAAGAGATAACAGGTAATGGTATTAATCTTGTTGGTGCTGTTGATATGCTTTTGCCTATTAATTCAAACACATCTGGATTAGGATATTTTGTTGGATTTGGTGTTCGTAAAAGTTCTTATAATAATGATGGATCTACTTACTTCCAAGATCTTAAATGGTCTGGTATTCCTAATTTTTATAAAGAACAATTTGACAACGATAGCACAATTAAGACATTCTTATTGAGCGACGAAGGGTCTACAAATTCAAAACATTATTTAGGTCAGAAATTATTAAGTGGCTTGACTGATTTAATTGATTATCAATATGAAACAGCCAACACATTACCAAAACTTACACTAGATGCTACCAATTATACTTTCAGTGCTTTACCAAATACACCAACATATTCATCAAATGTGCTTTCTGCTGGTACTGCGGGAACGTTAGTCTTGAATGGCGGATACGTTACCTCGACTACTGATTATATTTTTGTTGCTGGTCAAGGAACAACTGCACATAATGGAGTTTATTATCAGACAAGAGTTGGTACTGCTACAACAACCTGGAGATTAGCACGAGTTCCTGAAATGGATACTAGCGCAGAAGTTTACTCAGGTATGATGGTTAGAATTCCACAAGACTTTACAATAGCAAGTACAAAATGGTATCTTTCTACTCCAGATCCAATTACATTGAGCACATCTGATTTATTATTTACAGCAGTAGAACCAACACCAGATACAATCTCCTTAACAACAACAGGCTCAAATATAACAATTGCAAATATTACATCTTTGACAATTGATGGCACTGCACTTTCTTCATTGGCAGTCGGAAGTAAAATTCTTGTCAAAGATCAAATTGACAATACTGAAAATGGAGTTTATGTCAAGTCTGTTTCTGGATTTGCTTTAACTTCCACAAATTATAATGTCCCGTTAAGAATTACTGGCGGAACTGTAAATGCAGACACTAATTGGTACAAATCACAAGTAACTTTTAATGGCAATCTTGTTGATAAATTTATAAGCACTACATTCTTTAAATCTATTACTGTTGGTGAAATATCAAGCTTTATCACAACAACAAAACCAAAATTATTTGAATTCAAGCTACATTGGAATGGATACGACAAACCATTTCCAATGAACGAACTTAAGATAAGATTTTTTAAGAATTTAGGATCTTTGCCAGATTATAGCAATCCACTTACTTCTTGGAAATCTGTTTTATACAATCCATTTGTAGCTGGCTTCAATAATAGTCCGAATAATAATCTTATCCAAGTTCAGTTGGCAGATTCAGATTGGAACCAAAACATAACACAATCTGATGTGATTTGGGTGGCTATAACAGTTCCATTTAATTCAGCATTGGGTAGAGCAAATGGAATAGAACTTTCTGATGTAGATTTCATACAAAATGCAGAATTTTCAGGATACAGAAGAGCAAACAATCTTTGGCATAAACTTCACGTTAGATATGAAGAAAAAACTAAGAATTTGACTCATAAAAACTCAATTCAATATAGAGTAAGAGCAGTATCTCATGGAAATATTTCTAGCTATTCAACAAAATTAAGTAGTCCATCTCAAGTAGATGTAAATCCACCACTATACTCTGGAGATGTTCCTAATATTCTGGTTGCTACAGAGTCTACTTTGAGAATGGTGCAGTTATCTATTCAAGCAGAGGATAATGAGTCTGGAATTCTTGCTTTTAGAGTAGGAAAAGAAATTGATAACTCATTTATAAATTATACTCCTTGGCTTCCTTGGGATAAATTTATAGTCAACACAGAAAATTCATACTATTTATATCTGTATGGTCACTTAAATTATTATGCCCTTGGACCAAAGAATACAGCATTCGATAATCAAAATATTGGATTTTCTGGACAAAGAAAAATTTGGGTTCAATTGATGGATTACATGGGAAATATTTCAGAATCCAATCCATTAACTTTTGTTGCTACTTCTCAAGCACTAGTAGATACTCAAGCACCTTATGGAACAGTGAATTTCTTTGATCCAAAAACCAATCAAGAAACCATTATATCTAATCTTCCTCAATCTTGGATGAAGATAGATGGTACTGACATAGTTACAGGTATTAAGGATTTTCAAATAAGAAGACTTTTAGACACAGGTAATGGTGATTGGTCAGAATGGATACCTTATTCTCCATATGTCAAGGTAGATTTTGCAGGCGAAAGCGATGGAGTTAAGAAAGTTGAAATAAAATTCAGAGATTTTGGTAATAACATAACTCAACCTGAAGTTAAGTGGAATGCAATTAGGAGACCAAAAGTATAATGGTGCCGACAATTTTTACAGCTAGTTGTTCTTGGAAAGGACCTAATGATAGCGAAAAAATATTATACTTCTCTGGAATATCAAAGAAAAGATTTACAAATATTTCCTTAGTAGATAGTCTTGATCCAGCTTACACTGCCGGGACTGCATTCAAGTTAGTCGGCACAAATACAAATGACTTAGGTAGAGTTTATAAAGTAAGTTCAAATGATGAATTGTTTGTCAACTCTTCGGTAAATTATGGAGTTGATGATTATAATAATTATCTTATTTTTGAAACTCCAGTAGATGGTTCTATTGTAAATGTAGTTTTGGAAAGATATTACGCTTCAATTCATATAGCAAATCTTGTCTCATTTGAAAAAATTATTGATCTTGAAAATCAAGCAGAAAGAGCAATTACTTCTATGGTTGCTTCTGATGGTGGAATTTATCTTTCTGGCGTATCAGGAAAAATCTGGTTCTACAATGGCGAATATATTAGTGGTCCAGTATTCATTCTTCAAGACAATAGTGTAGATCTTTCTGCTTCTACAATGATTTCTCATAAGTTTGAACATGAAACTGAACCTTATTTGTATGTTGCTTCAGATCAATTACCAAGATTATTTAGATCAAAATTAAGTACAGCATATAATGGAAGTCAATGGGAACAAGTTTACCCATTAGGTGAATTAGCAGCAAATACAGGTGGAATTCTTTCAATGGTTTCTGCTTATAACAAGCTTTTTCTTGGAGCTTTGAATAAAAAAGTTCATAGATACTCTAGATCGCTAAATATTTCTTTATCACAGCCTACAAACTTAATTACTGAGGAAGTCATTGTCAAGGAAACAGAAACTGAAACTCTTGAAACTTCAACATTGATTGCAAATAATATTACTGATTATGAGGCAACAGATTTTGGAGTTAGATGCTTGGCCGTTGGTAAAAATCAAGTATTAGCTGGAATTGATAAAAAGCCTGAAATTTGGTCTTACTCTGAAGTTCCACTTTCCAACCCAACAATAGATGAAAGTTGGACATCAATTTTATTTGATGAAGTTTTTATGAATGATCCAGCTCCAGCACAATTTTACTCATATGACAACAATACTTTGTCAAGAAATGATGAAAATGTGGCAATTGCAAGATTTCATGTAGAAAATAATCCAGCGCAATTTGATGAATTTTTAGTAGTCAAAGGCAATACAAGATCTTCTACTGGAGCTACAACTTATGGTGCTAGATTATATGAAATTTCTGAAGGATCTGATTGGGAACAACTTTTACGAGATAATCTTCCAAGTCAAAATTTTATTAATGTCAAATGTGCATCTTGGGAATCAATAACAACTTGGAATAATTTTACTTCTCTTGATGGATATGATTTGATTGTAAATGATCTTTTTCTACTTAAAGATCAGACTGCTTCAGGCACAAATAGTATTTTCAATGGAATTTATGTTTACAATGGTGCTAATAATACTCCATCCCTTGTAAACATTACTCAATATATTGTTTCTGGAAGTACTAAGCTCGGTTTCTATATTGAAACTGGATACATCAACACTGGCAACAGATATATTTTGAATTACACAGATTATCTGTCATCTGGAAATTTTTTGATAACAAAGCCAAGCTATACTTTTGAAGCTGAAGTTATCAACTTGAATTCTAGCCAAGCTGCAACATCATCTGACTTGAGAAACGAAACAACATTAAATAGTTCTGAACAAATCCCTACAAATTCACTTTCTGGATATCAAGGTTTTCAAATTGCAGATCTTTACGGACAATATTCAATCGAGTTTAATTCATCAACATTAAAGCTTTCTAGTGGATTGAATCTTGTTGAAAAAGCATTAGTCACAACTGGATTGGTAGCAGACTGGCAATTTTATAGTGTTTCAAACGGAGTAGTCTCCTCTAGTGTGCAGTCTTGGACTATTGGTCAATTTGTTAGTAATTTATCTGCTACAACTGAAACAAATTATGATGTCTTCAATGATCCTTATGACAAATATGTTCTAAAGATTATTCCCGCTTTAACAGGAAATCCATCAATTTATGTTGATAATTTAAGCATTGATGTTGATTTAGATTCTGTAATTTCAATTAGAGTAAAAGCTAAACCAAAGTCAAAAGTATTAAGTCTTGGAAAAATAAAAGCTTATTGGGCTTATGATGGAGGTATTTTCAATATAAGTGCTGAGACAGCTTTGCATTCGTCTGATGATTATATTCAATACAAGATTGAGCCTATTTGGAAAGGTACTGTTGGAAGGCTGCAAATAGAATTTGTAGATCTTCCTGAAAATGCTGATAGACCTGACGAGATTATTATTGACTTAATTCAAATTCAATCGATTGAAGATGTTTTTGATATCAATAATAAACTTTCAAGAATAAGATGGATAGTTGAAGACCGTGATATAAAAATTTACTTGGGTCAACAAAAAAATCCATTTTTAGAAAAGAAAAACTTTATTTCTCTTGACACATACAGCTCTAAGTATTTAGATTCAACAGCAAATAGCTTTGATTACGACCATCCATTTATACAATTTGGAAAAATTGATAACAATGCTGGAGATTCATTGGTTGGCTACTCAGGAGTTTCATTTATTATAGGTGAAATTTATGTCCCAACAAATTGTAAAGTTGTTGATTTCAATCAGTCTGTAAAACTTCCTTCAACTGGTGGTGTTAGGTTATTTACTTATCACGATGGAACATTATATTGTGCTACAGATGGTTTTATAAGCGACAAAATTTCAGAAAATCCTGACGACAGACAAAGCAAGATTTTCTATTACAAATCAGATTCAGAAAGTTGGTACCTAGAAGACATCAATTTTGCAAGAAAAAAGATTTTTGACAATGCTGGTAATTATAATCTGTATGGCGTTATCAGGCCGTTGACAGCAATTAGTTATAAAGGCAAATTGTTCTTGAGCGGACACTACGGAAATATCAACCCATAATGAGTGAAAATTTGAGAAATACATTTATAGCTTTCAGTGGCGCTAGTCCTGGAATATCTACAAGCTTGACCAATCTATCATATACTTCTTTTGATGGTAAAAGAATTTATTTAAACTTTGAAGATATAGATAGCACAGGACTAGAGCCTGCTACTGGTTTGGAATTAAGATTTTCCGTAAGTAAAAATTTTGGAGCTATTGCAACTACAATCACCCCATCATCAACTTTTGTTGATGCCAGTTCACCGAAGACATTACAATTAATTTTATCAGATGCAAACAGAATTGTAGATTCTTCGTATAATGGAAGTGGAGTAGCTTTAACTGCACAAACAGTCTTTGTATCTTACAATGCTACTGGTTTTGGCAGCACAGTCGCAAAATTATCCGACAACGATACACAAAAATCATTTGTATCATCATTTACAGGCGTTGGTATTTCAAATCTTACCAAAGAAGCCAACCCTCCTGTATACAATTATTCAACTACAAGTACAGACGGAACAAAAGTTTACGTTTATTACACAGAAGCTACTCCACCCCTTCTTCCAACTTCAAGCATAAGTGGTTTTGCGGTTAGCCAAAATGGTTCTGGAATTGCAATTTCAAACGCATATGTTTTGGACCCTACAAGCGCTACAAACGGTAAAGTCTTAGTTCTTGACTTAAATTCAAGATTGGGTGTAAATGATGGAACAAATCCAGTCACTCTTACATACACTCAACCAGTATCTGATTTTTTCAAAATTAAAGATAGCACTGGTACAGGCCTAACTTACGCTGTTTCATTTGCTGGAAGTGCAGTAACTAATCTTACAAGCACTACTTTTTTACCGAGAATTACTCAAGCATACACAGGTACTGGTGTTTCTGGAAATATTGTTTATGTGAGAATGTCAACAACTACAACTCCAGCATCACCCACTGGATTTGGAGTTTCGTACTCTAGTGTAGCAAAAACTATATCTAGTGTTGGTGCAACTGCTTTATTGTATGCTGGGATTGCAACAACTCTTTATTCGCTGATAATGTCTTCATATTTTGGCCCTGAAGATATTGTGTCTGTAAGTTATAACCAGCCTGTATCTAATTTTATAACTGATAGAACTTCAAATGCCAATAAAGTTGCAACACTTTCTAGTCCTATCATAGCAGTCAATAATTTAACTGACACAACTGCTCCAACTTTAGATAGATCAAATAGTTATATAGATAAAGATGGGCAAGATATTTATTTAAAATTTACAGAAAATAGATCTAGACCTATGCTTCCTTCAACAGGCATCGAAACATTTTTTGTGTCTATCAATGGTCAATTCACTCCTATAAAATCAGCAGTTGGTTTGGGAGTTACATTTGCCACAGATGTAAAATTATCTCTTTACAATAAAATTGATTATAACAGTATAGTCAAAGTTGGTTATAGTGGGGATGGCGGAGCTGCAGCATTACGAGATAGCTCAAGTAATTATGTTGCAAATTTTGAACCGCTTATAATATCAAATTATGGGGTATGATAATAACGGATTTTTCGATCCAAAGTATTGGAACGAAGCTCTCAACAATGGTACTTCGATAGGTTATGAAATTGAAGATGAAACTACGGATGTATTTGTTAAATCCGAATTTTATCCCAATGCAAGCGTAATTTATGATACTGTCCCACCAAAAGGCATATTAATACTTAACAGAAAGTCAAATGATGTAGATCCAGGAATTAAAGTGCATTATTTTTCTGGCACTGGATATTCTTCTATAACTACCGAATACACTGACACAACTACATCTTATTCATTTTCTAAAACTATAAATGCATTTAAGATTGTTTCCGATAAAGCACAAAATATTTCAACAATATTTTTGAAACTCAAAAAAACTGGAAGCATTGTAAATCTTGGCGACAGAATTAATGTTGCTTTATATACTCATGATTCCACAAATGATGCTCCTTCTGCATCGCTTGGCAGTTTTTCATCAATACAATTTGATGATTTGACTACTTCTTTTGATTCATATTCCTTTACAAATACTGGAATTACTTTAACAGCAGATACAACTTACTGGATTCATATAACATTAGACAACTTACCTATAGCCGTTGTTGGGCAGGCTACTATAGATATTGCTAATTTCACAAATACATCTTCTGAATTTGCATATTATGACTCTACAAATACAACTTGGATTAGAATAGCAAATACTTCACCATATTATAAAATTACAGCATTCAATACAGCATCAGCGGAATTGTCTTCTAAAGATTATTTACTTGATTTATTTGAAATTCCACTTAAAGAGGTATCTGTTTATGGCGGAAGTTCTGATCTTTCAAAATTTGAAGTTATTGGCAATGATCAATCAAATTACATCTATAAAAAGTTTGATCCAGTTTATGAAGATCTAACTAACTCTACAAACAATATTTATCCAACTGTTACAAATTTAATTGTTGGTGCAACTGCTAAGAATACCAAGACTTATATCCTGCAAGTAAAAAAAACCAAAACATCTGACTGGGAAGATATTGTTGAAAATATTGCAGATTCAGAAACAACAGATTATTTAAACTTTACTTTTACAACACCACTTTCTTTGTATGCTGCCCGTATTGCATATCAGGGAGATTATTTTACGATTGATCAACGTGGGGACATAACTATTGCTGCTTATGATCAATTTTCAGATGTAGTATCAGCACAAATATCAAGATTCTCAGATTTTAGAGATGCAACATCTTTTCCAAATGCAGATGCAAAAGGATTCATAGATTTTTCTGCTGGTGAAACTACCTTTACAAATATTGATCTTACTAATGCAGCATATTTGTGGTCCAAAAAAACAGGAAATGCTTCTTCTGAAATTACAGCAGTTGCAACATTCAATGACAAAGTTCTTATTGCAGCAAATCACAAAATGTTCGTTTATAAAGACGGTGCTATATATGAAATTCTCAATGAATCACTTGTAAACGAAAAATATCAAATTACTTGTATTCATGTTTACAATGGAAGAGCTTACGCTGGAACAAACTATGGACTTGTTTTCACATCTTTTAATGGAGAGTTTTGGAGTGTATTAAATGCCAAAGATCCTTTGTCAACAACCAATTATAAATTACTAAAGCCTATTGTTTCTATAACATCATTGGGAAATAATTTATTCCTTGGATCAACTAAAGGCTCTACAAGTATATGCTCAGTTTATCAGTACAATGGTAAATCCATAACAGAAATCAAGACATTTTCATATGACCAAGTATCTGCATTAACGGCTAAAGATTTCACTTTGTATGTAGGTGTTGGTGGAGATTATGGAAGTGCAGCGTCTGCAGTTTATAAATATTACAATTCTGAATGGGTACAAACATTATCCTCAAACTTTGACAATGTTGAGTATCTTGCAAAATCAATTACAAGAAATTCAGTTGTAGCAGGATTTAGAGGAGGCCAAATTTGGGAGCTATCGTTTACAAATGCAACAGCTAATTCTTGGTCTAAACTTTATGACACTTATGCTGACCATATTCATTATATTTATGATGACCCAAATGGCAACTATATTTTTATTAGCGCTGATAATGGAACTTATGGATATTTTAAGTCAATAAATGGTTTTAAAAAAATAGTTTCATATTCTTATGATACAAATCAACTAAACTCTACTTGGAGATCTTACACTGGATCTGGTATTACTTGGACAGATTTAGGAGACATTGAAAGCTACAATTTTGTTGCATATAGAGGTCAAACTCAAGCAATAAATTACACAGGAGCTATTGGAAGTTCATTTATCCCTCCAACAGGTTTTACAAATAGTTCTGTTTCATTTGAAGGGGCAGTGTTAGCTTCAAAAGATGGCGCATTATCATTTAGAATTGATAGTAGTGTTGGGTATAATTTATTTGTTAATGATACTCTACAAATAAGTAATTATAATCAATCTACAAATTTAACGACTCTTTATTCAACAAACGCTTTTAATACAACAGAAGGCGATTTACTCAAGATAAAGCTTCAAACTACTAATAATGTTGGGTCTGGAACTACTTTTAAATTATTGTGGCAAAAAGCAGCTGGAGAAACATTTGAAGCAATTCCATCTTCGCAATTCTACGGCTCAAGTAAAATAAAATCTGTCACTGCAATTGGAAATACATTCTACGGTGCTGGAATGGATGGTAGTGTTTATGAATTTACTACAACTCCATATGAAAACAACAGTAGATATATTTATGCTAGATTCAAGGATGAAGCAGGCAACATTCAAGGCGTAGCTCTTCCAGCTCATGCTTCTGGATTTCCATTAGTAAGTGACAGAATGATACAGGTGGCAAATACAGCAAATAACACAAGTTCATTTATTCAATACACCAACACTACTATTGTCTCAAATTCAAATACAACAATCAATCCTGTGACTGGAAATACTCAGAACAACCAGAATAATAATCCAACACAGGGTCAAACAAATGCAAATACTACACCCACAACAACGACAAATACTAATTCTAATAACCAGAATTTATCTACGACTAATAATTCAGGCGTTATCTATCAAATTCAAAAGAATGCTGACAACTCGCTATCTAGGAAGGGGATTTATGTTCCCCCTTCAAGAACTTACCCAGTTTACGCTCCTGACCGTAAAATCAGAGAGTATGGAATTTATGAAGTTCAGCCAATTTATGTTCCAACACTTATTACGTGGACACAGATTGTTGCCTTAATTTTAAATAAATATCCATCAAGCCCAGATTCTTCATTAGATAACGGCACACAAGTTAATATTTATGTAAAAACTGGCAATACAAGAGCAGAATGTATTGCTGCATCATACGGAGATCCTCAGTCATTGTCCACAATCAATGACAGTCTTGCACAAACAACTACACAATCACTGTCAGTAGATTTATCTGCATATTCAGGAAAATGGTTGCAATACAAAGTAGAGTTGATAACTGCTACTCCAAATGTCACTCCAGAATTGCTGTCTTTGACTATTTCTTACACTTCATCAACAGGCAGCTATTTCTTCACAAGAATGTTTGATACATCTAATTATGACACTGATGCTCCAATGATTAAAAGAGGATTATTATCCTCTAACGAATTAAAAAACAATGGTAGCATCGTGTACGGATACACAACTTCTGATGACACTAATGAAACATTTAATTTTGCTAACTACACAGTAATTTCGCCTAATCAAACATTCGAATTATCAGAAGCATCAAGCAAAATTAGATTTGGAATTTTTCTTACAAGTGTAGGAACAACTCCATCTATGGTCTATGATTTTGCCGTACAACTTGATATAGGAGATGCTAGCATCAAATTCAATCCAAGTTTATAGACAATATGGCTAATCGTACATCAATTTACAAGTTTTTATATTCATCGTTTGGCGATATTTGGTATCCAGGTTATGACTATGAAAATATGCTTACAGCTGAAACCAATTTTTCAGGCATATACTCTTTCTTTGGGCCTGGAATCATCAATGGGTGGAATGTAACAAAGTTAGAAGATAGTAGAGCTGATCAAATTTTGCTTCTTGATGGATACAATTCTAGTGCATCAAGCGAATATGGTCAAAAACTTGCTTTATTGAATCTTAATTTTTCTATAACTTGTTTAGCAGCTACAACTACAAATATTACTTTATCCAATACTCAAACAATAGATGGTATTTCTGTAGTAGTTGGTGATTTGGTATTAGTGAAAAATCAATCCACATCTTCTCAAAATGGCGTTTATACTGTCGCCTCTGGCTCATGGACTAGACATTCTTTACTTAATTCTTCTTCAGATTATTCTGATAACTTTGTTGTTTATGTAAGTTCAGGCACAGTAAATCAAAAAACTTTATGGATTGGCAGTGTTGCATCGTCAAACTTTACATTAGATACAAGTAATTTATATTTTGAAAATGCTTTCAAACAGTGCATAAAAGTTAGCACAGGCGATGGCATCATTGATAAATATGCAGCAAAGACAGAAAAACCATATTACTTTAGGCAAACAATTGGTAATATTTTTTATGTCTGGGCTGAGTCTGGAATATCTACTTTATCTGATGAAGTATGTAATATTACTTGCCCATTAATTCCTGATGCTAAATACAACACATATTCGAATGCAGTCTATCTTGCAACTGTAATTTATAAAGCAGACCCAACATATACTGATTATAATGTTATTTCAGAAATAATATATGAAGAAAGAAGAAATCAAATAAATGAATCTTCAGGAGAATTTCAAAGACAACTTCAACTTTCATACCTCAAACACAAACATTTGGGAGAAATTAATTCAGCTTCCAAAATAGATTTAGGAAATTATCTAGTCTTGTTTGCATCAAATAATGATGGAAGTCTTTCTTATGACAATACCAATATTTTTGTACTCAAGAAGTCTGATGGATCAATTTTTAACGAATCTTTGACAAGATACGGCACTCCTGTTGTAAAACTCGATGGAACTATACTTTCTACTTCAGATTATTCAATAAGTGAAACAAATAAATTATATTTATATCAAAATATAAAGGCAACTTCTAAAATAGAAGTATATTTGCCATATTCTACTGACAAAACTCTTTTTGCTATAGATGTCAATCAAGCTTTGCTTTCAAGTTCATTAGTCTTTGAAAGTTATATAAGTTTGACAGATGGCACGATTTATCAATTTACTGACGCTCTTGGAGTTACTACAGATAAGTACAATTATTTTTCTTGGACAGATTTTCAATATAATGATGCAAAAGTTTATTTGTCAGAAAATCTTATTGAACCAGTAAATTATGAAATCAATCCGTATTCTGGAACAATACTCCTCAAGAGTTCAATACCTAACTATGATAACTTCACATTTTCAGATTTAAGAGTAATTATTATCTCTCGCAAAGAAGAAATTAGAAATTCACTTTCAAATGATTTTATCAATAGTTTATCTGCAGACAGTATATCAACTGGTAAAATATCACTCAATAACTTAAGAATAAACCATTTTAGCGAGAATAGATATAAAGAAACTTTGACTTTCGTTCCTGATAAATTCTTAGTAACAGGTATCGGAAAATCATACTTATATCCTCAGAATACAAATTCGTCCATTCAATACAATGATAGTTTATGCTTCTTCTATAAAAGTGCAAATATTTTTTCTAGTTTAAATTTAATTTATGTTGCTTCTTCTAGGGGTTTGTTTCAATTTAATATCAATAGCAACACAGCACAAACTACAAACTGGCAAAATGATTTTGGAAAAATATTATCACTACAAGACAATATAATTTATCCGACAAATGAAAATTATTTTAAGAAAGTTTATGCATCAACAACTTTAGGGAAAGTTTATTATAAAGATACTGAGGATGTATGGTCTGAATTAAAACTTCCTATAACAGAAAGCGGAATAGCAAAAACCATAAGTGCTTTTAAGATTTCTTCTGATAAAACTGCAGACGGATCTTATCAAACTTATCAATATGGTTTGACAAACGATAAAGTTTATTACAGTATCATTCCAGACAATACAGCTTATCAAAATTGGAATTGGAGTGAAATTTCAAGTTTTTATAATAGCTCAGGTACTGCAATAACTAATATCTATAATCTTTCTGGAATTGAAGAAATATCTGTTCAAAAAACTACTTTTGTTGAAAATGCTGAAGATGATGTCACTATTCAAAGAGCGTTATACATTGGAGCAATAGGTACAAGCACTAAAGGACTTTACTACGGAGACTTTAGCCAATTATTACAAATATTTGACGAGCCAGTAAAGGGAATTTATTGGATTCAAGATGGCACTTACAAAAATAATATTATCTGGTGGAATGATTATCAAGCATTTATAACTCACACTGCAAAGTATATTGAAGATGCTACAGGTAAGTATTGGTCTCTTCCATTCTCGCAACCTACTACTTCTTTTAGTAATGCTTTATGTGCTACTACTGGGGATATCTCACTAACAGGAACACAAATAATTGATGGTGTATCTGTAAGTGCTGGTAATATTGTTTTAGTTAAGAACCAAACAACTAAATCAGAGAATGGAATTTATGTTGCATCTGCTGGAAGTTGGACAAGATCAACTGAATTAGATGTCAACGCTGAATTCATCAATTGGAAAACTGTTTACGTCTTAAGCGGAACAATTAATGCTGATAGCTCTTGGCACCTTGTAGTTGAAGATGCGTTTAATTTTGGAACTTCTGATGTTGTATGGGAAGTTCAGAGACTTAAGATATATCAAAATTCAACTCCTACTGGGGCTGGTTCTAGTAATATCATTAATTGCGTAGTTCAAAGAAATTCAACTACATTTCCAACTGATTATTTAGTTGGTCATTCAAATGGAATTGCAAGACTACAAGAAACATCTTTTGGATCTACAACAGCATATACTGAATTATTTTGGGAACCTGTCTTCCAAGGATCAGTAAATGCTCTTTATAGTTATGATGATACTTCAAATTATGGAAAATTATATGCTGGAACAAACAACGGCATTTTCATTAGCACAGAACTTCTTTGGCAAGATGTAAATATTTCAAACACTCTTTCTCTTGATTATCGATGGAAAAGAGCCAATGATACATTTAGCGAAAATGATACAGAGTTTGCAGTTTTTGATAAAGAATATAATCAAATAACTAGCTTTTCCTTAAATTATCCTTATCAAATGGTATCAATTGGAACTTCATATGTGCCTGGTAATCAGCTATTCTATGAAAGAAGTTTCAATACTTTCACAACAAATCCTTGGAATAATACACAAACTGATAGCACAAGAATAATTACTTATATCAACAATGAACCAAGTACAATTCCATTTTATTCCAATGCGTCTGAAGGCAAAATAACATTTACCCAATCAGTACTTAAAAAAGATATTGATAATGTAAAATTGTCTGTAGTTCATGATTTTCCAACAATATCGGATGCTGGAACAAAACCTCATTCTTCAACATTTGTTCCACTATATAAAACAAAAAAACCTATTGCATTACTAGCTAGAGCAAACTCAAATACAGACACTAAAATATATGTCAATCAAGATATAGAAAATTATTCTCTGATAGAATTGAAGAATGGCAATAATTATGAAATTGCCATAATAAAATCAATTGATAATACTTCTTTTCCTTCAGAAATCTCATTATCTGTAGCAAGACTTACAAGCACTACTACATTTGATGTTGGTACAGAAGTATATGGTATTAAAAATGAGATTGTTTCTGGATTGGAAGATGATCTTTATCTTGCAATTTCAAATCAGACATACAACTTGGCATCTGAAAATAATTCCAATATTCAAGAGTTAGCAAGAAAAATCAAATCAATAAATTCAACTATATTTGACTTTACTGCGCCATTTATATCACAAACAGATACAAGAGGACTTAAGAACACTTTATTAATTAATAATTTCTCAAGTAATGCTAGTTTTGATAGTTTAAATTCATCATTCAAAAACAGAACAGAATTAATTCCAACAGTAAATGATTTTGAAAGTGATCCAATCCAAGTCAAGGGAATTATTGGTTTGACAAAAGATGGCACAGGTACAAGAATAATTACTGAAAAGGGTGTTTGGAAATATACTGGATATTGGGAGCTTGAAAGCACATTAGACAGTGCTTTTGATACCAGTTATATTTCATATAATCCGAATCTTGAAATAATTGTTGGCGCTTCTAATGGGCTTTGGAAGTTTGACACAACTTGGCAAAAACAAACTTCATCAGCAAGACAAAATGCATATCTCACTGGTTTCTGGAATGGTTCTTTATTTGAAGCATTTGCAACTAGTGATGGATTAAGTATTAAGCTTGGTTCTACTACTTTCCTATCTGACTTCCTAAAACTTACTTCGAATAATGTAAATGGACTTTTCAAAGGTACGTATACAAAGAATAGTGCTGGAACTGTATCTGAATTTGAAAGTTTACACGCAGCAGGAGACGATGGATATTATGTTATGACAAATAGCACACAATATTCAACATTCTCTTCATTCCTTGTTCCGAGAAAAATGTTCAATGCTGGAAATCCTGAAGGCGTAAACAAATTCTATAAATCTTTTCAAGCATATAGCGTTCCTTCACTTACAAAGAAATCAGAATATGCAAATCCATTATTTATTCTTACTAATGATGGTATTTTAAAAGTAAGAAATTGGAAATATTCTTATCCAGATGATTTAAATTCTTCTGACTTCATTGTTGAGAGCAGATATTTGAGAGGACTACATTGTTTCTCTTATGCAATTGACACTGAAGCCGCTATTGGATCTACTCCTGGCAAATCTAAAATTTACATCGGAACAAATGATGGAGTTTACAGATCTTTTGATGAGGGAAATTCTTTTGAAAGATCAGACTACATTGGTACACTTCCAACTTGTGTTTATGATCTTCAAGTCTTTTCTTCTACATTTGACAGCATCACTCAAAATGTTTTAGTTGCTTGTAGTAATAATGGAATTTGGTACACACTTGATGATGGTGATTGCTGGTATAGAACTGGTGAAAATACAAGTGAAGGATATAGTCCAGTACTATTTGCATCCAAGCCTTCAAATGACATCAGATTTATAAATAATGATAGTTCTTCAGTCGGATATTTAGCGCAGACATTTACTACATCTTCAACTGCAAGCACAATTTCAAAAGTATCTGCATTCCTGTCAATTAGAGAACAAGACAACATTGCAAATTCTTCATATAATGACAGTCTTGCAAATACAACTCTTACTGCTTATGTTTACTCTGTTGACGCCAATATAAGGCCACAAACTCAATTAGCTGCTTCAAGTCCTATCACATCTTCAAGTGTAAATGTTGGTGGATTTACAAGTTTCAATCTTATTAGTGCATTAGATATACCAGGAACAGGATCAACAACTTTAGCCCTTGTTATTAAAGAAACAGCAAGTTCTATTCCAATCTTTAAGTGGAAAAAAGCATCTACAAGTAATCCTTATTCTGGATATGGATATACTAGTGCAAATGCTATAACTTGGACAGGAATTAGTACAAGTTATGACTTCTTCTTTCAAGCACATTATGACAATGCTTATGCTCCAATAGAAACTATTGTTCCTATTGGTAATTACAATAACACTGAAGTTAATTGGGATAGTGGAAAAAGCAAAGGTGTTATTTCTAGTGATGATGGCTACTTATATCTAAAGCCTAAATTTGTAATATCAAACGTTTTTGATAATTCTGCTTCTATGAAGATGTCATCAGGATTCTCAAACGATTTCAACAATCTGATTACAAATATTTTTACTAGAACTAATCAACAATACTATGCTCAATTTTCTTTTGCAGATCTTTGGACATTTGGCACTAGCATAAAGCACGAGACAGGAAGCGGGTTTACAAACTCTGGAATCGCAATCACTTCTATCATTGGATCATTGAAATATGATGGCGATAATAGCAACTTGTATGACTGCCTTGAGTACGCTCTAATTGGACAGCAACCAGCAGCAATTTCAGGTATTGCAGACACATCTTTGATTTCAACTTACAAGGATTACTTGTCAGATGAAAATTTGATAAGACTTGATTTGCTCAAGACAAGATATAAGAATGAAAGCAACAAGCAGTTAAATCTAGTTCCAAAAACAGGAAGCTCTACAGGATCAACTCTTACATTTTCTACTGATGGAACTAATACTTTCACTTGGAATACAACAGACTATCCATATGCTGAAGTTGTCAAAAATGGAACTACTTTGGGTTCAGGATTTACTGTAATACCATCAACAGGCAAAGTATCTTTCACTTCATCAATTGGTAGCACAGATTCAGTTGTTGTATATTTGAGACAAGATTGGAATGGGTTAGCAGACACAATTCCAGCAAATACTACGGTTTCAAAGTATATGATGGAAAGATTAGCCAGTTTATATATTCCATTGACATTCGTTGTTTCTGATGCTGACAACGATAATGCAGTATCTATTTTAAGTTTAGAAAACAATATAAATTATAGCTGGGGAAATCAAGGTACGAAATTAGTTGCTTTTGGTGTTGATGATAAGATAAACTCTGGAAACTTAAGACAATTAGTTCAAAATACAAGTGGTCTTTATTTTGATGCTAGTTCTTCATACTGGGCTGGAATAACTACTTCTTTATTGCACGGCGGAGTTAATTCATTATTTGCTGGCTATTGGAAGAAAGAAGTAGAATTTGACACTCCTAAATTTATTAAGTCAATTACTACTGCGTACACGGTTTCTACAGGTCAGAGTGTAGATAGTGCCTGCACAGTCAAATACAAGTATTCTTCTGATAAAAAGAACTATAGTGATTGGATTACTCTTACTTCAACATCTACTCTCAATAAAGAAATTACAAACTTAAATTTCCAAATTGATATGACTGAAGGATGGAATAATGTTACAAGCCTTCCTGTTTCTCCGTATGTCAGCCAACTGTATTACATAGAAGTTTCTCCAGCTGTAAACTATTTCTTTACAACTGCTCTTACTTCAACTGATGATATCTTTGAATACATTCTTTCAACTGATTATTCTGACACCGATAAAGCAAAATTGACTTGGGGTATTTGTAAGGGTAATAGTACAAACTGGAATGATTATGAAGAACTTATTAAAAATAATAATGGGATAATTTCTTCTAGACAAAGATCTTATAAATATACAAATGTAGCTTCTTTTGAAAAACTTACTTGCATCAAGTCAGTAAATAACAATTTTACATATTTTGTCTATAACAATAATGAAAGATTTACTTGGTCGTTGACAGATACAGTTGAAGTCTATTTAAACTCTTCACTTCTTACCTCAAATCTTTACACAATCGACAATGTAAATGGAACAATAACATTCAGACAAGAAGTATTGTCTGGTAATCTTGTTCAAGTTTCTATAAGCAGAATAGGAACAAGATATGAGGCTTTTGGAGAAGGCACTGTTTCTACCGACTATAAGAACTATTTTGCTATAAATGGAAGATGGCCTGAAGATAGTAAAATTGTAGTTTTAATCAACAATGAAATAGTTCGTGGCGGATATAAATTAGATCGTTATGATGGAAAAATAATATTTGACACTAATAAATCTTCTAGCGATATTATTACTGTATTTATCTTGCAAAGTTCTGATTATAGATTAGGACTTAAAGTTGAGACATATGCTTCAACAGCATCAAGTACTTACAACTTTGAATTCACACAAAATTCAGTGCCTAATTCAAATGTTTACTCTCATTACTTAAATACAAACATTCCATCCTTAAAGGCTGAAAGTTTGGCATTGAAATCAGATGTTTCATTTGCTTCTGTCGGATCTTCTACCCAAATTGCTAGTTCATCAAGAATTTACGTTGATTACAATTATTTATCTGACAACAAGCAATACAAGCCAAAAACAAGATGGTACAGAACTAGAGTTTCAGGTGGAGGGACGACAACCATAGAATTGGACTCTTCACCAAACTACAGAGATAGATTGGTTCAAAGAAAATCAGATTTGAATGCAGCTAATGATTATTTTAAGATTAATGATATCGTTTATGTGACATTAGAGCCAAATGACAATTTTGATTATGGAATCATGTATACTTCTGAACCAATTGTAATTAGATCTTTATCTGCTCCTTATGTGTACGACGTTCAAATTAAATCCTTGAATACCATTATTGACAATAAAATATCAGCAAATAGTTCATTGCAAGCATATTATAATTTCAATGGAAGTTCTGATCTTTCTACTATTGAATGGTTTGAATGGACAAATGGTGTTTCAAATAAAATTTCTGAAGGTAGTTTGCTTAATCCAGCTGTCGTTTTAAGAAATATGGCAATATCTTTCATAGTCAAACCTTATGATGGAACAACTTACGGAACACCAATAGAAAGTCAAGTTCTTTACATTGTGTAAAGGAATTGGGAAAATTATATAAAGAATAATATACTTGTATCGAGGTGAACAAAATGCAAGACAAAATTCAATTTATTCCTGAAGAAGACTTAAAAGTTGTATCGGTTCCGTTTGCAGCACTGTCTCAAACCCAAAACTGGGGTATGTCTCTAGCAAACATTCAAGATGTTTGGCAAGTTTCAAAGCAGGGTGAAGGTATAAAAGTAGCAATTCTAGATACAGGTTTCTCAGAACATCCTGACTTGGTTGAGGCTTGGAAATTAGAAGAAGCTGTAAACTGCTCTGCTGACGCAAGTGTTAATGATCAAGGCAGTGGACATGGTGTTCACGTAGCTGGAATTATTGCTGGTTCTGATAATGATTTTGGCGTAGTTGGCGTGGCTCCCAAAGCAAAATGTTATGCTATTAGAGTTCTTGATAATAGTGGCGGTGGAAGCTATGACACTATAGCAGCAGGCTTGAGAAAAGCAATTGACTTAAACGTAGACATTATTAATATGTCCTTGGGAGCTCCATCTGAGCCTCCATCATTTATTCATGATTTGATCAAAGAAGCGGTGTCAAAGGGTATTGTTGTAGTTGCAGCAGCTGGAAATGATTCTCATGCAGTTAATTATCCAGCTAGATACGATGAAGTAATTGCTGTTGCTGCTTTAGATGAAAGTGGAAATCTTGCCACTTTCACATCAAAAGATTTTACAGTAGATATTGTTGCTCCTGGCACTAATATTTATTCCACTCACTTGAATGGAAACTATTGTAAAATGTCAGGCACAAGTCAAGCATCTCCATTTGTTGCTGGTATTTGCGCATTGATAAAAGCAGGCTTAAAGAATCAAAATCTTCTTCCTGAATTTGGAAATCAATTCTGTCAAGAAGACATGATGGTTGCTTTAAGAAATATTTCAAGTTTGCAAAATGTTCATGTTCAACCTGGAGACGAACAGAATTGGGGACCTGGAGTTCCTAAACTTGCAAATATTGATTGGTCAACTATTACTGTTAAAAAATCTTAACTACGAGCAAAAAGCTAAAAAAAAGAAATGTCTTCAGCTCCTTTTATTACAAGAGGTGAAGCATGAAAAAGAGATTATTAGTTTCTTTGGTAATTGGTTGTATTCTATTGTTATTGGCTTACTGTCAGCCATACAAATTAGTAGTAGTTGTTGGTCGTTCAATGATGCCTACATATAAAAATAGACAAATATTGTTGGCAAAAAGAACTAAAGATTTTAAAAAAAGCGATATCGTAGTAGCTTTGAGTGATGATAGAAGTTTGATTGTTAAAAGAATATTGTATACTCCAGAAGAATACTATTACTACATGATGAAAAAAAATGGAGTTTTTCAACTTATAGTTGATAACTCTTATCATTCAATCTTGGAATACAAAAGTTTAGATGACGTTTATATGATGGAATTGAAAGTACCAAAAGATCATTATTATTTAGTTGGAGACAATCTTAATGAATCTGATGATAGTAGAAGATTTGGAACTATTGATGAAAAAGACATTTTGTACAAAGTAATACAATGAATTTTAAATTAGACGTAAATTATTTGGATGGTTTGATAAAGACTAGCCAGAGCACAGAAAAGATTGAAGATCCAGTTAAAAAAACAATACAACTGGGCCTTCAATCTTCTTGTTCTATCTACGTAAGATCTGGTAAAAAAAATTGGTCAGGCAGTGGTTTTTATATTGGTAATAACATTGTAATTACTGCTGGACATGTAGTTCCGAACGATGAAACATTAACTGAAATATTAGTTTCATTTGATAATAAAAATTTTATTCCAGCAACTTTTTTGATATCTGATCCAAATATTGATTCAGGAGCAATCAGAATTGAAAGAGTACCTGACAACATTCCTGAATTAAGGCTTGTTAATAGCGATTCCGTTGAGGTAGGAGATATAGTTGCTGTTATCGGATCTCCAGAAGGCTTTCACGACACAGCTACAGTTGGTAGAGTTTCGAACGTACACCAAACTATCAATGATCCTAATATGCCAGCTTGGAATGATATCATTTTTGTAGATGCAGACATTTTAGAAGGTTCTTCAGGCGGAATGGTCATTGGCACTGATAATTTAGTTATAGGTACAATAATGGGTGTAACAGGACAACATGCTGATATTGGAGTTGGTGAAAATGCAGTATGCCCTTCCAATAAAATTACTAATATGCTATCCAAATTAGTATAATGATTTTATGCCAAACCCATACGATGTACTAGGTTTACCTCAGAATTCCTCATTAGATGATGTTAAAAAAGCTTATCGTAAGTTAGCAAAACAATATCATCCTGATGTCAATAAAGAAGCAAACGCTGAAGAAAAATTCAAAGAAATATCTCAAGCTTATGAAGATATATTAAATCCCCCACCTCAACAGCCGCATTTTGAACCTCCATTTAATCCTTTCAGAAATACGCCGCAAAATGCATTTAGACGTAATTTAAACACACCAATTACAGCAACAATTGAACTTGAATTAGAAGAAATCTATAGAAATGTAGTTAAAAACCTGAATTATGAAAGATTAGCTCCATGTGGTGCTTGTTCTGGGGCAGGTGGTAGAGGAAATGTAAACGTTTGTATGACCTGTATGGGATCAGGTGAACATTACATTATTCAAAATTTAGGGTTCATGCATGTAAGAAATTATGCTGGGCCTTGTCAGGATTGTTATGGGCGTGGTGAAAAGTTTGAGTCTTTCTGTAATTACTGCAATGGTTCTGGTCATGTAAAGATTTATGAAAACTTTGATCTAACTATCAATAAAGGCCATGTATATCGTTCTACAATGATTAATGGCAGAGGCAATCATGGTGATATTCATCAAGCACCAGGTCCTCTTATCGTAGAAGTAATTACCAAACCGAGAGATAAATATGAGATTGATGCCAACTTGAATTTAATTCATGAATTTGAAATTGATCCAGTTATGGCATTGATTGATCCAGAGTTCAAGTATACACATGTTAACGGAAACAAATTAAATTTTAAGTTCAATACTAGTCTTAAAAATGGTTATGTACATATTGTCAAAAATAAGGGAATTCCAACTTCAAACGATACATATTCTGACTTACATCTCAAAATAATGTATAAGGTTCCTAAAGATATTTCTGAAGAGGAAACCTTATTTTTGAAATCATATGTTGATTCTAGAAAAAGGAGGCAAATGTTATGAGTATGGTAAAAAGAGCAACAGGTAAGATTGAAAATTTTACAAGCGCTGAAGGCGAAGAAGTAAATGCAACTAATCTTGTTTGGGCTGATGAAAAGAAAGATGAAACTGTCACTGCACAAATTAAAGATGAACTAGTGATTCCTGCTACTACAAATATGGATCTTGATCCTAATGCATCTGATGATGATGACAGCGTAATCGCAAAGGACTGCTAACTATGGAATCTCTTACTAATTTATTGAAATCAACCCAGAATGAAATTATTATTTATGTAGTTTGTTTTATTTTGGGCAGTGTAGTTTTCTTTTTCTTGGCAAAATCTAAATCTGAAAGTTCAGCTGCATTACAAACTCTTGAAGTTGTAAAGCTTGTATTGCGCAGTAAATTGGGCGAAAAAGCAGACGGAATTTTAGATATTTGGATTGAAGGCTTAAAGAAAATTCAAGATGGCGAATTCTCACAGGATGATGCTGTTGATCAATTTGTAAGATACATTCGTTTAGGATGTGCTCAAAAAGGCATTGAATTATCTGAAGAAGATGTTGACAAGATACATATGCTTGTTCTTTCTACATTGGAAACATTTGTAGGTAAGAAACCAAAGCAAATTCAAATTGCAGTTAACAAATTCAACGCAATGAATCATCGTTAGGACTGCTTTCTTTCACAAAACAACCATTTTGTTGACATCAACAAAATGGTTGTTTCTTTAATGGTATACTGGTTATTATGGTAGAAGTTGAAGTTTACAATGATAAAAGTGTCATCATAAACCACGACGATCCTATGGGAAAATTACCCTTCCCTTATCAAGAAGCTTTAAGGAATGAACTTTCCTATAAAGTACCTGATTCTGAATGGTCTGCAAAGTATAAAACTGGTCAATGGGATGGAAGAATTTCTCTTTATGTGAAGCGAAATCAATCTTTTCCTACTGGTCTTACTATGCGTGTGGCTCGTCTTTTTGATGAATTGAATGTAACATATAAATTTTCTGATAAAAGAGAAAAGCCCATTAGAGATTACAATATAACTTGTGATTTTATGGGAAAAGATCTTCGTGATTATCAAATGATTTCAGGAGACTTATCTCTTAAAAATCAACGTGGAATGCTTGCTCTTGCTACTGGAGCTGGAAAGACTATGACTTCTTGTTATATCTTTCATAAACTCAAAGTAAAGCCTGTTGTATTCATTGTTCCAGCTATTGAACTTCTCAAACAAACGCAAAAAGAATTTGAGAAATATCTTAAAATTGATGGTCAACCTGTTAAAGTTGGTATTGCTGGAGGTGGACTCTGTGATATCAATATGGAAGGCATAAATGTAATTACTTATCAGACAGCTCTTATTGCATTTGATAAGAAATATATGGAAAGCAATAATAAGATAGTTGAAGACTCTGGAGAAGGATCTAAACCTACTGGACTTCTTCAAAAAGAATTAGACGAGTCAACTATTAAGTACAAAAAAGCTCGACAATTAGCTTCTGGTAAACTTTCAGACTTATATGAAGAAGTTGAAAAAGCAGAAGAAAATGGCACAAAAGATGCTGAAAAATTGCGCAAGAAATATGAGCGTGAAATTAGTTTACTGATAAAAACAGAATTAGCTGCTTATAAGAAAGCACAAACAGCTTGGGATAATAGGCAAGATACATTATTTCAGAAAGCACAAGTTAGAAATGTAATTCAGTGCTGCAATGCTTTGATAATTGATGAAGCACACTTGGCTGCTGTTGTCACTGAAGAAATTGGAAATCAAGCAAAGCAAGCATATTACAGATTGGGACTTTCAGCTACTCCTTTTCGTACTGACAATCAAGAAATTAGAATTGAAGGCACACTAGGTGGAAAAGTTTGTGAAGTAAGTGCTAGTGATCTTGTAGAACGTGGCTTTCTTGTTCCACCCAAGATTTTTGTAGTAAATATTAGTACTGTTGAACCTGGACAGACTTATCACGAAGTTTACAATCTAAATATAGTAAATTGCTGGGAAAGAAATTTCAGAATTAAACAATTCGCTGAAGGATTGAAAGCAAAGGGTGTTCCAACTCTTATTCTTGTTGAAAGAATGGAACATGGCAATATTCTTGAAGGAATGATTGAAGATGCTGTTTTTGTTCCTGGAGGCGATAAGGGTGAAATTGATCCTAGTGATGAGGAAAAGAATTATCGTCGAAGAATGCTTAATTCAGTTGAAAACAACGAGATAATTTTGATTGCAACACAGTGGGCAAATGTAGGTGTTGATGCTCCTAAGATTTCTGGATTAATTCTTGCGGGTACTAGTTCATCTCCAGTAACTACATATCAGCAAGTTGGAAGAGTGCTTCGTTGTGTTGGAAAGAATGTTGAGGACTCTATTAAAAACGGAAAACCTGAAGCTATAATTATAGATTTTGCTTCAAGCCATAAGAATTTGAGATCTCACGTAAATATGAGGAAGAAAGTATATAAGAATGAACGAGCCTGGAAGATGTTTGAATTGAAATAATCTACGACGCTGTAGATTATAAGTTGCCTTACAATTCTACGTTGAATAATGCTGAAATAACTTGATTCATCATTTCTTCGAGCTGTTCAAAAATTCTCATAATCATTTGCCTCCTTACACAAAAATATCCACTGGCCTAGATTTATCCGCCAGTGGACAATAGTAGTATACAACATTGAATGGTTTACGTCCTATTAAGATTTCTTAATAAAAGTTAGGCTGCGCTTTGCAAGGAATAATAAATTGCTTATTTGCGCATTGGAGGTGTGCTATGTTTCATCAAACCATCGTCGGCAAACCCAAATGTTGTCTAAATCGTAATTGCAAAACTCAATTCACAAAAGCTTCCCATCTTGGTTGGCTTCCCAAATCTGAAGTTGAAGTTTATGCAATTATGAGATGCCCAAAATGTAAAGACACATTTGCAGTAGTACAACTTATGTCTATGGCACACGATTATAGATCTAATCTGCCAAGAGACGAAAGTAAAGTAACTCCTAGTGGGCCAATAACAAAAAAAGAAACATTGGACTTTAAGAAAAAATTGGAGAATAAGGATTCTTTAAAAGAATTAATGGAAGGATATGTGCCTGGAGGGACAATATTACCTGACGAAACAGAATAATGTACAATTATTCTTATGAGTTATGCAATTGGAATTGATTTAGGAAGTACTTTTAGTGTAGTTTCTTATGTTAATGAGAATGATCAAGCAGAAGTAATTCCAAATGATTTAGGCGAAAGAATCACTCCTAGTGTTGTTAGCTTTGGAGATGAAGTTTATGTAGGGCAATATGCTGTCGATATGGAGCAGCATTTGCCCTATTCTCATACTATACGTGTCGTTAAGAGACATATGGGGACTAACAAGAGATTTGATATTAATAACAAATCTTATAGCCCAGAAGAAGTATCATCTTATATTTTAAAATATCTCAAAAATTGTGCAGAGAGACACTTAGGCACAGAAGTAATTGAAGCTGTTATTACTGTCCCTGCATATTTCAATAATGATCAAAGGCAATCTACAAAAACAGCTGGAGAATTGGCTGGCCTCAAGGTATTACGCATCATCAATGAACCTACTGCAGCATCTTTGGCATATGGTCTTGATAAAAAGAATGATGCAACAATTTTAGTTTATGACTTGGGTGGTGGAACTTTTGATGTTACTTTACTCAAGCTTATGGATGGAGTTGACTTTCACGTTCAATCAACATCTGGAAATACTTCTCTTGGTGGTGTAGATTTTGACGCTGCTATTGGAAAAATTATTAGCCAAAAAACTTCTCATACATTAGATCCTGTTGATTTAAGAAACATATCAGAAAAGGCAAAAAAGATGCTTTCTCATATGACTGTTGCTAATGTCATGATTGAAAAAGCACCAATTAAAATTACTCGTGAAGAATTTGAAGAGTCTATCAAGGCGTATATTGACAAAACTATGGTGTGTGTCAATGATGCTTTAAGGGATGCAAATACAAAAACAGACAAGGTAGATGAAGTTGTATTTGTAGGCGGTAGTACTAGAATTCCAATGATTGAAAGAGTCATTGAAGAAAAGTTCGGAAAAAAGCCAAATAAGTCAATTAATCCTGATGAAGCCGTATCGATAGGGGCAGCAATTCAAGCATCAGTTTTGACTGGAAAATCAAGCAGAGAAGTGTTTCTTTTAGATGTTTGCCCTCTTTCATTAGGTGTAGAAACTCAAGGTGGCATTATGAGTATATTAATTCCAAGAAATACTCAAGTGCCAGCAGTTGTTAAGGAAATCTTTACAACTGCTTATGACGATCAATCTTCTGTTGATGTAAAGATATATCAAGGAGAAAGACCAAAGACTGTTGATAATTTATGTCTTGGTGAATTTAAGTTAGATGGTATTGAAGAGAAACCTAGAGGATTACCTAAAATTGAAGTGGCATTTGAAATTGATGCAAATGGTATACTTTCAGTTAAGGCTCAGGATCTAGATACTGGAGTCAACAAAGATATTGAGATTACTGGCCAAGCATCGTTATCAAGTGAAGAAATATCAAAAATTATTGACGACGCACAAAAACACAAAGAAGAAGATGAATACTTTAGAAAGATTACAAATATACACGATCTTCTTTATGATTGTGAAATTCAAATTGAAGAATTACTTCGAACAAATGTTTTAAATAATGAAGATATAATTGATTTGAAAGATCTTAAAAAGTCTATCGAGGATGATGGTAAAAGTCAAAATAAAGAACTTTTATCAAGTCTATTAGAATCTGCTAGAGAAACTTTAAAAGAAAAATCTTTACTGGTACACCAGATAGCAAAAGAGAAAATGGAATGAAAAAGGCAGGAGTTTGGGCTTCTATAATTTGTGCAATACACTGCACTTTATTGCCATTACTATTTATTTTAGTTCCTACAACTGGCGTTTATTTATTTATTAATGAAACTTTCGAATATATTTTATTGGCAGTTTCATTAATATTTAATATCTCAAATGTTTGTTTTGGATACAGACAACATAAATCAAATAAAGCAGTTGCATTATTGGCTTTGGGATTATTTTTATTTGTAACAGGAAGACTGTTGCACAAACATAATGATCATCATGATTTTGAAATTGATTTATTTAATATTTTTATGATTGGTGGTGGTCTTATAATGGCTATCTCATCAATAGTTAACGACAAACTTTGCAATCAATGTAAAAAATGTGGAATTGATAAAAAATGAAAGACAAAAAAATAGATAGGCATTCGCTTGATAACAGTGACCGTTACGAGCTTATACCTATCTTAGTTGAAAGTGTTGTTGTAAACCCCGAAGAAAAATCTTTTATTGTATTGAGTGATGGAGATAAAAAATCTGCCATAGAAATTAATTCTTTTGAATCGGGTATGTTGACTTTTGTAGCCAAAGATTACCACAAGAATTCTCACATACAAACTATACATCAGGCTTTTGTAAAATTGCTTGAAGTATATAAATCAGAAGTCGTAAGTGTTGAAATAGAAAATAAAGTTGGAGATGTAATTTATACATCTGTCAAGTTTTTAGATAAAAATTTGAATAATTTTTATTTTGTAATGTCTTTATGTGATGGAATAATTTTGTCCATATTATCCCAGACCAATTTAAAAATTGTTTCTGATGTCTGGGATAATATGGATCCTCTAGATGAGGATTGGGATTATGAAAACTTTATGTTTGATGATGACTAATCTAATTAGACAACGTAGCACATAAAGTCAAAGTCAACAGTCAAGATACCAGTGCTTACAGAGAAGTTGGTAGCATTGATGATTGCTTTTGATAATCCAATACCAGGGATCAAGCTACCCCAAGTTGGAGCAACGTTAGCAAAGCCAGTTTGTTGTGCAATTTCAAGTGCAAATGTAACATCACCAGCACTTGCAAGAACAGCTCTACCAGCAGATTGAGTGGTAACACCAGCAGTTGTTTCAGATGCATATGTAGATCCAACAACAACAGCACCCTTGCCCTTACCGGAGATGGTCAAGCCATTGACACCGATATGTGGGAATTGAGTACCATACTTGTAAGAAATTCCGTTGCCAGAAAGAACGGATGGTAACATAGTACCGCCACCACCACTTAATTGATAGCCAGCATTTGGATCACTGAAATCGTAAGGGTTGATGAAGTATGTTTTTTGAGTTTCAACGTTAACGTCAACACTTGCTTCTTGGATGAAATATTTTCTTTCACCAATTTGAGCTCTAAAGTCGTAGAAACGAGCAACTCTTGTAGGACCAAACGCAGTAGTACCAGATCCACCAGTTCCAACAGGATTCAATGTTGGGTGAGGCTGGTTGGAGTTTACAACGAAGAATGCAGAAGTTCCAAGTCCTGAATCGCCATCACTTTCAAGTGTAAGAGAAACAGATCCACCACCTTCATTGATGCTAAATGAAGCTGATTTGAGGATAGGTAAGGTTGCAGATGTAGGATCTAAGATCTCATTGATTTTTTGTGTTGCGATAGCTCTTCCGTCGGCAGCAGCACCACCACCAATCAAGATAGGAGCTTGGATTGAGATAGTCTCAGTAACTCCACCGATGTCCATAATTCTGGTTTTTGGACTTCCTTGCATCAAGACCTTAGGTGAAGCATCAATAGTAATGTTTCTACTTGCGCTCTCTACAATGTATGATCTAGCAGTTCCACCAGCAACTGTGATAAACACTGATTTATAAATACCAAGTATATCATTGTTAATAGGCATTTTATCAACTCACTTTCAAAAGATTTATTAACTTCTTTTGTTTTTTTAGGTTATTCAAAATATTCTTTTTTTCATTGATGCTTACCTTTTTAAACAAAAGTGAATAATCCATTGTCGTTCATAGAAGCATCAGGTTTATTAATTCCAGCCCATTCTGTCGTTCTCCTTATTATTTGTGCTGTCAAAGGAGTTTGTCCAATCTTGAAAACTGGATTTGGATAAGTGGTGGTGACTGGTCCAAATCTCAAAACTAGATTTGAGTCATGCATTAATCCACCATGAATGAATGTGTTTAAATCAGACCCATTTCTGATAACTTCAGTGAATGACCCTGACCATTTTGTTGATTGAACACCTATCAATTCAATCTGATCATTCTGTTCAGTTACAGCTGATCCAGGGAAAGATAAATATGGCATTAAAAAGACTGGAGTGACTAATTCATTTTCAATTCTAACTTCAATACTGCTTGTAGTTCTCATAGAAGATTCTTTTCTACTAGCATTGCAGTCTGCCCATGAGAGCGTTTTGCCTAATATGTATTCAGTGCTAAAATTAAAAGTTGACTCTGTTTCAGTATCTACCATAGCAGTCAAATTTATATTGACCATAACATTATTATTTTCACTAGCAGTAAGAGTCAAGCTACTTATTACTACAGAATCTAATGAAAGGTTTTTATTATCATCAGTTCCAGGGTTGACCACAGTAGTGGTTTTGCTTGAAAGTAAATGATGAGTATCAATTCTCAAAGCTGACATGGGCTTTGCAGCATATTGCAATATTATTTTTGAAGCCTCTTCTAGGTTGCCATCTTGATCAACTCTTAATGGAAATGATATTGAACCTTCATATTTTTTAGCACCCAAGTTGTATATAGCATAAGCTGGACCACCTTGAATGTAGTTGTTTAAGTCATGATCTTGAACTTGATTGACATTGAAATTTTCAACAATCAAGTATTTACCATTGACACAAATACCTTTCGTATTCAGTCCAGTAGAGAATTCAGCTCTTGTTAAGATACCAGGAAATGCCATTTACCACTCATAATCCTTTACTTCAAAAAAACTTTTGTAAGTAGTTTGTATTGTTCCTGAGGCTTTCCAAGAATATTTGTAAGTACCAATTCTAGATGGAGTCCATTGTTTATAATATATGCCCACTGTATCTGTAGCTTGAACAGGTTCAGAATTTCCACTTCCTGATCCAACATTATAATAATATGTATGCCCGATTCCACCTGGTTCAGTCATATAGAAAGTTAAACTATCTGCTGAAACACCAGTACCACTTTCATCTTTCAAGTGAGCATAAATTTTAAGAGTTGTTCCTGATAAATATTCATTGTTAAGCATATCTATATTCCATTTAGTAATTATTTTTAGTAGAATTGTAATGTGCTACTATTTCACTTGTTGTAAGTATTCCACTTGAAATGAGAACTTGCGATACTTTTCCATTTAAGTATCTAGGATAAGCATATGTAGTAAAGTCACTTCTTCCTATTTCAGTGTGTAAAGTTGGTGTATATATTGCAGATGCAGGACCAGAATAACGTAAGATTCCATTAACATATAAATCATTAGAAGTATCACTATTAATATTCAGTGAAATATGATTCCAAGAATTAGATGATAATGCAATTCCAGAATTGTACCAACGTACATTTCCATATCTTATGTAAACATTGCCAGAAGTTACATATTCTTTATTGATAGCAACACCGTAGCCATTTAAGTTTTGCTCACTTCCTATGTAAACAATCATCTGACCTGATTGAGCAACTATAGAGGAATTGACCCATACAGTAATATTGACATCATTTGTGTTTCTAGTGACAGTGGAATTTATTCCAACGTAATTATTGGTTCCATCAAAGAATAAATAGTCAGCAGCTCCATTATCAAAATAAGAAACACCATTGTAAAGGTATCCATTGTTTCCATAATTACTGAGGTCATAAATAGTAAAACCAGTACCTGGATATGATGAAGAATTTGGTACAGAAAAGTACAATACAGTGTTTCCAGTACCACTTGTACCGCCCCCACCGCCTCCACCACCGCCTCCTCCAGTGCCTCCTGTGCCACCGCTTCCTCCACCAGTTCCACCAGTGCCAGAAGCAACAAACACATTTACATGGCTAGAATCAAAAAAGTATGCTCTATTTATCCAAGATTTTATAGTTGCGTTGTTCATTATTGGGTCTCAATTGTTAAAATTCCCATTTTTCACATACTTTTACCTATAAAAAAAGCTCTAGAAAATCTAGAGCTTGAAAATTCTGTTATCTGTATTACTCCATTGCAGAGTAATGTTTCCACCATTGGGAGTCACAGGTAAGTTTGAAGATGTGTCAAAATATGCTATAAGTTTTTTACTAATATCGTGATACACAATATATTGCGTAATTGTAGTTCCAGCAACTCCAGAAATAGTTAAGTCATTTGCATCTGCTACGCCTTTACCAGGAGTTATGGTTGTCATAACTCCTGATATTGCGACAGTTCCGCCAACGTTTGCTGTAGTAGTATGATTGAGTAAATCTACTGTATATTGACTAGAAAGCAAAATTACTTTAAAAGAATCTGCTGACCAATTAAATTCACCATTCAAAAAACCATCTCTACCACTATCAAACAATGCGTTAGCCATAATTTACACCTTATTCTGTAAATTCTTCTTCAAACTCAGATTCGCCTACATTAGGAACAACCACTGCAGTTTGTACTGAATCATTATCGTCTAAAGCAACAATAGTAGTAGCTTGTGTAGCCTTGGATTTATTGCGCAAACTGTCCAAATTGCAACGCATCATCTTACCCCTGTTTGTCAGTACCAAGATGTCATCATTGTCATTAATAGCAAGAGCTGAAACAATTTTGCCTGTCTGCTCACGCTTTGTCTGATTGATGGTTCTTTGGCCCTTTACAGATCTACCTGCAGTTGAGCGATATTCTGAAGCAGAAGTCTTTTTACCCTTGCCAAGTTCAGTAATTACCAAGACAGAAGGATCAGACTCTGCATCAATTGCAAGCATAGCAGCAATACTATCTTCAGGCCTTAGAAGCATTGAACGGCTACCTTGACCATTCTTACCAATACAGCGAACTAAAGTTTCATTATAACGAACAGCCATGCCCAATGAAGTAACAAGCATTACATCCTTGTTTCCATCAGTATTCATCACAAAGTTCAAGTTGTCGCCTTCAGTTAGACTGATGGCCTTCAACCCACGCTTTCGTAAACTAGTATTGTATTCACGAATTTCAGAACGCTTAATCAATCCTTTGTGTGTGACCATAATGAAATAGCCATCAATATCTAAAGACTTTAAAGTAATAGTTGACGAGACTGTTTCACCTTCAGTCAAATTCAAAAGATTATTAAGGTGAGTACCCTTGGATGTACGTGAAGCAAGGGGAATTTCATAACCCTTCTTCTTCAGTAAATTACCTTGATTTGTAAAGAACAAGAATAAGTCATGAGTTGTACCGCTGAAGATATCAGAAGCTTCATCTTCTTCACGACCCTTTACTCCAATTACACCCTTGCCACCACGGTTTTGTGTTCTGAAAGTATCAAGTGGAACACGCTTGATATATCCATCTTTAGTAAGAGAAACGATAATTTCTTCTTCTTTGATTAAATCTTCATAAGAAATTTCATCTTCAAGGGCAAGAATTTCAGAGCGTCGATCATCTCCAAACTTTTCAGCAAGTTCAAGCTGTTCTTTGGAAATAAGACCAAGCATTTTCTTTTCTGATGCCAATTGAGCAGCCAACCATTCATTTCGCTTGGTCAACTTATCAAACTCATCTTGTAATGCACGAGTATCAAGCTTAGTCAGGTTTCCAAGAGTAATTCGGAGAACTGCATCAGCTTGTTCTTGTGATGTCACAAACTCTTGAGCAATAAGTTCTTTTGCTGCTTCTTCTTTATTATCAGCATTGCGAACAAGCTTAATTACAGCATCAATCTTGTCAGTAATTCCAAGAAGACCCTCAAGAATATGGATACGTGCACTGTTCTTAGCGTGTTCAGCAGTAAATTTATTTGTGAGAACTTCTTTACGATGATCTACAAAAGCCTTTACAAGCTGGAGAATGGAAACATTCTCAACAACTTTCTTGCCGTCCAAAAGAACAGTGGAATTGACAGAAAAGCTTGTTCGAAGAGATGTCCGTTTAAGAAGTTGATTCAGAACAACTTGAGAACTTGCAGTCTTATGAAGCCAGATGCGAACATCCATACCCTTCTTACTTGTAAGATTCTTGAGACCAGTAATTCCCTCAATTTTCTTACTTTCAACAAGGTCTTTGATTTCACGACAAAAGCTTTCAGCACTACTACCATAAGGCAATTCACTTACCTTGATAATTTCCTGATTACGCTCTTGAACAATGTCGTAATAACCTTCAAGCTGAACAGTTCCACGTCCATTTGTAAAGTATGAACGAATACCATCCAACCCTAAAACCTTGCAGCGAATGGGGAAGTCTGGACCTGGAACAATCTGAAGCGCTTCGTCAGTTGTGATATCTGGATTCTTGATATAGGCATCAATCAACTTAGCAACTTCACGTAAATTGTGAGGTGCCATATTTGTAGCCCAACCAACTGCAATTCCACTACATCCATTAACAATCAAGTTAGGGAAGAGTGATGGAAGAACAGTTGGCTCCATCATTTCATCATTGTAGTTAGATTGGTAACGAACTACCTGATCAGACAATTCATTGACCATCAAATCACCAAATGAAGAAAGCTTTGCTTCTGTGTAACGCATAGCAGCTGGCTTATCTTCAGGAGCAGGGGAACCAAAGTTCCCCTGTGGAGTGATCAATGGATAACGCAATGACCAAGTTTGTGCCATACGAACAAGAGTTGGATAAACTACTGCTTCTCCGTGTGGGTGGTAATTACCAGATACATCCCCACAAATCTTTGCACACTTCTTAGTCTTACCAGATGCTCGGAGTTTAAGGTCATCCATTGCAACCAGGGTACGACGTTGTGAAGGTTTCATACCATCACGAGCATCTGGCAGTGCACGATCTTCCATAACTGCAAAAGCATAGTTAGTGAAGCGCTCATCGATAAGATCGACAAAGTTCTTTTCAAGAATGGTGTCAACTAAGTCTGATGCTTCAACAACATTCTTAACTCTAAGATTCCTAGCCATTAGTTTTCAATTTCCTTACTACGTTCAAAAGACTTCTTGATAATATGAGCCTTACGTGGACCAACTTCACTTCCCATCAAAACAGAAAGCATATTGGAAGCTTCTTCAGCATCTTCAACACCAATTTTGATAATTTGACGTGTGCCAATTTCCATAGTTGTGTGTCCAAGCTCATCTGCATCCATTTCGCCCAATCCCTTGAATCGTGTAACATCAATTTTATCACCATACTTGGCACGATATGAATTGAGTTCTTCTTCTGTATGGATATAATTGTGATTATTTTTTACAGTTACACGATATAGAGGTGGCTTTGCAAGATACAAATGACCCTTCAAAACAAGAGGACGCATAAATCGATAGAAGAATGTCATAAGAAGAGCTGCAATATGAGCACCATCATCATCAGCGTCAGTCATAATGATAATCTTGCCATAACGTAAATCTTCAATCTTGAATTCATCACGAATTCCAGTTCCAATTGCTGAAATTAAAGCAGAAACTTCTTCATTAGCAAGAAGTTTAGCAAGTTCATTCTTCTCTGGGTTGATGATTTTTCCACGAATAGGAAGAATTGCTTGAGTGATTGGATTTCGGCCACCCTTTGAAGATCCAGCAGCAGAATCACCTTCGACTAAGAATAACTCAGAAATAGCTACATCTTCAGTATCACAGTCAGACAATTTGCCTGGGAGTGAACCTGATTTACCTAAAAATCCTTGGCGCTTGATAGATTCAGATGCTTTCTTTGCAGCAGCTCTTGCACGAGCAGCACGTAAAGCACGTTCAGCAATCATCTTGAGAATAGATGGGTTCTTCTCAAAGTATTCTGTAAGAGCTTCAGAGAAAAGCCTATTTACAACGCCTTCAACTTCAGGAGAGCCAAGTTTGCCCTTAGTTTGTCCTTCAAATTGTGGCTGTGGTAAGCGAACAGAGATAATAGCGACAATACCCTCACGAATATCTTCGCCAGTCAAATTAGGCTCTTTTTCCTTGATAACACCCAATGAACGAGAGAATTGATTGACTACTCTTGTGATAGATGTTTTGAAGCCACTAAGATGAGTACCACCATCAGCGGTATTAATGTTATTTGCATAGGCATAGGTTGTTTCATCATCATCCTCTGCATATTGGAATGCAACTTGAACATTTACTTTTCCAGACTTATTTTCAAAATAAAATGGTTTTGATGGATATGGATTTGAACGAGTAGATGCAAGATAACTTACGTAATCAGCAATTCCACCTTCAAAATAAAATTCTTCTTTGGTTCCTGTGTGCTCGTTTTTATAAACAATCTTCAAGCCACCATTAAGATATGCAGTTTCTTTTAAACGACGAACTATAACAGTTTCATCAAAATGGATATTGTCATTAGAACGCTTATTCCAAATTTTATAAATTACATATAAAAGCTGTTCATCAATATTAGTTGACTTAAATATATCGTAAAAAGTAATACCGTTTACTTCTCCGTTAATTAAGGCTTTACGCCATTTTCCAGAGCATTCAGCAAACACTTCATCAATTTCAAAATCGTCTACAAGAACTTCACGAAAAGCATCTTCAACTGCAAATTGACCAAAAATATTATAGTCAGGAGTAAAAGAAATTTTAGTTCCAGTAGAATTTGATGTGCCAATTTCCTTGACAGAAGAAACTGGAATACCACGCTCAAAAGATAATTGATATTTCTTCTTATCACGAGAAACTTCAACATCAAGATTCAATGAAAGAAAGTTTACACAAGAAGCACCAACACCGTGCAAACCACCAGATGCTTCGTAGCCAGAACCATCATCACCAAATTTTCCACCAGCATGAAGTTCAGTTAATACAATTTCAAGAGTACTACGCTTTTTAGGGTCTTCTTGCTTAACAGCCGTTGGAATTCCACGTCCATTATCAATTACTGTCAGAGTGCGATTGTCTTTAGAAACAATGACATCAATTTTGGAACAATGGCCAGCCATATGCTCATCAACAGAGTTGTCCAAAATTTCCCAAACAAGGTGATGAAGTCCCCTTTTACCAGTATCACCAATATACATTGCAGGACGTGTACGTACTGCTTCTTGGCTCTCCAAAATCTGAATGGAGTTTTCGTTGTATTGATTTGCCATTTGCTTTCCTTCGCTTAATTCCAAATACAGGCATAAAAAAATGCTGTGATTTAGATTATCACAGCATTATACCAAAAACAAGCGAATTTTGCTATTTTCTACAAGATACGATCCGCTACACTATACATACCCAATAAATCAAAATTATGGGCTAATTTTACCATATTTTCTAGTTTTCTTGATGCCATTCCAGGCATCCCACCACCAGCTGCTCCAGCACCTTGCTCTTTTCCTTTATTTTTGGCAAAACCAAAAGATAAAAATTTCACGGCATTGGCAAAATCATCAAGAGTAATTTCAAGATCTAATAAGTTTTGACCCTCAGGCAATCTTTCCCACCTAGTTTTATCAGTTCTCTTAATTTCTTCTTCGGTAGCTTCTTCGGTTTCTTTTCTCTTGCCTCTTTTTTCTTTATCAACACCACCGTCTTCGACTCCACCATATTGAATCCAAATATCGTTGGCAATTCCTTGTTCGTTATCTTCAAGTTGCTCTAATAATTTCTTTTCTATTTCAGCATCTGCCAATATTAGGCCTAAGTTTGCCAAAGGTACTAATATTTGTTTCTGACCTGAAGGAGGAGCAGTTGGTGCAACAGGCATAGCCATAGGAGCTGCTGGCATAGCCATACCAGCTAATGGATCCATGGGCATTTGAGAAATTTTAATATATTTCATTTTTTATCTTATTGGGGCTGAAATAAAATCAGAGCGATGTCTGCCTCTACCAGGAGTGTCAAATGCTTCTGTAGTTTGTTGAGCATTCTCTAATTTTGTTTCTGATTCTGGTTCATCATCTTCTTCAAATGAAAATGTATCTTCAATAACATCTGGATTTAAGATATCCATTTGTCCCCAGTTTGGTTTTGTAGTGTTTGCAACTCTTCTTATAAGTTGGGAAGCTGAAAGACCCCTTCCATCAAATATATCTTCTTCATCATTGTCCCAAGATGATAAAGTGGACATAGCAACAAGAATTGCGTCTGTCATTTGTGCTTCTATAACTCTATTGTTTGTTTTTGCAAAACGTCTAGAATTGAATTTTTTAGAAATTGTAGCTGATGCCAATGCTATAATTTTAGCTTGTTCTTCATGTGAATGAACGTCAGGAGCAATATCTTCTAAAAGTGTATGTATCTGGGACTCTAAATTTTGCATATTTTATCTCTCTTGATAAATTCTTATTACTATATTTTTAAATTGTAGCGGGTTATACCTTTACTAATCTTTTGCTATTAAGTATTCTACTTTGAATTTCATGTTTCTTACTTGCCCGTTTAAAGTAATATTGTTTGCTGAAAGAGCTGTTGTACTTGGAGTTTTTATTGCAATTCCAAAACTTTTGCTCTTTGCAGTTTGATCAATTCCCAAAGTTGCTCCACCAAGATATACAGCATTATCATATCCTGAAGTCAGTGGTTGCCAAGTTTCAGGAGATGAATTATATAATTGGAAATTAGCAGTATCAATCCAATCAATATTGTCTGTACCTAAGTTATAAGCAGTTGTTTGAGTGTTTGTAATTGTACTAGGAATTGGTAATTTTATTCTGAAATTTTTGTCAGCATTTGTTGTTCCATATCCGACTTGTATAGACAATTGAGGCAACAATTCTGCACTATTGTCTAAGTCAGTAGCTCTAGTCCAAATGTTAGATGAGCCTATCGATGAAACTACGTAAACACCATTTGTTGTTTTATTAGTTTGATCTTTTACCAAAATTCTGTCATATTTTTGCAAAATAACTTCGTCTACTTTGCTTGGAGGATTTGTCAATGAAATCTCCGATGTTGTTGCTACTTTTGCATTTGTTAGATATGAATTGGTATTTACTTTTACCCAATATAAATTTGTAGAATCCATAGTAGGAGTTCCGCTTTCATTGTACACAAGCGCATAAGTTCCTGTCGTAGCATTTCCACTTGATACAATTACTCTTTTATTAATTGATATTTCAGATGAATTATCCAAAAGCTCATGTCTATTCAAATAGTTTGTCACAACTTCATCAATGACATAAATTCCATTTTGCAAATTATCACTTTGATTTTTTACTAACAATCTATCTCCCTTTTGTGAATTAGGGATATTAAGATTGGAATTCAATGTCAAGTTTGATGTGCTAGCAAATGAACAAGCTGTGAAATTACTAATTAGTCCTTGCTGGAACCACTGTATATTGTCAGAGCCTACAGATGTATTTGAGGGATTATAATAAAGTTCGTAGTTGATATTTCTATTTGAATCATTTACGTACAAACTTGCAATTTGAAATTCTGTTGTTGAAGTTCCATTGCCAACTCTTATCAAATTAGGCTCAGTTTTTTTGTTAATTCTTGCTACAATATTTTCAGAGCTAGTTGTTTGATTGATGAACAATACTTTGTCATTTTGTAAAGTTGACACTCCATTGATTACATCTGGCAATGCTTGTAAATTAGCAAAGTTTGTATGGCCCAATCCGGCTACATCAATTACATGTTCAGCCCCTACACTTCGCCAGAACAATGGTGTGTTTAATGCTGAGGCACCAAGGTTATAAGCAGTTGAGTCTTCGGGAAGATTTAATTCGTATGTCCTGTTGTTGTATACCACTCTTCCAAGCGCATATAATTCATTAGTGGCATCCAAGTCTGCCGTTCTTGATAACACAAACTTGTTGTTAAGAACGGCTGTGTATATTCCATTTTTTGTACTATCAGATTGAAATTTGATTGCAACTTTATCGCCAACTTGTATATTGTAGCCATCTATCATAGCTGTAGCACCAGACCCAGACGGAGCTCCCATAGGACCAATTACAGGGATATATGTAATATCATTGAAATTTGGAATATTGCCAGTATTTCCTACTGCAGCTGCAAAAGTAGTCCTAGTGCTTACATCAATCCAAGATCTAGCTGAAGTATTTATATTTGTGCTTAAAGGATCAAAATACAAACAGAATGTTCCGAATCCAGCTGAATTTGAAAGCCTTACTGTGGTTGGATAAAGTGAAGATCCAAAAGCTGAACTATAAGCCATTGTTACTTCTTGTATTTCTGATCTCTTAAAGGTGTAAAGTTTTTGATCACGCTTACCAGCTTTGTTATGTGTGACTAATCTATTGATATCATCGTAATATGTTGTAGTTAAAGTTGAATCAATGGTGGCATCTGAATAATCTGATGTAGTTTTATTTTTCAAAACTAATACATTTGTGTTTGCAGAAAGTCCTAGTCCAGAATACCAGGATGTTAATGCAATTCCAGATGGTTGATAAGCTTTTTCTAGATAAACATCACCAGTAAAAAGCCCAATTGAATTCAAAGTTACAGGATCTGTAAAATTACCACTAAATGTAGAGCTATTTCCTAGTCCAGTTTGAATATAATATCCGTCTTGTGATAGCCTACTCGTCAAGAAATAATCAGTGACAGATTCATTTTCAACAATAATATTAGCATTGGATGCATAATTATTGCTTGAGTTGAATGAAGAAATCCAAGAACTTCTATCTCTGTTGTATTTGACTTCTGAAGTTGTGGCTGTTCCAATAATATTTACAATTTGGAAGTTTTGTGAATCAACATTCCAAGATCCTGATAATTTTGGATTAGGTGAAAGCAAGAATAATTTATCACGTAATACTTGAGGAATGTAATAATATCTATTTAATGTTTGTTTTGGATTTTCGTCATATTTTGGAACAGTTGAATCTTTGTAAAGATAGGCATACAATGTACCTGTCCAGCTTGAACCTGAAGTATTTAAGATCCCATTTTTTGCATCTACGGTGAAATCAGTGCTATAAGTCTTTGAAATTACAGTTCCACCAGTTGAAACAACAAAGACATCTATTAAGGCATCTGGATAATTAGATGTAGACCATGTGTAAACATCACTAGTTGATTCTGGTCTTGCAAGATAAATTGTATTTCCAAATGAAGATGAGTGTCTTACTAAATTTTTGGCATGATCAAGATGGCCATTTATTGAATTGTATTTTATTTTTCTTAAGTAATAATTGAAGTTTGCGTCAATACTTACAATTTGATAAATTCCACTTGTTGATTTTCGTACAGTGGAGTTATATTCATCCTCACTGCTGACATAATAAAATACTCTGTCATTGATTTCATATGGATACTGTATTGAGTCGCCACTTATATTGCTATAAAGTTGCACACCATTTCTTCTGACAAGTAAGATATCTGAAGTTACTGAATCTAAAGTAACATCTGCAGCAAGAATATGTTGTATCGGCGCTAATCTTGGGAAATTCGCTACATCTAATTGATTGGCATTTAGTCTAATTTCTGAACCTTGATAAAAAACTTCACTTCCGGTATGTAAATATTTGTCTAAATCAGATGTGGCATAATCGCTTCCAAAAGTACCCTGCCTAATTCCAACTTCTGATTGCATGTAAACTTTGTCATAAGAAAAAGTTGTGCCAACTCCCATATAGCCATAATCAATTTTGACCAAAGTAGGCCTTTCATATGGAGATGCTAATGATTTTTGATCTGTTCCAAGGGTAAACTTAGAATTATAATAAAAATCTTCGTGTGGTGTAAAATATACGCTTCCAATGCCAGTAAATGTTGGCCTGTAAATTCCATTAGAGATACTTGATGATGAATATCCAGTGCCGACAAAAACAATTACGCTATCATTTACATCAAGTAAAGTAACTCCGCTGCCACTAGAGCTTCTTATCAAGCTCGAAATTGCAGTTCCTGATGTTGTAGGTATGCTGGTCGAAGAATTGACCATAAATACTGCTTTGACATTATACTTTTGATAATCTTGCTCATACCAATCAAAATCTAATTCTTGAAGAATTGAACTACCTTTGCCTTCGGTGCTAAAGTAGTTTTCATAATTTTGAAATGATGGGAAAAGAATTTCAGGAACAAATATTTCGCCATAATGTGTTGAAGCAATGGACGCTATTTGCATAATTCCTGATATTTGTTTTTTTAAATTTGGTGATACTGCATAAGTACCATTGTTGTTGTTAGACAAGATATTTGTAAAAATATTTTGAGTCCACGATGATAAACTATTATCATATTTGAAAACTTGTTTAGTTGAAGCTCCAATTGCTGTTACTGAATAAACTCCATTTACCAACTCGTTACTTGTATTTACAAGAACAGATGTACCAATTGCAACAGGAACATCAAAATTTGTTGGCGATAAATAAGTAGAATCAAATTTATCTACAGTTGTTGAAGCAGTCACAAATAAATTATTTTGATTTGTGATATTGACCCAAGTAACACCTATTGAACCTGCTGCAGTTTGAGTTCCAGGGGCATACAAGAAATAAGTAGTACCAGCCCCTGTAGTACCGTTTGTTATTGTGGTAATACTTCCACGTAAAACTGAATAATCAGTTGAAAATTCAAGTCCAAGTACAGTATCACAAACTGAAGCAACTCTATAAATTCCATTCTGTGATGGATATGCCGTTTGACCTGATACCAGTACTCTTTGTGATATTGCTATTCCTGAATTTACAAAATCAACTTGGCTTACATTTGTTAAGTCAGTTTGATTTGTAATAATCAAATTAGTTACAGGTTCATAGGTATAAGGATAAAATCTTTCTTGAATATTAATTCCATCAAAATTAAGCTTAAACGTTGAGTTGTAAGTTGTAGATTTACCCAAGAACCAAACATTTCCGCCAAGACTATTTTTAGAATTCACTGCATAAACTATATTTTGATTTATTTCAGATGGTTCATTAAAATCAGAAGCTCTTACCCACAATCCAGTACTTCCAAAACCTACATTTGAAACTGTGTAAATTCCGCTGTAATTATTGTTGTAATGCTTGACAAGTATTCTGTTTGATGTAGATAATGTTGTTGCAACACCTGAGTAATTTGTAATCGTTCTAGGTGTGCTAGTTAGTGTTCCGGTGTTTGATCCGAAATCAAAGCTGAAGCCTATTGCACTTCCAGTTGTAACTTCATAATAATAATCAACATTAGAATGACCATAATTATATGTAGCATCTGTCCATTTCATAGACGCTGTTGAAGCTATTCCACCTGTAAGACCAATAGCTGAATAGTATCTAAAATAACCTCCACTTTTTGCAACACCAGCATTAACAAATTGAACGTTTACTGGCAAATTTGCATTAATATAATTTATTGCAGTTTTCCAAAAATCATCAGCTGTTTCAGTGCTAGTGTATGGATCTATAAGTGAAGAAGAATTTGGTTTTGTTAAACTTGAAACGTAATAAATACCGTTTTGTGATTTTGTGGTTTGATCTTTGACGAGTACTCTATTATTTAAAGATAAAGTAAAATTGTCTAAAACCAAAGATGAATTTGTTAATCCAGTAGATGATTGCTGTAAATTTGAGGTCGTAGCACAATTTACAGCAGCTAATGCATATCTGTTTGTTCTGTCAACCCAAATAAAGGAAGTTGAACCTGCAGATGCTGTTTCAAAAGGATTTAAGTATGGACTGTAAAGATAATATGAAGATGTTCCTACTCCTACGATCTTTGCTGCTGTAAGTACATCTTCTGCTACTATTGCCCCTACAGTCCCACTACCGACTTGTGAAGATACTCTGTAAAGTCCATTTTGAAATGCTGATGATTGAGATCTTACAAGAACTACTTTTGAACTGTCTAATTTAACTCCATCAATATATGTAGAAGCAAATAGTACACTTGTTCCACCAATTGTTGCTGAAGATAAATTAGACACTGTTCCAACGTCAGCATTTAGTTTATTGATTATGAATGAATCAAATAGTGTAAATCTTATATCAAAACCTAGATCTTGAAGTAATTTAATATTATCAGTATTTTTAACTACTGGATAATGCTGGTTAGTATAAATGTCCGCAAACTCATTGTCAATCCAAAGTCTGATGTCATCAACATTTGTGTTTATCCATTTTAATCTGAATAATTTTTTATTCCAAGTGCCAGATATGTTAGTACCAAATCCAGCACTTGAAATTTCTCTATAAATTTCAGATTGTGAATTATCAGCGTTTACTTCAGACCAAATGAAAGCGTGGGACATTTATACTACCAATACTAATTTCTTCTAGCTTCTGGTCTATTGAAAATTTCACTAGCTACAGCAGCTAATTCAGATCTTTCGACCTTGCTCAATGTGACAGATGCAACGAGATCACTTTTCTTACCACCAGATATAGCATGAGAAAGGCCATTGGATTTAGCGTCAAGATAAGGATTTTCGACCTGTGAAAGATCGCCAAGAAGGATGACTTTACTGTCTTTTCCGCATCTTTCTACTACCATCCTTGCTTCTCTAGGTGAAATATTTTCAGCTTCATCAAGAATAATGATAGATCTTGGGATGGAACGGCCTTGAATGAACGCCATAGCTTCTACTTCAATGATTCCATCTCTAACCATTTCTTCAAACATATTGTTTGCAGAAAGAGACTTAGATCCTAATATTTGATCGATATTGTCTTTGATTGGACCAAGCCATGCTGAAATCTTATCAAATTTATCTCCAGGAAGAGCACCAATATCTTTACCACCAACTGGAATCAAAGGCTTCATAACAACAATTTTGTCATAAATACCTTCATTTATCATTTGTAATGCAGCAGCCAAAGCTAAGAATGATTTACCTGTACCTGCTGGGCCAGAAAGAGTGACAAGAGCAATTGTCAAGTCAGCTAAAATTTCTAAAGCACATTTTTGTTCTAAGTTTTTACCTTGAACTCCAGAATACCCTCTAGTCTCTTTTGCGTTAGATTTTTCTTTTAGAACCTTGAAAATACCTCTCTTATAAAGAGTTGGGCAAATATTTTCTCCGTAATGGAATAAAATGAATTCATTTGGATATATGTCGCCAAGTTTATTAATTGTATCTTCGGATAATTTTTTAAGTTCAATTTCGTTATCAGACCATAGATAGTTCCAATCTTCTTGATTGGTAAGTTCAAATTTTCTTAAACCAGTGTAAATTTCATCAGAAAGTTGATCTGCTCTATAATTTTCAGCTGCACAGCCCCAAGTAATAGCACGAATTCTTAATCCGGTATCTTTTGTAATAATTGCAACCTTTTTTCTAGGATTTGCTGACTTAAGAGCCAAGCAACATTCTATAATTGCATTATCAGAGTGGACTTTAACAATATTAGGTCTTTCATTTTTTTGTAAAGGAGACTCTGTATTGTAGACAAACAATCTTCCTCCAAGCTCATTGATCTTTACGCCTTTGAGAAGATCTTGAAGAGAGTAGTGTTCTAAATTTCTAAATACTTGTCTGGCTGACCATCCAACATTTTCTTTTCTTGTCTTGATGTCGTCCAAATCATCGATGACAGCTAATGGGATATAAATATCATTGTCACCGAATTTGTAAAGAGCAAGGGGATCGTGAAGTAAGACACAAGTGTCGATGATGTAAATATGCTTTGCCAAATTATTGGTCTCCTCGCATTTTTGTTGATTTTGTAATCACAATGTTGTTTTCTTTTTTATGCTGATTCAGCCCTACTATAAAGGCAATTCAGGCTTGGCTGATTTTTTAAAAACAGGTCTAGATTTGTCTATATTCTCAAGAAATTCTGCAGCTTGTTCGTCATTGTTATAAATGAATTTTCTAATGTTTAATATTTCTGAAAGTTTATTTTTATCAAACTCTTTCATTGATTCACTATCCATCATCATTGCTTGATTGACGTTTACTTTTGCTTTCAACTCACCAGTATTGTATTTTCGCAAATCTTCTAATAATTTATGTTCAATATAATCATTTGCAGTAGATAGATTTGTAGTTTCTAATAAATCCAAATCACTATACGCAGCTTTTGTTATATTGCCATTGATAAGTTTTTTTCCATCAGGAGATACAACAGCATTTTCTTCTCTTAGGAAATATAAATTTGCTTTTGGTATACAAATATAAATTTTAAATGGAAGTGCTTTGTCAACATCTTCATTTGTTGTTAATCTTAATACTTCATTCTCATCATTAACTATTGAAATTACAAGTTTAGTTTTGTCATGGTCTTTTATAACAAAATCCCATTCATAATTGTGTTCGTTTGAAGATGGAAAGAATGCTGGAACAATATTTAAGTTATTCTTAATCTCGCATAATTTTAAGAACAAACTGAACCCAATGGTATCTTCTGGAGTACCTTTGCGGTATGTACCTACTTTGGTCCAGTCTACTTTAAAATTTTCGTTTTCATCAGATACAATATATTCTTCGAAAAACCCTTGATCATAAATTTTTTTAAGCAAAGGATCTTCCAAAATTCTTCTAGCTCGCACAATGTCTAAAAATTGTTCACTGGACCCACCAAAATCAGGATGACATTTTCTTGCTTTAATTCTAAAAGCTTTTTCTAAAACTTCTGATGTTTTGATAATTTCTGATCTTGATTTACCTGTTGGGAGGTCCTCTTTTACCAATCCCAAAATAAAATAGTAATCTTTATTAAAATCTATTATTTTTTTAGGGTCAAATTCATTGGACATATACCTTTTATAAAGGATTTAGTAATTTGGAGATTTATTGATGAAATATCTTACGTTGGCAAAACTAGCTAATAAACTTGATAAGCTTGGTTCTTATTCAAAAGCAGATGAAATTACAAATACCCTTATAAAAATATCTCAAAAAGAATTACCTTTTGACATAACTGAAGGAGAAACATATAACGATCCTGACACAGTTATGAAATACTTTACAGGTTTTGCTTTTGACATGTATACAAAGAATAAAAACATTTCAAAAAAACGAATTGAGATGGAAGTTAAGAAAAAACTTCAAGACAAAATACAAGACATGAAACTTGAAGATAAGGAAAAATATAAAAATTTTGATTTAGAAGTTATGAAAAATCTAGAAAATCAATCATGGTACAAAGATTTAAATGAAACTCAAGATTTTGAAATGCAAGATGAATCTGTTAAATTTGATCCAAATAGTAGTGGTTTCAAGAATGCAATCAAATATATCCTAAATGTTGAAGGCGGATACAGTGACTATAATTCAAGCACTGGAGATCCAAGAACAAACTTAGGAATAATCCAAAGTGAGTATGACGAGTACAGATCTGATAAAGGTTTGGAAAAACAAAGCGTTCGTAATATTACCGTAGATGAAGCTAAAGAGATATACTTTGATAATTATTGGGTGCCAACAAAAAGTGAAACTATTTATAAAAGTTTCCCAAAAACTGCTATTGCGATCTTTGATTTTGCTGTAAATTCAGGATTATCTGGCGCTTCATCATTGGTTGCTAAAACACTAGATATTCAAAATACAAGATTTGACAATAATATGGTCAATCAGATAATGATGGCAGCTGGAACAATTGGTGATTCTCAGTTAGTTAGCAACTTAATTCAAAAAAGACGTATCAATTATCAAGATATTATCAAGAGAAAACCACAAAAATCAGTTTATGGCCCAGGTTGGCAGAATAGAATGAATAAATTAGAAAATTTTACTGAAGACGACAAATAACATGTGGTATAAATTTGCTAAGAAATATAACATGTTTGGATTGCCAATTTCTGGTGACTTAAAATTTAATTTATTTGCTGATGAAGATGCAGATGAATCAACTGTAGAAGAAACACCTTTGGAAATTCCTGACACTGAGCTTCCAGAAGAAAGAGATGAACAATTAGGTGAGAATGAAGGCCCACCAAATCCTCTTGAAATTACAGTAGAAGATCCTTCTGGTGATGATAATTTTACAACAGAAGACTTGCAAGAAAATGTTGAAAAAATAGAAAACGATCCTACAGCAATGATACAATTGCCACCATTACATGATCGTTGCCATTGTAGAATTGAAACTTTCCCAATTTTATCTATTCCTGGCGTAAGAGATGGTAAAAGAGTTTGGCAGAAGTCTGAAAATTGTTGCCCAAAATGCTATGAAACAGCTGTAAAATTCAATGAAGCTGAAGTGCAGAGATTACTAAATAAAGGAATTGATCTTAATAGAATATCCTGATAAATCTATATCAATCTTTTTGTTTAATATTTTTTTATTGGGATTCTTAACCAATTTCAGATTTGCTAGCAGTCTGTTTTTTAAGTCAATACGCAAATCAGATTTCATGATTTCTTTTGCAATTAAAGATTTTATTTTAAATAAATCAATTTCAATGTGTAGCAAGTTGTAAAAAATTTTCTCTTCTATAGCTTCAAAAGTGCTTGAATTATGCTTTGCTTCTTGAATTGAAAGACATTCAAATAAGTTAGAAACAAAATATTTAATAGTATTATATTTTTGCAGATTCATAATTGATAGATCGTGTAATTCGTTTAAATTAAACAAATAATCAATGTCCCCAATTAATTGAAATAAATTACCGTCAGCATCAATTATATAAAAAGCAATAATTTTATTGTTTTGTATTATTGATATAACTGGTTGCCCAGACCTCAAACCAATAAACATAATTTTAGAAATATTAGACGGATTACTGATTCCAAGCATATGGACATCATCTTCTTTTCTGCGAACAAAAGTTAAATATGCTTTCATTTAATGATCAAATGTTCAATCAAAGTAGATTCTTTGTAGTTTGCAGAATGACCCCAAATATTTATCCAATAGTCAATTATTTTATTTTTTCTGGATAATGTAAAACAAGTTTCATAAATTTGATGTTCAATATTTGCTTCTGACAAAAGATAATTTGCATATTTATTTCTTGAATTGTAAATATTCAAAATATTACTTGAAAAATAATTTTGATTACATAAAATAAAATTATGTAAATCATCTTTGTCAAATGGATTTAGTCTCAATTTGTCATACACAACAGTAAGTTGCAAATCTTCAAAAATTTCTTCAATCAAGCTTATCAACTGAAGTTTTTTATTTTTAGGCAAGAGAAATAAATCTATTGGTTTTAAATTAATTTTTCTTATGTTATTTTCATTTATTTTCTTCATTTCTGAAGGATTTAAATTTTGACATGAAAATAACTGTTCTTCATAAGACTCATGATTTTCAAAACTAATCCAATAATGTACAGGGTGTTCAAACAAAAATGCTCTCAAACTAATAATAATTTCCAATCTATCGTTTTGAGAGCATTGATTTACCTTATTGGAAATTTCAATTAATGTATTCAACACTCATTATTTTTTGCCAAATAAATGATAAACAGCTTCATTGACGATTGGCTGTAAGCTCATTCCTTTTGAATATAATCTCACGTTGGCAATAGAACCATAGCTTTCATCCAAATACTTAAACAATCTTCTTAACTTTCTATCAACTTCGATTTCAGAAGGATTGTAATTTTTTTGAAGAGCACAAAGTCTTCTGATAGCATTTTCGCCATCAATTTTAATGATCTTCATCTCGTAAGTTGGTTGTTGCGGATCTGGTTCAGTACTCATAATTATTTACTTATATCTAAATTTTGTACGTGAATTTCGTTATATGCAAAAGCAACATTTTGGCTTGGGACATTGAATAAACATATCACCATCTTCTCATCTTTGAATATAGTGTAAAAATCTTTATTCACTAAAAGAACACCCTCAATTGGTCCTATAAGTGCTGATGGATTGTAGGTTTGAATTTTCCATTTTCCATTACCCCTATTTTGTGAATTATTATCAACTGTTGCCATATTTTTTCCTCCAAAACGAATATATTATTATTTGTAGACTCACTTATATCCTACCTATATGTATAATATTTAGGAGGGAAACATATGGGTAATAAGACATTAGTTCACGCTTGTAATTTTTGCGATAGACCGGCCACCAAAGATGTATTAGGCGAATTAGAAATATTTGAGTACAAAATTGCAAAAATTTATCTTTGTGATCAATGTTTCAAGAGCTACAAAACTGGAAATAAATTTGGACAGCTTCAAATTCATCAAAACATCATGTCATTGATAATCAATGCTGAAGATGATGCTCCTATTCTTAGTTTGAAAGAAAAGTTAGCTGAAGTAGCTCCACTATCTAAAAAGTTCTTATTTGAAAGAAGACAGAATATTTTTAAGAAAGTTACTCCACAAGATCTTTATGAAAATTTAGACAAAAAAGTTGTTGGGCAAGATAACGCAAAGAAGCGAATTAGTATAGCTGTGTTTGAACATATGAGAAATATCATGCATACTAGACTAAATGATAAGCAAAATATTTTGTTTCTTGGTCCTTCTGGTAGTGGAAAAACTTTGATTGTTAATACAATTTCTAAGTTTTTAGATGTGCCTTATGTTTCCGGAGATGCAACATCTTTTTCTCCAACAGGCTTTCAAGGATCTGATTCAGACTCTGTAATTACTGATTTATTGATAAAAGCAAATGGTGAACCTGGCCTTGCGGAAAAAGGTGTCGTTTTCATTGATGAAATTGATAAGCTTGCTTCCAATATGAGTTCAGCAACAAGATTAGAAAGCTTTCATTATTCAACACAAAGCACTCTTTTGAAGTTGATAGAAGGCAAAAAAATAAAGGTAAATTCGTCTGCTTTAGGAGAACAAGGCTCTCCTCCAGTAGTAGTCGATACATCTAGTATTTTATTTTGTTTTGGAGGCGCTTTTAACGGGCTGGAAAAGATTGTTGCTAAGAAGCTAGGTCTCACTGAAGGATCTATAGGATTCAGAAATACAAAAAGTGCTGATTATGAGACTCAAATAAAAAATTATGAAATTTATGAAAAAGCTTCACACGAAATTTTGAGTGAAAGTTTGATTGAATATGGCATGTCTACAGAGTTCGTTGGCCGAATTCAGAGCATAGTTCCTTTGGTTCCTTTATCAAAAGAACAAATGCTATATTGCTTGTTGCAACTTGAAGACTCTCCAATAATTAAGAATCAAATTATGTTTGCTGAATCTAATGTTGAATTGATGTTCGATGAAGAATATTATGATGAAGTAGTTGAAAAAGCCATCAAGTCTGGCACTGGAACTAGAGCGTTAAATTCTATAGTAAAGGCTTCATTATCAAGTGCAGCATTTGATTTATTGGGATTACAACACAGCCAAGTAAAAAAGGTTTCTATATCTAAAGGTTGTGTATCAAATCCAAAATTATACACACTTGAATAAAGGTTGTCTATTTTGACATCTAGTAATTTAATAACATGGAAAATCATGAAATTATTAAGCTTGCAGTAAGGTTAACAGAAGAGAATAATTATGTTTGCAAAATTGCTGCAATCAATCAAGCTTTTATGATTAAAGCAAAAGATAAGCTAGGTACAATCGATACTTTCATTACTGTGAGAGGTATTGAGACAGCAGATCAGTGGAAATTAGCATTTACAACTGCAGGATTCTCTGATGTAATTGTCTCCCCTTTTAGAGGAAGTGGCAATCTGTCTATGAAAGATGTAAATAGTGATTTATTTGACGCAGTTTCTGAACGTGCAAAATGGAGATTTGAGACAAAACCTGAAGGTTACAATACTCCTTTCACATCTTATAATCCATATGCTGGGAAAGATACTGAATTTGATTCATCTGACCCTAGATTAAGTAAAACTGTTTCCGTTGATGACACTAATGAATATCAGAAATATTTATTTGAAAAATATTTTAAAAAAGAAAAAGACAGAATTTTTTCAGGTTGGTTTGATGGAAGTTTGGTAGATTGGTTGTCTAAAATTGCTAGTATTGATACAGAAGTAAATGAAATATTAAGTAAAAAAACTTTTGCATATTTGTATTCTTCTCCCAAGATTATTCAATTTATGTATGACATGAGTGTTCACAATCCAGAATTTGATCCGAAAACTTTTGAACCAAGCAAAGTCCAAATAAAAAATCTTATAATAAAAATGTATCCTTTAATAAATATTTTAGTTTCGTCTGATGTTGATGCTGATGAATTTCCAGAAAATTTAATTTACCCTCAACTTGATATGATTGTTCAAAAAGCAAGAAATCATAAATTTTTCAAACAATATGAACAAAAAGACTTAAACGAAATGCAACAATCTGAAATTAATCAGCAATTTGAAAAAGATAAAGCAACATACCAAAAAATAAAGAGATTCTTGAGAGGTCTTTCAGCATGAGTAAATTTAGAAAAATTGCAGCGATTCCCGCCAAGCTACCAGGCAATGCTGGCATGGCAGGTTTGTTTAGTCAGTTTATGGATGCTAAAGATATGGATGAATTCTTAAATAAAAAGAACATCTCGAGAAACTTACAATTTATAGCAGCTTTATTTCCTGGTTTTACAGACAGATATTCTCCATCAGCTTTTTACCATGCTTTAGAATATGATAAAGACAGAGGCTACAATAATACCTCTCACTCACAAGGCGCACATGAACTTTTAGATCCAAAAATTATGGAGGAAGTGAAAAAGTTTAAGAAGAATCCTCCAAAAGACCTTAAGGATGTAGACGGAAAACCAATAAAAAGTTTGGAAAATATAAATTTACCAGAGACATCAGGAAGATATAAAGCCATGGAAGAACAATTGTATCCAGAAGAAAAGAAAGAAGCTCAAAATACTAATTCTAAATTTGTAAAAACTTCTCAAGTATCAAAAGCTAAAGAATTAGAAAGAATCGTTCCAAAGTGGACTATTGAAGATGTTATTAAAGACATGGCAAGAGTTGCAAAAAGATCAGATCTTTCACAAGTAGACAAACAACAAACAATGATTAACATATTATCAAATTATGAAAAATTGATAGCTCCGTTGAGTAATTTTCTAAATAAAAATGGCATACAATATAAATAAATTATTTGAAATTGCAAAGTTATTAGATACAAAGGGTAAGTACTCTTTATCTGATAAAGTTGATAATTTCATTAAGACTTCTCAAAGTTTACTTCCAACTTTGCCAAGTGAATATCAGCCTACATCATCGCCTGTAACTGGAAATCCATTTATTGACTCAATGTTTCAAAACATGAGCGATACAGCAGCTGGATCACAATTTGCTGGAGGTGGAATGTATGATCGTTTTTCACCTTACAAATCCAAAATGGGTCCAAATGCTCCAGGTATATTGCCTACAATTACTCCTGCTCAATTAGCTGAATTATCAAAAACTGAAAAAGGCAGAGAGTATCTTGCACAAATGCAACTTAGAGGTGGTTTAAAAGCCACAAATTATGAAAATTTATCAAATGCAGGTATGACAAGTTTTGCAAAGCTTGTAGACCAGTTCTTGAATCCTGGAGTTGCCAAAGAAGTTCAGCAATCATTTTTGAATGATACTTTCCCAGGCGCATTAACTGGCCAATTATCTAATATTTTGACAAGATTTCCAATTAATGAATGGCTTATGAGATTAAACCCATTTTATAACCTTGCTTCAAAATATCCTCAACATTCAGCAAAAATTACACAGAGTATAAATACTGCTGCAAAATCTGCAATAGAAAATTTAAGATATCACGATCCAGTTCAATACGAAAAAATTATTAAAGATCCTAAATTCAAGCCATTTCAAGCAAAATTTAATTTCAATATTTAGATTCTGTACAAAATTTATATGTCAGAATTATGTCCAGTTTATTTATCATCTGGTGATTGTTTAGTAAAAGTATTATCAAACCCAAGATTATCTTCATTTATCGCTAAAATTCAGCTTGATGTTGTAATAGAATCTTGGGGTAAAGATTGTCAAGGCAATCGTAATTTATGCACTTTTAAACATCAAATTGAAGAACAATCCTCCCCAGAACCAGAACCAACTCCAGAACCAATAATTGATAATAAAACAAAAATTAGTATTCATAAGATAGAAAATCCTTATCTTGTCAAGGCTGATGTTTTAGTTTACCCTACTAATATTGGTCTTACTATTGATGATCCTTTACTCAATAAAATGTCTCGTGGTGTTGTTCAAAATGAGCTTGACAGATTTCAAAAACCTATTAATATGGGAACTGTTTACATTACTTCAAACGGTGGTGAAAATTCTAAAGTCAAATCTAGAAAAATTTATCACGCTACAGTGTCTGGAGAAAGTAGGCTTGTAAATGAAGTGGATCTCAAATCTGCAATGAGAAAAGCTTTGTTTTTAGCAGATGAAGAACAAGCCAGAAATGTACTTTTCATACCTGCTGATTGTGGCACTCACGATATCAATGATGCTGCTAGAGTTCAATTAGCTGCTATCAAGACCTATTTACAATCAGCCAAAGAATCAAATATTAAGAATATTTTCATCGTAATGGAAGACGAGGAGAGTTATCAAGTCTTTGAAGAATATTATAATAGAATCTTTCTTTGAGGCATAATTGAATGGAACAAAATATAGAATGCAACAACTCATCAAATTTAATTTGTGGTCTTCTTGATACCTTTAGTTGTGCAGCTTATATTTTAGATGACAATAAAAACCTGATAATGAATGACAAAGCACGAGAACTTTTTATGAAAGGTCTTGACATAAAAAATTATCTATCAGCATCATATATACAATTTAGAGATCAAAGATACAGTTTGAAACAAAAAGATATAAATCACGGCACAAAAAGCAAATTATTTATTCTTGAAACTGTTGATGACACTATTGTAAAACTTTCAGAATCCTCAAAGAAATTACGACAAGTTCTCTCTGCTCTTTAATTGGAGGATACAATGCAAGATAACGAAGTCGGATTAGAACAACTTAAGAGCGTTTATAAAGCACAGACAGAGGCATATTTAGATTTTAATATGGCCCTCATCAATATTCTTACAAATCAAAAAGAAATATTAGCTCGTGTAGAATCTTTAAAATTATTATCCGAAGATGAATTTAAAAAACTTTCTAAAGATTATGCAGTTTTAGAAAGATTATTTGAAAATTTCCAAACAGCACAAGTTAAAAGAGATTCTGACATTGAAGAAGCAACTCTTGAATACACTGCGCAAATTTCTGATTTTGGTTCTGATATCTCTGAAGTCAAAGAAGATATCAAGAGTATGAAGAAAATCTATTGGGATGTAAAAAACACAATAAACAGAATTATGTGGACAATTGGTGGAGTTATTGCTTTCTTAACTGTGCTTCAATTATTTACTGGCAAAACTGTATCGGATTTTGTAAAGTAATGCCAACTGTAGCTTGTTATTGTGAAAAATGTGGGCAAAGTTTTTTCTTAAAAGATGAATTGTATTTGCCTG